GATAAAGACGGTTATTTTTATCGTGCTAAAGGGCTAAGCGGCGCGCACGACTGGCGGAAAGATAACGACCATCGCCCGACTATCGATGACGTTAAGCAGGACTTGCCCCCAGGCGGTACTATCCCCCAGGTTAAAGCCCCCCAGGAAAAGAAGGGGCAAGCGAGCAAGCCCGCTCCCCAGGGGCAAAAGCCGCAACCGAAGGCAGAAGCCCCCCAGAAGGCCCCCCAGGCGAAAGAAACGCCCCAGGCTACCCAATCCCCCCAGGTTAAGCCCGACCATGCCCAGACTAAGCCCCAGGAAGCGGCAAAGGCTGGCCAGGAAAGGCACAAGGGTAATAAGCCCGACCCTAGGTTGATCCACGCAACTGCAAGCGGGGTTAAACCCGTATCCCCTGGGGAGGAAGTAAAAACCCTGGTACGTGAAAGCCTGGAAAGGATAGAGGAACAACGGAAAGCCCAGGGCCCTGGCCACGCCTCTAAAGTCCGTTATAAGTTGGTAGAGGCCCAGGGCCGTTACGGCGTGCAATACTGGCTTTATCCTGGCTATAACCGCCCCCAGGGCTTTAAATGGGAAAGCTTGAGCGGGTTTATGTTTCTCAGTCTGGCAGACGTGGAAACTTTCCTTGCTCTTAATGGAATCGCCATAACCGAGGAAGTAGAAAAAGCCGACGTAAGCCAGGGGAGCTATAACCCGAATAAGGGCGTAATACCTAACGACGACCCTAACGGTCAGCGGAATCTATTGTAATACTACGTTAGCCCCTGGGAGCATTCCCAGGGGCCAGGGGATAAAGTAATGTCATTAAAAACGATTATTCCACTACTTGAGCCTAAAACCTGGATAACTGTATATACATTATTCGGCCAGTTTTATGGAAGTGTCCGCACTTCGGAACATCCAGAAACTACACTAACCCTACAGGCAAGTAAGGGCATGCTTTATATAGAACTTGATGAAATCAAGGCCCTACAGATAGAGCCCGACCGGGAATTCTAGCCCGCCCTGGGCCCACCCCATGCTAAACCCTACCTGTAAGCCCCTGGGAAGCGATTCCAGGGGCTTTTTCATGCCTACCTATCCAACCCCCCAGGATAGGCGCCCCAGGTAGCTAGGCCCTCTATTAGAATGCCCCAGGTATGCGCCTGTTAGTTATCTAATAAATAACTATTAATATAGTGTCGTTAACGACACGGGTTATTCTATCCCTAGGCTATCGCCTAGCCCTATATAGTGGGGGCAGGGGCAGAAAAGCCCCCCTATTAAAAAGCTATCAATCCCACGTATTACGTGGGCTCTAGCCATATCGTGTGGCGTTATACGCCACGTATATACATACCGCATTGCGTAGCAATGAGTTACTTAATATCCCCCTTGCATATCCCCCAGGTACTGCCCCAGGTTAGCCCCCTGGTCGGCTTACCTCTAGCCCTGGGCTAGTGTTATACCTCTATGCATAATCCCCGTATCGCAAGCGATACAGTCTATTAACTCTCTGATATAGCTATTCTCTAATGTCTGTTATTCGTGATGATGGGGTTAAGCCAACTTCCCTTGATAACAATTTAATTGTTAACTCTAGTGTTTCACGTGGAACATTAAATTAAATAACGAATAATCGTTATTCCTGGGCCAGCCCAGGGCGATAGCCTGGGATAACCTACGGTTATAGTAGTATGGACAATGCATGCATAATGGTTATAGATTGGCTGAAAGGCCCGTATTACCTGGGCTCTAGCCCAGTTCGTATAATGCCCATTATGCGAACTCTGATATGTATAGCCGACCAATGGTAGCAATACAGGGGTTGACAATATTTTAAAATCATGATCCTGGGCCGGTAGAGCCAGGAGCAAGGGCGTTAAGCACCGAGCCACATATTGTTGAAAATTCAGAATTAGCCAGACCCACATATTTGCTAATTCCCCAGGTTCACTAGTTCTCCCAGGTAGGCTTCCCAGGTTTATAAAATTCCCAGGTAGCAGCCCCCAGGATCACGCCTGCCAGGTTTAATGGTTGCAGGTGGATATTTCCCAGGCGCTACTGGTAGGGCCTCCCTGGTAGAGGCATATTTGATGTAGAAAAATGCCTATATATTTCAGCCTTAGTTGTTGGATATTCTGTTGGGGGTGCTATAATTACCCGTATGGAAAGAGGCACTCTGCCTCTCCCGCTTCGAAGTTCTCTGGGGAGATTTGAAATGGAACTGATGAAATCGCAGGCTGAGACTTACATTGATTTTCTTCGCTTTCAGCGTTATTCCCCTGAGAATACTGTTGTTGCTAAGCAGCAGGACTTGAAGAAGGTCTATGCCCTCTGCCTGAAGAAGAAGGTGAGTTCCTGGGTAGACTTCACCCCTACCCATCTGCGTGAGTTGGTAGCAAGTGAACTTAAGGCAGGCCGTAACCCTAAGTCTGTTAACCGTCTCCTAACTACTGTGCGTACTCTGTTCAAGCATTTAAAGCGTGAGGGTTATGTGCAAGTTAACCCTGCTGATGACTTCCAGGGTCCGAAGGAAGCACAGAATATTCCAACGATCCTGGCTGTAGAAGAGTGCAGCCAGATGCTCGATGCTGAAGTGGACGGCTTCCTGGGCTACCGCGACCAAGCGATTCTTGAGCTGTTCTACTCTGCTGCTCTGCGTCTGTCCGAGCTGGTGGGCCTGACCATGGACAAGCTCAACCTGAAGGAAGGCTATGTGCGTGTTGTGGGCAAGGGTAACAAGGAGCGCTTGGTGCCTGTTGGTGGTAAGGCTAGCGAGGCCCTGGTGCTCTGGCTGCAACACCGTAGCGGGATCAAGGCCCAGGACAACAACGTGTTCCTCTCTCACCACGGTAAGGCCCTCACTCAGCGGGCTGTACAGAAGCGTGTGAAAGCCTTCGGTCAGCAGACCCTGGGCAAGGATCTACACCCGCATATTCTGCGACACTCTTGTGCCACACATCTGTTACAATCCACTCAGAATTTGCGGGCAGTGCAAGAGATTCTGGGTCACAAGAATATTGCTACAACTCAGATTTATACCCACCTTGACTTGCCGTATATGCAGGGTGTTCACAAGTCTCACCCGCGTGGTTAAGGGGTAAGTAATCATGACTGACACTCAGCCATCCGACTTCCTGCCATTTGATTTTGTTTATGCGGGCCAGCGTGCTTTAGAAGGTAATAAACCTGGGGCAGAGATATACAAGCTTGTTGATGGGCGGCTTGGTGATAGTTACGTCTTCGCTGCTAAGTCCCTGAAGGGTAAAGTCCTGGGTGGAATGTATCGCGGTGCGGAGTTTAGTCCCGACAAGGCTCGTGGGATTGGCTCAGCAGCTTATATTGGTCGCTGGAAAGAGATGACTGACTGTGTAATCTGGAGGGCTCGTGAAGAGGCTTTCGAGACTGCTCAGCGACTCATTAAGTTGGAATCAGACGCTAAGAAGGTCAATGAGATTGAGGCAATCATGTTGCCCCTTAGAAAGTTGTACGCGACCTACGCACGGCAGTACGATCATGCCGGGAAAGAAGCCCTGGAGCAGGCAGTAATGCGGGCTCTACGCTCACCACCTCGTAAGAGTGAAACTGCCTAGGCGCCGCTCTAGTGGTATACTGTACATCAACGGGGCGTGACTGCCACATATGGGAGGCAGGGGCCAGTAACTCTGGTTTGACGCGGGTTAGACTCCCGCACGCTCCACCATATTGAAAGGGGTAAGCAGATGGCGACGGGAACAGCTCAGACTGCTGTGATCGGTAAGACCTACCACGTCGGCGGTGAAGGCTGGTGGGGTGTGTCAGATACGGTGTTGATCCTTCCGACTGACAGGGTTGTAGTGCTGGACAAAGATGAAGTGTATGTCTACGTCGATGTATTCCGTGAAGATGCACTAATTGGTTCGAAGCAGATCAACCTCTGCTTCTTCGATGAAGACTTTGAGCTAGCAGAGTAATGCTCACCCACGGGCCAAACGCAGCACTACATCTCCAGATGCGTGATATCGGAAAAGCGCCATGAACTATAAAGGGTTTCGCATTGAGAATGATCCAGCTTACATCTGGCGTACCTACTGCTGGGGTTCGCATGCTGGGCATAACCATGTAGCTTGTTGGTACGTGTTCAATGCGGAAGGTAAGCGTGTTACAGGGGGTTATACTTCGGGAAACAATACCCGTAGTGGTTCGGTTGATCTGGCACGTCGCAAAGATGCCAAGGCCTGGGTAGATGGTTATTGTGCCTACCGCGATGAGCCAGAACATCGGGAGATTTGTGCTAATGGTACTGCCGTGTATGCACCAACTTATGCCCTACACGCTCTTGACACGGAACAACAGGCGTCTTTTGATGCTGGCTACTGGGACGCGCAAAGGCAAATCCAGCGAGCTGCTAAACGCACTGCTCAAGAGGGGCAATGATATGAGTTATAAGTTCAAACTGGTCTACACCATCCCTGCGGATCTGGTTAACATTGAACCAGCTATGCAGGAGTTGGGGAAGTACGGCCTTCAGGGTGGTGCCCTTGTGGACTACACTCTCACTCTCTGGTTCGAACGCGAAGATGTAGGTGATGCCGTAGCTGGTGCAATGGCTAATGTATTAAAGGTTCTTCCAGAAGTAAAGTTTGTTGAGGCTCAGGGGTAGTGAATGCGAACGTACCGAGTCACCCTGTTCCGAGCAGGAGAAGAACGTACCGGCCAGCCCCTACACTACCTGGGCGAAGTAGAGAGCCACCAACGGGGCGACGACGTGATTCATCAAGCCATGATGGCTCACCCGGATCTGGTGCCCCTCACCTGCACCCTGGTGGTTCGTGGTAAGCTCTGTGCTAGATGGCCAACCCTGGCTCAAGGCACGTTGCACTAAGTAAGGCAGAGAGAGGTAATTGCAATGATCGGTGGACGTGGAATGTACCTCTACATCCTCGCTGAAGATGGTAAGACCCCTGTTGCCACGGACAGCATGATCCTCTGGGGCCGCACACAGGCAGACATCGAGCGCCGTACAGTCGCCAAGAGCCGTGATGAGGAACGGGGGATAGCTGTATCTACTGTGTTCCTGGGCATCAATCACAACTTCGGTGACGGCCCCCCTATCTTGTTTGAGACGATGATATTCGACGGTAAGAGTAGTGATCGGCAATGGCGTTACGCTACCTGGGAAGAGGCCGAGCGAGGGCACAAAGTTGCTTGCGGTATTGCTGGTATTGCCTGGAGCAACTTCGATAAGGGGAGCATGTCTGCATGATCCAGAGTGACCGGGAGTACGCCATTGCCAGTACTAAGCTAGATACACTTAAAGAGGCATATGCCTTCTTCATGCCACCAGAGAAAGATTGGCTAAGTGAGGCCCAGAAGCGAGCGATGGAGTCGATCATTACGGACCTTGAGGGAGAACTAGCAGAGTATCGGAACCGTAGTCATGAATGATAGGTGGTCTAAGTCCATAGCAGAAGTACTTCGTCCTGCCGATCTGCAAGATGACTTTACAGCCTGGATGTTGAAAGAGAACGAAGGTATTTACATCGGAGCTAAGAGGCTCCCCGATGGTACTTATGCTGGGGTAATGCGGCTAGCTTTCACTGAGGCTATCGCCCTGGGAGTTACGCACGAGTGCCCCGCTGAGAAGCGCTATTGCTATGATCGCGGATCGTTAGCAGATATCCTGATAGCCTTCGACAAACTTACCTCGTTCGATGACGAACCTACGGGCTGGATTGCAAGTAGACCGAAGGCCCAGGAAGAGGACTTCCAGCCCATGGAGACTGCTCCAATGGATGGCTCCACTATTAGGCTGGCCAACTTCTGGTTCGGGCACTGCCACTGGTGCCGCTCTGCTGTATATGAGAATGGCGAGTGGATAGAAGTTGATAGCTCCAGGGAAGGCCAGCCCCTGGTAGATGCTACACACTGGAGACCATAAATTGGGAGTAAATTTCATGCAAGGGATGTCACGGATTTTACTGCTCGCCAGTGCTCTTCTGCTCACTGCAAGTTGTGCCCATAAGCAGCAGTATGCGGTGAAGGCCGGGACTACTGCTGAGGATCGTGCCCAGGATGATGCCTACTGTCAGTCACAGTTAGTACAACCTGCCCCCCTACCTCGACGGGATGGCAACTGGACTAAGCGGTCTTTTAGTGAGACTAGGGAGATTGAGATGCGGTTGCGGATAGACTACATCGCATGCCTAACTAGCATGGGTTACACGATCCACGCTGTAACTGAGTAATGTGCTTGCATTAAGCCACTATTGTGGCACTATGCTCCTACAAGATCAGTCTTTGGAGTGTAGTGTATGAAAGGACGTATTCTAGTTGCCGGTATGATGATCGCCCTGTTGGCTGGCTGTGCAGGTCAACCTCAATATCGAGCCGATAGGCCAGGGACCACTCGTGAACAGTTCACGAGAGACGATGCAAAGTGCCAAGTGCAGTCGAGCAATATTCAGACTGCTGACTGGGAGTATCAAGGCAGTTTTATGGAAGGAGCAAACATTCAAATTAAGCGGCAGAATGTTTACAATCTCTGTATGACTGGCGAAGGTTATACGATGTCACGGATGTAATATTGCAGGCAAAGAAAAGCCCCGCATTAGCGGGGCTTCTTGTTATGCGGATTGTACTGGTTTCTCTCTAATCCTAAAGCCTTTCTCAAGCCAGAACTTATGGCCGGCCAGCAGGTCATTAATGATGTTCTTCTTCGACTGCGTAGGGACAGTCTCCCCCTTAATATTCACGAAGCTTGCCGGGGAAACTTGCTTACCGTCTGCGGATACATCCAGGCCCATGAAGTCATAGAATTCTTTCTCTGCACCTGGGCTCTTCGCTGCACCAACGTTCTTCCTGACCTCGATGTGCTTACCGTCGTGACTGATGACGTAGAGGGGGCCAGTATCGCGGAATGGGCGCTCTCCTGCTGGACGTGGGGTCTTCTTCTGCTTCAACCCTTTCTCAGATGCCTCCAGCACGAGCAAACCCAACTCGTACACCAAGTCCTTGAACGCCGGGAAGGCCCTCAGCACGTCCTTCAGCGAGTATTCGCGGGCCATCTCGACCAGTCGGCCGTTTCGCTGGGCCTCGGCTGTCTTAACGGTCTTCAGTTGGTCTGCAAGCTGCTCGATCTGGTCAGTATCACCGGCAGCCGCTGCCGCCTGGATCTGCTTTAGAAGCTCTGCCGACTGTGGATCGTTGCGGGTGGCCAGCAGGGTTTCAACTACAGCGTTAGCGGCGCCACGGGAGACAACACTTAGGTCAGACCTCAGCACCTCTGCCTTATATTTTGCTTCGAAGCCGGTAGTGTTATCAGTGGTCATGCGGGTGTTCCTTGCTCTTGGGGGAAGCGAACATACTACTGCAAACCTTGCGGGAGTGGAAGCCATATGCCACAAACAATAAAGCCCCGGCATTTGCCGGGGCTCTAGTGTGAACATTACTTAGTGGGAAAGAAGTCCCGTATATCTGCCCAGACTTCTTTACCGAAAGCCTGGAAATGTGCCCTATCAATCTCCGAATTATTGATCTGTGGAACAACGCTCTCCCCTGGTGGGATATCTGTATTGCAGAAGTGCGGTGTATCAGCGAGATTGAAGTGTATCCGGCATGCAAGTGGCCTAACTTCGTACACACTGCACTTGCCCTTCTTAAGAAATGGGCACGGCACACCAGAATACTTCGGGATATTCGCCAGGATATCCACTCGCTGAGTAATCTTCTTAGGCTTGCGGCCTACATACTTGCCCAGGATATCCGCTTCAGTCTCAGTCATGGTCGCTGCAATGTTGCAGCAGTAACTACACTTGTTCCTACAGGCTGTAAACGGGGTAATAGCCTTGCAAAGCTTGTCAGCAGCCTCCCAGAACCGTTGCATCTTCGCCCGTGGGGGAATTTTCAGGCTTAGTGCGTGATTGAAGGCTGCTTCAATGCCTGGAAAGTCAAGGACCGCGTTGATCCGATCAGCATTGACCGTTGCTTGACGCATAGCCTCATCTTTCAGGGCCTCAATCTCAGCTACCGGGATCAGTTCCACAGGATTAATCCTCGTATTCTTTAATTACAGTTATAGCAGCAAGTAAAGCATGCTGTTGTCGCTGTGCATTGATCCAGTAAGTAAGGGTTTGCCGTATCCAGGCAATCATGGAACCTGACCCCTCGTCAATTGATGCTTGAGTCATTGCAGGGCGCACTTCGTCTGGAAATCGAATAACGAACTTGTCATAATGCGTGTGGGTAGCCTCACACATAACAAATTCTGGTACTACGGCCAAGACCTCGGCACTAAGTTCCTCTCCCAGGTAGGCACATAGCCCACTAAGAGTTGCTGAAGATTGGACGCGGCCATTAATAGAGTCCATAATGGCCATATTAACTTCGGAATTCTTGCTGCGGAGCTGAAGATCGGCAAGCCGCTCTATCTCCGCAAACAGTTCTTCGTACCCACGGATAACAAACTTATCAGCTAGTCGGCTACTTTCAGTATCAGCCCCACGGGGGAGCCACCTTGCAGCCTCGACGGCCTTGGTGCGTATTGCGTGGTCGATGTTCGTTACTACAGCGTTCATTCTGCCTTCCTGCCTTCCGAGATGGGCTTATTTTACAGCCCTTCCGTCACAGCGTCATCAAGTAAATCCTCAGACTTCCTCAAAGTGCTCATAACATTCACAGCACATGAGCCTTAATCCAGGCCTTGCCCACACTTGTATAGGTTTCGGCTTGCACTTGCATCGATATTTTGCCCTGGTGGGCTTAGCAGGCGCTAACTCGGCCAGGATTGGCGACAGTTTCGTCCCTTCTGCTAGGCCGAGAGTTTCAATAAGGTTCACGCCTTCGACATTACCCGTCATTGCTGCTTGCAATACCCAGTCCGCAACATGGTGTGCAGGATAACGGTCAAACCAAGTGATCTTAAATGAAGTGGCCAGCAACTTATCCAGGGCCTGCTCAAATACACCGCCTGCAATGGCATAGTCTGCCATCTGTTCACCCGTTTCCCTGCCCCCAGGCTTGCCTGTATTACTCGGCATCAGTCCAACAGACTTCATCTTCGCTCCCCACTCTTGATTGTGGTAGCTCCGACGCCCAGGATCACCGTAGTGTGCCTGCCACTGATGCACTTGTTCATGCACCATTGTCTGCATTACTTCTTTCAGAGGGACAATAGGGAAGTAGGCCGGGTTTAAGGCAATCTCATCTGTGAAAGTCTTATCGCCATGGCGAACGAACGATTTATGCTTGTAGTAGCCGTATATCTTCTTGCCCCGCTGGAGGGTAATCAGACACCCAGGCAGCTCCCCGCCGAACAGTTCGTTGTTGAAGTGATCGTATGCCAGATTCATCTCGGCATAGGCTTCAGTGGTGGGGAGTGACATAAAGGTGCGCCTCTGGATTGTACAATCCAATGCTAGCACACGTAGCTTTATGCCACCAATGCTTTAAGCAGCCCTAGTGGGAAATTTCCTTGAAGCCCAGGGGCTCGAACAAGACAGTAATCTGCCCGTCAAGCTCATTGCTTAGGTCGCCATAGAGGCAGACGCACCCTTGATCTGGAATGTTGTCCAGTATCTCGGAGACTTTCTGTAGTAATGGAGTCGGGCCTAGCTTCATCTCGACAAAGAACAGGGCCTTCTTATCCCCGAAAGGCAGGTTCATCAGCGATTCAAGCGCAGCCTTGCCCACAAGAGTAAGTGCTGGTCCCTCTGGAGTTGTTTCACCACCAGACCAACTTGCATAGATAGTCTTACCCTTATATTGCAGTTCAAACACTTGAAACTGCATCTGTGTATCAGGCGGCACTTTGTCGGGGTAGTTGGCCAGTATCTCAACCATTGTCGCAGCAGATGGCTTAGTGCCGATGAGAAACTTCATCTTTATCTTGTTCATGCTTCCCCGCTCTCCACAGACGCAAACGTGCGAGTCTTGCTGATACGCTTGCTCATTCTAGTAAGTTCATCTTGACAGAGTTGTAATTCTTCTTCTGTGAACTCATCAGCCCACGGTTGGAAGATCGGTTCGGCATTCTCAATCATGCTCTGAGCGAAACCCCTGGCCCGGTCAACTATCCACGCCTTGCGTTCTCGATTCACTGGTAAGCCCTCAGAACGTTATGGTAAAATGCCATCGCAGGGTGAGCATAGCTTTGCGTTCCACAACAATTCGGGGGAAGCGTTGTGGCACCCTGCTCTACTTTCCAGTCAAGCCATCATTCAGACCCGCAAGATAAGCCTTTTGTCGCTCAGTCTTCATGTTCATGGTGCTGCCGAAGGGTTTCTTCTCACGAGCATCGTCCCACTTAGTAAACATCGCTAAGGCTTGTTGATCGCTAGGTACTTTTTGCCCCATCACCATATCTGCCATCGCGAATGCACGGAAACCCTTGTCATGGTCAATAGCGTGCATGATCCACTGCTTTTCAGGGTGGTGCTCAGTGCTTTCGAACTCAAACTTAATCGGTGTAGCTCTACGCTGGGAGAACTCACCCCTGTAGTTGGTGTAACCGAAGTTCCATGGCTCACCTTTAGCCCCTGAAAAGTGGCTATCACGAACTTCCAGGCACTCAGAGCAAAGACTTTCTTCGACTTGCCGTGGCGTCTCACAATAAGACTTGCAGAGATGGTGCAATTGGCACTCAGGGGGTGCTTCGGTGAACTTGGTTCTGGTCATTGCGCAATTCCCTGGACTGAATATTATGGGTATGACTCAACATATACTTCGGGGTAGGCAAGTCTCTCAACATTACTACTGCTACAGTACCTACCCAAAGTGCCATCATGAGGGCAAGTGTAAGAGATTTCAGCAATAGAGTAAACCCCGCTCTGACAGCATGTGATAAATACCCGTCCAGCGGCCTGCCCCGACGTTGAAGTCTGGGAGCCAGACGAACCAGCCACGCGGGTTGACGAGTCCTTTGCCCTTCTTCATCATCGTGGGAACGTCTTCAACTATCGTCCATCGAATACCCTCTTCTTTCAGGATTCGAATTGGTAGGGTGAGGTCAGCATCAGGACCGTGGTAGATAACTGCTTGAAGCTTCATTCGATTAATACGTCTTCTGGGTTAAAGTCTTGACCCCACACGTCCAATGCTTCTTTTAAAGTTGCATAGTAGACAACTGGAGGGGAGATATAAGTTCTGACGTACTCCCGAACACTTTCATTCATCGGTAAGTCACGCCAGAAAACAAGTTGGTCCTGGGGCAAACACTCAGGACATTGTTGCGTAGGGGTAGGTAGCGTCATCTTCTACAGCCTCTTTCGGGCTAACCGTCAGTTCTCCACCCTCATCTAGGTTGCGGTACATTAGCCTGGATGCGTAAACAGCAGCAGTGGCTGGTTCTTCGGGACCAAAGATGCCCATCAAGATCAACAGGTCTGCAACTTCTTGCTTCCAGTACTTACGCTCTGCTGCTTGGCGATTAACACGGGTAGTTCCGTGATTACCTAGTGCTGTCATTCATCTTCCTCGATCAATTCAATGGTGACTCTAACCTTCTGGTGTGGTCGCTTGCTCACATACTTAAGATACCCAACTACATGGCTATCCCACTCTCTTCGAAACGCGGGTTCTTTTTTGCACCCTATGAAGCTCAGCCAGCCAACTTCATCAGTAACTAAGTCAGCTCGCAATATCGTACTCATTGCATAGCCTCAGCCAGTGTTACTGCTCCACCCTCGATTGCGGCGGACTGTCGCTGCATCTCTGCAAACTGTGGCCAGTTCTTAGTTGCATCAACTACTAGGTCTGCCTCTTGCGTTACTAGGCCCAGGTAGTAGTTTGCCAGGAACTCTGCACGACGAAGGCGCTCTTCAATCGGCAGGCGGTTATATTCATTGCGCAACTTGATATAATTCTTGAATTTCATTACCTAGTCCTTTAGTTTCCGCGAAGTCGGCCCATCAGGTAGCCCACGTCTTCGTAAGGAATCCATGTGTGTAGTTCGATTCGTGTAAATTCACGGCCAGCATGAAGGTAGACCCACCTTCCCTTCCCTCCCGTGTACATATGGCTAACATCTTTAGGCCACGCCCATATCCAGCGAGATGAGCCCTCATCGGTTTTAACCTTGGCCTGCAATCCGTTTGTATCGAGCGGTATCCCCTGAAGTTCACAGTACTTCTGGGCGTGCTTAAGGGCGTGCTCTTCATCTTCCATCACGAACAATATCCGATGATTCTTTATGTCATCGCCTAGGGAGATGATAATGCTCATTGCTCGCCACGCTCATTTTCACGGTAGTGGTTAACGATCACGGCGAAACTACGGCGGATCTGCCTGAATCCATTTCTCACGCTCTGGAGAACAATGAGTGCGAAGTTGATAAAGCCGATAATGATGATTGCTGGCCAGCCCAGGGGCCAGAATGTTGCTGCTATGATCCCTGCTGCGTCTCCCAGGGGGTAGTTGTAGTTAAACAACACTCCACACCAGTCTTGAAACAAGCCTTTTGACGCATATCCGATGAGTGCGTATACTGCTGCGAAGAAGAGTACTACTAATGCCATTTCCATATAGCTCCTATGACGCCCTACAAGCGTCTCTGAGGCGTCCCCTAGTATGTCTGGGTGCCTTTGTCCTTTAATGCCTCTCAAAACGCACTACAGAGCGTTTAAATGGCTGCGTTACCCCACCACGGTGTGTCCGGGTGATATGGATGTTCTAAGTATCGCTTCTGGGGTAGCATGTACCGCTCCATAAGCTCTCGAATAACATCGTGCGGCTGTCCTGAATAGCTGAAGATCGTTACAGTACCGTCTTCGTGCTTGTATTCAATCGAACAGTTCTCCAGGGTAAGTTTCTGTAGCTCAGTACTCATCGTCCGAACCCCACTTCCGCATAGCGCTTGATCCGCGATCTATCAGATTGATTTACTAGATTGAAGCGAGGGATTCCGTACATCTCTGCGATCTTCCACGCTGTGCGGGTTCCGCCTTCTGGAACTCCGTGAATATCAGGTATTCCCCAACAAACAAGTAGTTTGCTGTAAGTGCTTGGAGCAAGCCCTGGACCGAGTACCTGATATACGTTCCGTGCGTGAAGCTGCTGGGCACTATCGTTTAGTCGCGCCCAGCGTGGATGTACTTCTGATGCAATTCTTACAGCTTCGTCATAATCGGCATACCGTTGAGCGTTAAATACTCCGCATCTTACGCTGTGCCGCCTGCCGTGCGCGTTCTCCTTGTGAATGAATATCTGTTTATGCTGATTCTCAGTAACACCATCTTCGAAGAAAGTGTCTGCGCCTCTAGCCCCGCCTGATCTGAGAATCCATCCATCTTTTTCCATCTTGGCAGCTAGTTGTGTCATTATGCTGCCCATCGTGGGCGGCGTCTCACGGCTTCCAATGCCTGCGTAATACATCTTAGTCTTGAACTCTTGTTGGATACTCCAGTAGGTAGCACAAGCCAACTTCTGGGTAATCACCGTAGGCGAACCCGCCACGAGTGATATTGAAAATACGGATGTAGTCAGTTAACGCTTCAATAGTCTTGAATGTTCGTTGTGTGATTTCCTGTGGTGGCAGGATTTGTCCAACCAGTACATCTTGCTCACTTGCTTGCAACTCACTTACCTCATTACTGTATCTGGACTAAAGTTATTCGCCCGCCCTTAAACCCCGATCCCGTATCTAAGTACGTCACGTTGCCTAGGGTTGTGGGATTTTCTACAAATGAGTGGCCGACATAGACGTGATCTATGCCCCACACTTGCCGGGTAGTTCCCCGTGCGAGCCTGGACCGCGACCAGAGCGCCACAGTTGTGAAGTGCTCTTTATTGTCGTTGTACAGATTCTTGAACTCGTTCCAGTTGCAGTGTGGTACTTCCGCATGGACGATGCCGATAAGCCCGCGATCAGTCTCGACCTCGATGCCCAGGGGCAAGTCTTCAAACGTTAGGATTGTACACTGCTGCTCTACCGTAGGCAGACCATAGAGCCACATCCCACCCTGCTGCATATGGTGGTACTTAGCATCTGGATATTCAGGGTTGAAGGCGTCAATCGCCATCTGCTCATGGTTGCCCAGGACAGAATAGAACCATCGTTCTAGTTGGAGATAATACGCTGCTTCATAACTCTCAGGGCCTCTGTCAATCAGATCCCCTGCGGCGAAGAGTCGGTCAAATGCTTTGTCGAAGCCTACGGCCTCTAGTGCTTTCTCAAGGTCAGTGAAATGACCGTGGATATCACCCGCAACAAAGTCTCTTCCGTACTTGTTCTTCTCGAAACGTTTAATTAATTCGTGCATCTTAGGCGCTCATGCCATGGGCGGGAAGTGTAAGAGAAAACGATATTATTTGTCAACCCCCAGAATGCAAAAAGCCCCGCTCCAGGCGGGGCGTTTCACAGCAGTTTTATGGGTAGCGAACTTGCAATACCTTTGCAACTCTGAGTGTGTCTACACGTACTCTGGCCACCAGGGCTTCGGATGTATAAAACAGCCACTCAATCATATCCAGAGGCGTAATCATGCTGCACCCGGCAGCATGTGACGATAACGGTTATAGTTGATTTCCCCAGGCAACTCTTTGTGGACGTAATCTGTAACTTTCTTCTCGAAGAAGTTACTGTGCTTGTTAGCACCCAGCAACCATTCCATCCATGGAAGGGGGTTAACTGGAACATCCGACAACTGGCAGTAGCCCAGTTGGAACAAACGCAACTGGCACAGGTAGTCGATGTATCCTTTCATCTCTACCAGGGTCAAGCCTTCTGCCCCGCCCATCTGGAAGACTAGTTCGAGATAGCGGTACTCAGCCTCACGGAACTTATCAACAAACCGGCGTGTGATGTACTCAAGAGCCATCCGCTCAACTTCAGTTAGGTCCAGACGCATTTCCTTAACTGTGTTGATGTTGTAGATAACGTGTTCCGACTCATCCTTGAGCGACCATTCGTTAATATCGTTGAAGCCGTTCATGATGCCGCAACGTTTCTGGTTCAACAGAGTAGCGAACGCACCGAACAGGCCAACACCTTCGCCCAGGAGGATCGTGGTCAGCTTGATAGTTGCCCGAAGTTCATCACGAGCCCCGGCTGGAACAACGTCTTCAGACATCAAGTCCAGCTTATCAACCATCTCCTTATATTCAGCGAACGCTGTCCAATCGGAGTTGCTGAAGCCGAAGGTTTCCGCTGCAAGAGCATAAGCCCGCTGGTGCGTAACTTCACGACAAGCGAAGGTCAGCATCATGTTGCGGATTTCATTGTTCTTAATGTACGGCAGAACTTCGGTGTAACCAGCGCCGACAGTTCGGTCCATCTCGGTGAAAAGACACAGAGTCTTATCAAGAATGGCCTTGTTCTGGTCGTGTGTTACAGTCGCAGTCTTCATACCCTCTTTCGAGTAGTACTGCTGAATGTCATCTTGCAAGTTAATCTGGTGAACATCCCAGAACATCTCAATAGAGTGACGCTGGGCGGCGTCAACCGCCCAGGAGTAAGTGAATGGCCTGTAAGACAGGCTCTCTTTAAATACGCTCACAATTTATCCTTCGCATGCGAGACAGCTAGTGTCTACATACTCAACTTTCTTCTTCACGGGCACGGCATTTAGTGGCTTATCCCCACCAGTACCGATATCAGCCTTGGCGGTGCCTTCTGCACGGCAGTAATACAACGCTTTAAGTCCCTTGTACCAAGCGGTAATAGTGATATCCATCATCCGCTCCTTGGTGATGTCGTTCGGAACCTTAATGTTGAGGCTTGTTCCCTGACAGATATATGGCGTGCGGGCTGCTGCCTGCTCGATGATCCACATAGGATCTGTCTCTTTGAAAGTCTTAAACACAGACTTCTCAAACTCGGTCAAGCAACTTAGGTTCTGTACACTACCGTCGTCGTTCTTAATGAACTCCCAGATTTCCGGGGTATCCATACCCTTCGAACGCAACAGCGCTTCCAGCCACTTGTTCTTAATCAAGAAGGCGCCTGCTCGACCATCAGCTACGAAGCAGTTATCTGCCCACGGCTCGATGGTCGGTGAAGCTCCTACCAGGCTAGAACTGGAGGCGTTCGGTGCAATGGCGAACAAGTGCGAGTTACGCATGCCGCTACCGGCACAATCTGGTGCCTCACCGCGTTCCAGGGCGAGCTGTAGGCTCGATTCAATACCCAGTTCACGTAGCCGCTTGTAGATCATATGGGTGTGCTGAATAGCACTGTTAAACCCACCACTCTCAAACGGAATCATCTTGCTCTGCAAGTAAGAGTGCCAGCCTAGTGTACCCAGGCCCAGGGCTCGCTCTTTCTTAGCGGAGTAAACTGCTTTCTTCAACTCTGGTGGTGCCAGTCGAATGAAGAACTCTAGTACGTTGTCCAGATAACGAATCAAGTCCGCAACTAGGGTCGTATCTTTCCACTCATCATACTTTTCAAGGTTAAGTGAGGACAGGCAGCATACAGCGGTACGCTTCTCCGAGGTCCACAACATAATCTCGCTGCACAAGTTACTCTGGCCGACGTAATAGTGCGGGTTGCGAATCCAGCCCGGACGAAGACGGTTAACAGTATCGCGGAACAGGATATACGGCTCACCAGTTTCGAAACGCATCTGATGGATGAGTTCCAGTACTTCACGAGCATTCAGGAATCGACCAGTAGGACCATGTTTCGGGTCTACCAGTTCGTAATCCTCACCCTTGATTACAGCGTGCATGAACTTGTCGGTAAGAGTTACCGCGTTGTTCAAGTTGAAGCATTTTTTGTTTGAGTCGCCACCTACTGGGTCACGCATTCGAATGAACTGCATGATTTCCGGGTGATCGACATCAAGATAGGCCGCAATACTGCCTCGACGCGATTCCTTCTGCTTGAAAGCAAGGGTATCTGCATCATAACCAGCGGCGTGAGCCATAACACCGGTAGACTTCTCGTCAGGCGCTCGGTTGCCGAACCATACACCAACACCACCACCCATCATTGAGAGCCATTCAGTCTCACTGCGGGTGTCTACCAGGGATTTCTTATTGTCGCTTACCTTCGTGAGGAAGCAACTAATAGGCATGCCATCTGGTTTGACGTTTCGTTCAAGCCAGTCACCAGCTTCTTTAAACTGATCTGGAGCGAAGTACGGCCAGTTAATTTCTACGGCATTCGAAAGTACTGGACTTGCGTTAGTGAACCAACCCTTAGAAGCAGCATCATAGATACGCTGTGCTAGGCCGTAATCACCGAACGAATAACAAGTTGCAGCTCGTGCGAATCCTTCCTGTGGACTGGTTTCCCAGTCCTTCTTGTAAAATCCCTTTCTGGTAAGCATTGCAAGTCCCTGTTCCGGCAGGGACGCATCACGCGAAAGGTCTACTCGCACACCCAGGTGCTGTCTAACGTAGCCTTCTAACACTATTACTCAAAGCCTCGTTCACGCGATAGTTCGGTACTCATGCTGCGAAGTGCGAATCGCATGCTGTCATCTTTAGACGAAGCAATAACTGCACTCATACTTGCACACCCGCTACGAATCCACTCGTCATCAAGACGCTCTTGGCCTTCGAAGCGATAACCCGAAACAACCTTATTCTGTAAGTTTCGGTGCTGGATGAATACAATCTCAACCGGCTCCGCTGTATCAATCCCGTTGGGATAAAGATGATTCAGAATTGAATCATCTTTAACGAATACGTGGCGTTCACCACACTCTTCTACAATTTCATAATGCTCAGGAAATCCGAGGATACTCGTATCAAAGTCTTTCTTGAACTCGTCAATCAACTTCAAGTCGCTGACGCTCAGGGCAAAGTCAACCATTGCTCAACCTTTTCTCACGTTATTATTAATCAGTTGGCGATGCTGAATGTAGCCACAGAAGTTACCGGACCAGTACTTACCTTCCCTATCCGCGTGGGTAACACCCTCTTCCTCAGAGTCAAGCCATACACTCGAATCGAGATAACCCGGCCATTCGGTACGTTTCATCGGCGTTGCCTGATGTTCGAATGGACTTGCGTGTACTGGCTCACTATCTACCAACCGACCGAAGATCATTTTTGCCTTACTCAGGCTCATATCCAGGGTTCGGTAACTTACCTGGGCACAGCAACTAGAACTTACTGCAAGCGCTTCCTCGACAGTTAGGATCTGTGTTTCGTAAACATCGTCCTCGATGTAGACCTCTGTGAGGTACATCAGACCCTCTGTGCCACGCATACGGTTAACGTAGGGTACGTGCCACTCACCAGGGTGGATAACGAACGGTGTAGACGCTTCCAGGGCCTCCCACATCTTGCGGGCCAGCTCGTGAATGGTCGGATCTGCATCATCGTGATCGCGGAGCCAGAACCAGTTGTTGCCCTCGGTGTAAGTCAGCACTACTTTCATCCACTGGTACGGCTCAGTGACGCGATTCGCTACCTGCTTGTGGGCTCCCAGTTTGGCCATGCCCTCTGAAAAGTCAGCGGCTGCCAGGGCCGCGTCACACCACAGGTCTTTAACTGCCTCCAGCTCGAAGCCGGTCAGTTCTTCAAACGCCTGCATACCTGGCTGGTTCTTACCCCAGTGCGACGGCTCCGCCATATCGCTACGGACCATATCCACCACCTTGAGGATGGGGATAGCGCGGCTCGATGCACTATTGCGGCTAAACATCCGGTGCGTCATCAACTCCCCATGCACCATCCGTGGATACACGAGTTCGAACGTTACAATCTCTTTGCCACTTACAGAGCACTTGCTACGCTGGATAATAGTTGCTGAAATATTAGACATTCAGCAATTCCTTAACTTTCGGAACGTTGTTGCCAACTACATTTCCAACGTGCGACTCGCCACGGAAGACGATAGTTGTCGGCAGGCCGCGTACATTCATCTCGTGCAGGAACATCTCATTTTCTGGGCCGTCCGCATCTACCGATTCAAACTCAATCCCGGCTTTCTCCAGGGCCTGCTTATAAGGACCACACTGAGAGCACCAACTTGCGGAAACGACATAAACCTTATTCATCAGCTTTATCCGCCCGTTCCTGAGCAGCTTTATCGCTGTACTTCATGCCTTTATAACGCTCTTCAAGCTTATAAATGTTCTGGCGAAGGATAAAGTTCCGAGGGATACAGAGTTCATCCCGCATGCCTTCCATGTAGAACTCAAGGTCGCCAAGTTCTTCAACGATGTTCTTCAGGTCCGGCGCCTTGTTATAGATAACGTACTTCTTGATTGCGTCTAGCAACTCACCGGCTTCACCGGCAATACCGATTGCCATATGGAGCAAGTGTGCTTTCTCTGGTGTCAGCGAGGCGACGATATCCGCCCCTGGCTTAGCCAGGGCACGCACCATATCGGAGAATTCAGTATCAAGATTCATTGTGCTTCCCCCTGGCGGGCGAAGCGCTTTTCCAGCTTATCAACGCTGTACTCGATCTTCTTCTTTTCGTAACTCACGGTGTTACCAGCTTTACCGGCACCGTTGAATGCACCCCACAAGCGAATCAAACTCTTGAAAGCGTTACCTGCGTCAAAGTCACTATTGAATGTTACTTCAATCAGCTCTTCGGTTTTAATGTAGGTACGGCCTTCTCGGTAGCGGTCAAATACTCGTGAGATAAGCCAATCTGGTAGCTCGATGTCGTAATAAGTACTGGAACCGCCGTCTGATTTAATCGCCCCACCAACTTCAGTCGGAACAGGAGAATCATCATTGCTAGAAGGTTGGACAGTTTCTTCACAGGCATTGCACTCCGTCTCGGTGCTATCGTCTTGAATAACCCACAGGCCGGTCTGGAAAAACAGTTGAATCGCCTCGTCACCGAACTTAACTGGCGGGAGGTCATCTTTCAGTGAATATACGTTGCCGTTGCTTAGGAAAAACAAGGTGTCGCCAGTAACTTCTGGCATTTTAAAGAAGATATTGTGGTAAAGCATACTTACTCTCTTACTTGCTTACGGAATTACTTTTGTTTTTGCCGTAACGCTCGCTCAGATACTGGAGCGATAGTGGCATTGGTAGGGCGAAACCATCTTGTGCTTCATTGAGAACAATGATGCCTCGGAAGTGGTTGTTACCCTGGAATCCTTTGTACCCTTCATCGTGCGGATAGGCAGCACCGTTGATAACAGCGAACTGCATTTTGTCATCAATGGTTGGGCGAATAGCGATGTCGAGAACTTGTTTGTGGCCAACAACGAAACTACGACCTACAGTCTTCAACTGATTAAGTGCAGTGCCGCCATATGGCTTGCCAGTCATGGGGTTTGCGAGATAGTGAACGAAGAAGATGCCTTCAATCTCAACCGGCTTCAGGAAAGAGTAAACTTCGAAGCCCCACTTGTCTAGCGAAAGTGTTTCAGTACCAACAAATCCATCCAGCTCTGGCATATTCTCAGCCAGTCGGTCGAACCGCTCTTCGTGGTTGCCGTGGGTGAATACTAGTCGAGGACTATAAACCTTCTTCTTAGCTGCCTTCTGACGCTCTTGTAGAGCAACAATCGGAGCGAAGAACACTTCCATTGCTTCATTACCGGCCTCGATGTCTGCCTTCAGGCGGCGACCCTCGAAACTCTTCTTGCCTTTGTCATATGAGGACAGGGATTCGAAGTCCCACCAATCACCGATGATAACAACTACATCCGGTTGCTTATCGGCAATGTATTCACCCATATGTTGGATATGCGATAGGTCTTGCCCAGGCTTAACTTGCACATCGCCAATTACAACAATTTTCTTACTCATCGGCATATCCCAGGAACTTACGAATCGCATACCAGATATCTGTGTCGTATCCGTGAGAGTTATCCAGATGCACTAGTACGTCTTCAAGAAGTTGTCGGGCCTCTGCGGCACGAATATCCTCGACGGCGGTAATCTCGACAATTTCATATACGTCCTGCTCATCGAAGGTAAAGCCACCCCGGTAAGCATGGGCATTAGTAAATGCAGACTTAGCGTGCCCTGGAGTCTTCCAGGCGCCTTTCTTGCCCTTAGATGTGAACAGTTGCTGATGTGTTTCTTTGTGGCGAATAATGTATAGCGAGGCCATTAAGTTCCCTTGGGTTTCCATAGTTTCGCGAAGGTAAGTAAAGGTGGTACTTCATGTGGGGTCATAGGCTGGACCGCCAAGCATGAAGGCTCGCCTCCGCAAATAGTGTTTTCGTGTCCTTTCCAACACTGAAGTCGATCTGCAATCTTGTCGAACTCTTTACGGCCAACACGCACAACTACTTTCTTGAAGGAGTTCATCAGCCAGTCGTCGTACTCGTGGCAGCCCTCAAAGTACCTGTGTGCGTTAATGGCCGTGTGAGCGACTAACGTTGGCACCATGTAATCTGGAGCATCGTCCAGTACGGCGAAGTACATCTTTCTCATTCTACTAACTCAGCCTTGAATATTACGAACCCTGGAAGCCTCAAGAATTCCTTTTGTGCAAGAGCCTCTTCGTAGGTATCGAACTTTAAGACGGTGTAGAATGCCGAGCTGCATAATAGGTAGTAGGTCATTTCTCTTCCTTTAGAACTGATTCAACTTGCTTCCTACGTCCCGCTGCATTCGATACAGGCTTAATTCCCCGATCCGTGAGGAACTGCTTATCTTGTTTGTTCTTACAGATAAGGATGGCTTGCTTAATAGCTGCTGCCTCATTGAAACTAATTCCCATGCGATCAGCGTAGGACTTAATCCGGTGGGCTTCCTTGTCCACGTACTGCATGTTCTCTTTACTTGCACATAAGTGCAGGATGAAAGGCAGAACGTCTTCCCACTCTTGCAGCGATACATGCCCATGGATATGGTCAACTTCAGCAGCGGACTTCCCTACCCAGACCCCCGTTAGAGCACAGTAGCTGCCAGTCTTGGCCCTGCCGGTGTACCCTGGAGGTGGAGGCTTACACAGAGCGTTCTTAAACTCGAACTTCAGTGGCCACTTCTCCCAGACAGCCCTTCGCAGGGCTCCCCGTAGGAAGAGGAAGAACGCTGCCTTGGTCTTCCAGATATGAGGCGCCTCAATCCATGGCTCACTCATTCCAGGCACTACCGAAGTACGTCGCCGCGTCCCACTTATCCGTATCGCTTCGCAGCAGATACAAGTAGAAGGCATTGTCGTCTAGTCGCTCACGCCATTCCGTTGGGTGAGCTGTCCTGTACGCTTCTACTACTCGGGCCGCCAAGTCCTCTTCGGTCTTGCAATCAGCCAATAGCTTCTTTGCTGTGGCTGGCCCTACCCCACTAACGCGGATGTTAAACTTACGCTTAAAGTCTTCATCCAGAAACTCGATACCGGGAATCTCATCAGCATTATCGCCGGTAAGACACTGAGTAGCGAAGTTGTAACTCTGAGTGAAGCCATCATTCCAGAAGATTCCTTCTTCTAGTTTGAAGTAGTTCAACATCCAACCTCGACCGTTCGCTGGGATGTCCTTATCACAGTAAGCAATCACGTAGTTTGCTTCGTCCTTATCCTTGTACTTGAAACTACGGTTGTAGCTTGCCCAAGATCGCATAACAACTTCGTCATCGGTTTCCCGATCAACAGCCATTAGGAGATTGTGGCGGTACTTAGAGCGAACAAACTCTTTACACTGGTGAAACAGCAAGGGCTTCTCTGGTCGAGAGCCTTTGTATTTGACAAACTTCGATTCGCGATCCATGCGAAAATTGCCAGGGCCTTCCATAATAATCAGGAAGTCATCACACTTGCCAGCGGTGATAATGTTAGATAACTTCTGGTCAATTGTTCTGAAAGCATGGCTGGCTTCACCAGTTACCTCAGATTTAACCTTGAACTCGAAGTCATCCTTAGTCCAGCGGTCCTGTCCTTTGAGCCACGTATTGAACTCCGTCTTAGAGTCCCACAACTTTTCCCGGCCACTTTCCTTGTGGGTAGCGAGACAGCGATTAGTCTGTTGTTGTGCGGCAGAAGAGTAGAGAACCGTATCGAAGTCGATAACTAGTGTTCTCATACTATTCTCAGTCGTTGTAGCCTGGAGCCAGTTCTTCGTACTTGTCGAATACAGCCTTGGCAGCACTGCATTGTTCTTCGTACACGTTGCGTGCATGAATCGTAGCGGCCTTACTTACAAGGGCGACAACTTCAGGCGGAAGTCCATCAAGATTGGTCTTCTTGTTGAACTTGAAATCTTTCTTGAGCTGCTTGATATCGTCGCCAGTGACAAGCTTTTCACCCTCCAGGGTGACGAGGCGATCAAACAAATCCTGTTCTGTGTATTTCATATCGGTCCTCTCAGCAGATAGCCGTGTGAATTGGCGATGTCGCAGGAACTGCGTAATCACTCAGGGACGGCGAACCGAGAGTCGTGATGCCACGGTACGGGGTAACTTTGTTGAATACAGTCTTCAGGTGATCGGTGATCGACTTCCATTGAACTTCATTAGGCATGGAGCCATTGAGTTCAACGAAGCCCTGGAGCCAGTAAGTAAATTGATCTGGGGTCATGCTTTCGATTCCATTCGAGTTGTTAACGCTACTGATTACTCTAGTTGTTAGAGTAGAGAGTGCCGAGGTAGAGGCTTGCGCATTTGAGGATTGCAAGGTCATATCTAATCCTTTAGAAGTGGGGCGGTGTTACCCGCCCCTAGCTACTTACCAGGGAACGTCACCTTCAGCGACTTCTTGTTCCTTTTCTTTAGCTGGCTTAGCTGCTGGCTTACGGCCTGCAACTTTAGGCGCCTGCTTTACTTCTTCCTGCTCTTCTTCACGATCAGAGTCAGTATCACCGTCGTCTGCCTGTGCCTCTTTACGCTTACGCAGAGTGTTAATCTGCTTCTCGATCACAGAGCCCTTGTAGTTCTCAGCACCCTTAATGGTATTGATAACGTGTTGACGCAACTCGGTGATTGCGGCGTCTGGGTTCTCTTCATCGAATTGAACGATGTAAGGGGAAGTGGACAGCTCAGGAACTGTTTGTCCACGGCCCAGGGCAGATGCAAAGCGCAGGTACTCGGTGAAGTACTCTTTCTGACCAGACTGCTTGAAGTAGACCTGGGCGTCAAACTGGAACGCTTTACCCAGCAGTTCGTCAATGCGATCCGGCAGGAATGTTTCGTCTGCCTTAATCAACTTCGCAGCAACAGCCATCTTGTGCAGCATGTTATTCTGAGCCAGGGACCAGCGCTTAGTCTTGCGGGTCTTGTCCAGGTTAACAACACGTAGAGGTGTTGGGCGAGCTACAACCATACCCTGGGTAGGAATGTAGAACTGATTACCGGTGTAGAGACGCAACGGTTTCGGATCTGACGGTTCGCCGTAAGCCGAAGCCATATCAACAACGATATCGTCAATGTCGATTGCCAGGACAACACACTGTACAGGCTTTTGTGGCCAGCACTTCAGGCGAACTTCTTTCTTAGTGTCTTGATCTACACCATCTTTGAAATAAGTATCAGGGTATTGCGCCATGATAGCTTCTTCATCTTCCTCGGAACCGACGAAGACTGTTTCCGCGTCTGGTTGCTTCTGTACGCCGAGGTCGATAACTGCTGCTACGCGACCACCGAGAGTTTCACGATCTTGGAGGCCAGCCGCTTCTACACGGTACTTATTGATTGCTTCAAAGTCAACGGTAGACTCTGAATTGCCCCCAGCAGGGGCTCCTACTGTTTTAAATGCCATCTTACTTAATTTCTCTATTACGTTCTTACAAGGTTTCTATTTAAGGTTATTACTGTCTTACTTCTTTACAGTGAATTCTTTGCCACTAACTGTGCATCGAACCACTACTTGGCCATCGGGGGCCTTCTTTGAGGTCGGGTTAGCTGCGCGCATGCCCGGACCATAAAGTTCGTCTTGAGTCTTGCTTACTGCGGAGGGGTTATAAACGATGTAACCGGCCATTAGCGGATTTCCTTATCTGCTTGAAGGGTGAAGATAGTTACACCCTGTTGTTTACCACCTAGCTTCGCCTTGATGCTACGTGCTTTATCTCGGTCTGTAACTGTGCTGTGCAACTTACCTTCCTTAGTAAGGATACCATAGGCCAGAACTTTACCGGGAGACTTGCGACGTTCGACTACCAGTTCCATTTCCTGCGATTCTGCCATCCAGCCACGCTGAGACGGAAAATCAACAATCATATCGGAGTCTTTCGTATCAATAGTGCGTACTGTACCAACATCACCAGGGCTAACTTGCCCCCAGTCGAATGCGGGCTCACCTACACTAGCCTTAACTCTTACTTTATCACCAACTTTAAACGTCATTCCTTGACTTTCCACTCTAGTCTTTTAACTTCTACTTGAACTACTTCATATGCATCTTCGCCGTATTCATATTCATAGTCGGACCAGTACGACCCAGACTTCGAACATGATTGTAGGAAGAACTTACCGTCATCTCGACTGTAAATGCGATCCCAGAGGACATACTTGCGTTCATTGATTTCATCTGTCTCTTCATACAGGGCGTATGAATGACCATCTAGCTCAAGCGTTTCGCCGTCGTACAGCTCGCTTAGCTCTGCGACCAGCGCACTTCCTAGTGATGTGGGCACAGTTTTACCTCCCCTCTCTGGGGTGGTGAGCGCAATTCTACAGCGTTTCCGTGCTGTGTCAAGCGCTTACCACCTATTTTTTATAAAATGGTTGAAGCCAACGGGTGACTCAGTGGCAATCCTTCCAGCTCCGGCCCAGGACGTACCCGGCATCGAGCGGAACGTTGAGGTCGAAGTCTCTGTTGACCAGGGCTACAGCCTCGGAGATGAGTTCTCCCTGGCGGCAATAGGCCACGAACCACGCCTTTTCTGTGTGCTGTACATCGCTCCAGACACCCTCTTGAGCGGCCTTAAAGTCGCTGGCCACCTTCTCGCATCGGGCATCCTCGGCAGCCTGGAGCTTTTTACGCTCAGCCTTGTCTGGGTGCTCGATCTTCTGCCAGCCCAGGGCCTCTTTAGTGAAGACCTTGAACTTGACCGACTCACGGTTGACTTCGCCCTGAGCTTCATCATGCATTGCGATCATTTGTTGCCACCAGCTAGTAACTTCGTCCAGAGACTGTTTGAAGAAGTCCACAATCATTCCTTCAGCGGCTGCTAGTCGGTCGTGGTAAACCATAACTTTCTTCGCACATACAACACCGCCACCCTGGAACAGGCTGTTGAGGATTGCGTGAGCTGAACGAGTCGGAATAAGACGGCCATCAATACCAATGATGCGTTTCTTCTGGAACTGCTTTTCCCACTCTTTCTTCAGAGCATCTTTCAACTTAGCTAGTGGCTCAGCGGCTTCCCAGAAGGCGTCATAGATCATCTGACCAATCTCCAGGGAGCAACCGATGGTCTTAGCAATCTTCGCAGCCTGGGCACCATACGTGGCGCCATATTTAACGTTCTTCGCGGGGCTACGGCCAAAGTCACTGGCGATAATTGCACTAATGCGTTGAGCCATCATTGTGTGAACGTCAAACGGCTTCTCCTGAATAAGCGAGTTGCAATATGCCTTCAGGTCATCGGCCTCGTGAATCCAGCAGTAGTGCCCTTCAATGCGTGCTTCCAGGGAACTAAAGTCATAGCCTAGTTGCCATGCGACATTGCTGTCTGCCATGAACAGAGCGCGCATATTCTCACCGTACAGGCTGGTTGAGCGCGGAACGTTAACTACAAGACGGTGCCTCATCCTTGAGGTAGCGGCATCACAAGTACCAGCAGGGGTTGGGATACGCCCGTCTTCACGGATGTTCGCCAGATACCCCTTAGAGGTCTGTTCGTCTGTATCGTCTTCGAAGTCTTCGAAGGTCTGGCCACCACCCAGGATGGAGTTGCGACGGTGACGATAGGTCAAGTATTCAGTGATGTCTGTAATGCAAGCCAGCTCTTCGGAACTTTCAGCAATCTCTTTCAGGTTCGGGCAAATCTCCTTCTCCTGACCAACTGTAAAACTAGGGTTGGTTTGAACCTTAAGTCCACCACCCCGTTGTTTACGCTTGAGGAAGAAACCTTCCAGGCGCATACGGTTGGTTCGTTCATTGCCGAGCGGCGAGAGTTCAAGGAACTCCATCCGGTCTTTACGGAACTCGACGTTAAGAGTTTGCTCGATATAACGATTGATTGCTGCATCAAGTTTCTCAGGCGACAACTTGTTCTTCTTCGCGTCAACCGTCAGGTCTTTCTCTTTGTACTCTAACGGCCTCCATCCGAGAGATACCAGCCACTCTTTAATGTGGGTCGTATCGTTGATAGTCGCCGTCATGGTAGTACGAAGAGGTACATCAGCAGGCAGGGGTAGCTGGTATGTTTTTCCTTCCCATACCAGTTCGTAGCCTGTTTCTGTTTCCGCGATTTCCCCGCCGATCTTCTCGACAAACTTCCGCATATTGGCCGATGGCTCGCCCGTAGACTTCTTGAACTGAAGTTTCGGTGGAGTAAAGTCGGCCATGTAGCCTTTCGTTGCTGGCCGTGGCGGAATAATCGCCTCGATCTTCACTCGGCGCTCTTCCATCATGGCGTCAAGTTCGGTCAAGCACTCTTCAGCCAGGGCCTTGTCGAACGCAAACCCACGGTGCTCCTGTCGAGTGATTAGCTCGACAGTCTGCTTCTCCAGCTTAATCGCCGGGTGCCACTTATCACCCCAGTCCCACAGCGTCATCTCGGCATCGAGTTTCTTCGCTACAAGCTTGTTCGCTTTAACGTCGAGGATGTTGTAATAGACCATATCTGCACCGGACAACAGAAACTTGAAGTCCCGTGGTACGTGTGGCCTGAAATCCATCTTCTCATCGCTAGAGCCTACAGCCAGGTTTTCCAGGCTGTGGCCCCCGAACCGATCCGGGTTGAGCGTCTTAGAGCGCACCATCGTGTCGTCAAACACAACGGGCTTGCCACCCCACGTATCATCCCCCAGCGGCGTATCCATGCCGATTTCAACCTTATAATCAACGCCGAAGTACAGCTTGATTACTAACAAGTCGAAGTTAATCTGGTTGTGAGCGATGATCCGACTTCCTTCTGGAATCCATTCCAGAAACTTAATGTAGTCTTTCAGGGGGCGATGGACATAATCTAGCGGCTCATAGCCTTCGAAGGTGTATGTATAAGCATCATTGATGATGCCGAAGTCTACAACATAAGGGCGACCATCGAATACATACTTGGGTCCATCGTGGAACGCGACTACCTTGTCATCGAATTCAACAACAATACAGTGGATCGCGAAGTCTTCTTTCAACTTATAGGGAACACTGGAGTAGTCGATAGAACTGCTATTCAGCAGCCCCGTCGATTCCAGATCCCAGGTAATATCCTTGGGTAGCACCTTACTTCCTTACTGTTTACTTACGATATTGCCAGAGTAGGTTTTAACACTACCCTCGATAAAACGACTTGAAACGTTGCCAGAATATGTACTGACACTCTCAACAATCCCTCCGCAACGGACATCGCCCGAAGAGGTATTGATTGACTGACAATTGCCACTTACCCTAACGGAGCCTGAATGCGTCTCCAGTCGAGTCACGTCACCTTCAACGGTTACGATAACTCTGCGGTCAGGGATATTGCTTCCTTGCAACACCCCATCAACAAACACATCGTCGTGAATTATATTGATCTTTTGCCCGGTGTACTTTACGCCGTTAATGTTGACAGTGCCTACACCCTTAAACATCGCATCGAACAACTCACCGATCACTGTTCATCCTCCAGTAGTGCCGCCAGATGCGGATTCGCGTCCATGTAATTATCGAAGTCGTGCAGGCGAGCGGTTGGAATGTCATAGAACATGCCGCCTGCTGGGCCCGTCTCCGAAAAGTCGCGGTTCTTCAAGATGTTTACAGAAGTCTTGTTCCGCAAGATCGGATTAGCATTCTGCTTGTCACGCTCCAGGGAGAGTGTCAAACCAGAAGCTTTAACAAGGAACGAACTACCTTGTGCGTCATCTTCCGTCAGCGGAGAGTCTTTGCCGCCATTAGTTGTCTTACGAACGTGCGAAACGATAATCAGTGTAATGCCGTACTCCTTGATGATCTTCTTGAACCAAGTTGCAACTTCCTCTTGATCGCTAACACTCATACCAGACAACAAGTCGGAGTAAGGGTCAACGATCAGAAGCGTGATGCCCTGGCCGATAATCATCTCAAGGATCTTCTCCTTGATTTGTTCCCAGGAAGCACCCCGGTCATCGCAAACATAGAACGTTGGTGAGCCATCAGGGCGGGCATACAACTTGTCGATTTGAGCATCATGCGCAGTCAAGTAAGCTTGCCGCTCTTCCTTGTCCATTCTGTGCAAGGCTTTGCCGAGGTAGTACGACAACAAGTTCAATGAGAACTTACCGTGAGCCTGCTCTAGCGACAGAACACCAACACGCTCTGTTGGTTCGCAAAGTGCCATATGCTCAGTAAGAGCACTCATCGCAGTAGTCTTACCGATACTGGTTTTAGCCAGTAGTAGGAAGATTTCCTGCTTTACAATACCACCACCACTCTTAGCCGATACTCCAGCGAAACACTCTGGAAGAGTAATGATCGGTAGGTCTGCCTGATCCATCGCGGCCTGTTTAAGTGCCGTTGATGCATGGATACCTGCTGGTGTATAAGGCTGGGCACCCCAGAAGTCGTTGATAAAGTCTTGTTCCGCACGCACAGCTCTTCCAGACGCATTGTCGTGGATATAGGCGTTCGGATCTTTCTTCCGCATCTTCATTACAAAGACTTTACTGCGGGGAAGTACTTTAACGACCTTCTCTAGCGCCTTCTGTCCGGCATCGTCCTGATCCATGCAAATAACGATCTTCTTGAACTTATTGAAGAACTCGTACTGTGCCTGGACTTGCTTATGTAAAGAACTTTCCCCAATGGTGCTGGATACAACTGCAACTGGATCGAATGCCTTGTTCTTCTGGGCATCACTGAGCATCTGATATGCGGCTAGAGCGTCATGCTCGCCACCAGTAATAAGCACTGTGCCGTTGAACGTTTTAAACCACATCTGGCCAAAGAGGTCGCAACTCATGCCAGTCTCACCGAACGGATTCGAGAACTCTTTCGGATGTTTGCGGATCTTGTAACCGCTGAGCTTGTAGTTCTTAGTACACGGGTAGTAAATCTCGTCTACTGTACCGTCTGTCTCATTATATCGGTAACGCACCATGAACTTCTGTGAAGTCTCATCGCGAATTCCGCGATAACCCTTCGTCTTGCTTCCAGTCTCTGCCTTGAGTTGGTTGTGAATCTCTTCGTTAAACGGCTTGCCCACTACTGATATCTCTTGCTCTCTTTCTTCATAACCGCCATTCGCTTCCATCCATTCAATGCTTGGATAACTCCATTCACACGAGAAACAGCGACAGCCCTTGTGTCTGCCTGAAGAGTCCAGCCCGTAAACAACTAGGTTATCCCCAGAGTTATCATGGCCTGTCTTCCGGCAAACGGGACACGCAATGTGCCCAGCTTGCGACAAATCTAATACTTGCCCATACTTTTTAATTTCGTGACTCACGCGGCCCTCTTATGCCAACAGTGGGGCCGGTGGTAACTCGCCGCCAAGGAACTTCCAGAGTTCATTGCTCACCTCTTTCGAGATGATAAAGCTAGCGTTTACAGTCCCGTCCCAGTTTTTAGTGATATGGAACTGGTTCCAGTCCAGCTGTCGGGCTGCTTTCGTCGCAAGGGCGTAGCTGATGTCTGCGATATAGGCACGGGTAGCGTGAATCTCCAGCTTCTTACCGAACGTTTTAAATACTTCCATGTACAGCTATTCCTTCCTACAGCTCTTTAAAGTAATCGGATGACTGCCAAGCCATCTCAGGGAATCGCTTGTTGGACGGCATATCAAACCAGTTGGGATTCCCGTCATCCTCAATAATGAAGCCATCGGGACCGTGAATGTTCTCGAACGTAAACCGATACGTTTTACCGAGAGTTAGTTGTCCCGGTGTTGCCTTAATACAGAGCAGATACGCAACCTTCCCATCATTGAAGTCCGGCCAATACGCTCCCATTACGCTCGGCCCTCCAGGCGAAGACGAATCTGCTCCAGGGTGGTAGTACGGACGAAGCGACCATCCTTGAACACAAGCTTCAGCAAGTTATCTTCAGCAGCTTCTTCGGATGGAGTTACATCGTCATCCAAGAAGTAACCGGCTTCTGAATTGCGGCCTACAAACAGCAAGCCTCGTGCAGATTTCTTCTTGCTGTCGGTCTTCGGATCTTTATAGATGCTGATACCTTTGCCATTAACTTCAGTGTAAGTAGCCTTTACCGCAAACCCGAAAGTATCTCTGGAATTCATCTGATAAGTATATGATCCGATGCCCATCGTTACGTTTCCAGAGGCAAAGCCCTTCGCCTCCAGGCGCTCCAGAATCTCCAGGCAACGCTTGGTGGTAATCGAGTCGCCGTAGATAAGGCCAATATGCTCATCGAGCAGCTTATAGCCCTTCGAAGTTACGGTGCCGCCGAAGATTTCCCAGAGGACTTCAATAGCGCCTTTAACTTCGTGCAACGGTACTTCTTCACCAAGTTCAAGTTCCCAGTCGGGACCACAGCACTCACATGCGCAAACGTCTACAACTTCGAACCGGAAATACTTGCCATCCTGCTCGACAACATCGTATTCGTTCATCATATCCGTAACGTACATATCTTCTGGCGCGACAGTCATGCCGCAAACCACTTGTACTGGATCACCAGAGTCTGGACGAATCACTAACTTGCCGGGAGTAATACCATTGCTCTCACGAGCCATGATTACATCTTTCAAGTCCGGCAGGATTTCTGTCAGTACTGCCCAGAAGTCGAACGAGTCTGCAACATACGAGACGATACCTTTCGGGAACTTTCGGGTAATCAAGTCTTGCAGAAACATCCGCTCAGCAATAAGGCGCAAATCTTCGCCGCATGGATTGACGTTAATGTCTTGCTCGATCTTCAAGATGTTGCTTGTTGCTACAGCGTGCTCAGTGGCCGGTACAGAGGCCGCAACGAAGTCCTTAGCCCCGTAGTACTCCATGGCGTACAACACGCTACCCAGGGTATCCGTACCCAGGAAGTGAGCGATATGACCGAAGCCGCTACGTGCCGCGTCTTCTGGGCCGGACATACCACGGGCCGAGAAGTCATGAGCCTGGAACGCCACGCCTTCTACAGGGCTTCCTGTACGCTTAGCGAAGTCCAACAACATCGCCTTGTACTCACCAGCGATAGTCGCGTTGGTCATGCTCTTCCACGTCAGGTCGCTGAGCGTAGTTTCGAGGAAGTTCACGAGCCAGTAAGCGTGCGGCACAGTGTTGCGGATCGTCAGGACCGGGATACCCATCGGGACTTTGCGGCCCTCTTCGATGGTCTTAATCTCCAGCGGGAGATAACCCAGGTCGTGAAGTTTCGACAAGCCGTCAGTACTTACAGAATCTGAGCCCAGGTAGAAGTCGCAGAGCAACTTGAATCGGGCAATTGCCAGGCCCTTATCCATATCGAAGAACTTTTGCCAGTTCTCGACAATCTCCATAATGGCGCCCTGCATACCGATAACAACAAGTTTGCCGTCGTAGTAGCGGGTTGCCTTCTGGCGATAGATGCGATCAGAGCGGGGAGTTAGGTTGCTGTAGACAGTTTCAGTGCCATCAGCGTACATCGCAGCATGGCCAAGTTTATAGCCGTCGCTGTTGAAGGGTGCAAAGATATTCAATTGTGTCTTCCTGACTTACGAACTTACTGACTTACTTAAACAACATAGATCCACTCAACCTTTTCGTTGACGACACCGAGATGGTCAACATTGCCCTTAGCTGTGCCGTGGTATGAGTTGGTGGTATAAATTTTATCGTACATGCCGGGAGCGGTTAGTAGTTCAAGGCCCTTAGTGAAGAGGCCGTGTGTAACTACAAGCTTCAAGGCTGCACACTTCTGGCTACGCAGTACAGTCGCCAGTTCTGTAAATGTCTTACCGCCGTCGCAAATGTCATCGGCTACTAGGAGGTTAAGACCTTTTACATCAGCTAGGACTTGGACGCCTTCAATTCTTCCTGTTGCTACATCCCGTACTTTGTTCGCACAGATAACACCTTTAGCGCCAATAGTTGTTGCCAGATTGTGGGCCTTTTTATATGCCCCTGCGTCCGGTGCAACTATATAGTAGTCATTAAAGTTGTCAACGATATTATTGAATATCTTTGATTGTGGCATGTTTTCGCAATTCTTAATAACAGCGGACGCCACGTCACTATGAGCATCAAGAAGAACTACAGTGTTGAATCCACAAGAATTAATCAAAGATCCCATAACCGCAACACTAAGAGCTTCGCCATTTACGCACGGGCGGTCCTGGCGAGCATATGGCATGTACGGCATCCACAAATCCATTTCAGCTCGTGGATAGTGACGGCGAAGTGCATCTACCGTGAGCAGTAGAGCAATAATGTCGTCGCTAGTTTGAAGTGAAGCGTCAATACGCAGCCAGTCTACTTTGTTAGATGGGCTTTCGCTACCTACATTGATATCTACTTTAACCTCCCCACCTGGGAACTTACTTACAGATACAGCAGTAGTGTTAAAGCCGAAACGGTACTTAATCATCAAGAATATCCCAGTTTGAAGAATCGCTAAATGCGTGATCGTGGTCCGACCGTGAAGAGTTTTTGCGAGTCGTAACTACGTCTGCAATATCTTCAACTGCGGATAAAATCTCATCGAGTACGTCACTTCTCCGTTCATCGCGGGAAGTTGAGCGAGCAAGTCGCCCCTGACTGTACGGAATAGATTGCCGTGCCGGTGCTGGTGGTCGTACTGGAGGCATCGCCGGACGCTTCACAGTTACAGGCTCAGGCTTCTTCCTGAGTTTAAGTAGGGTGGATAGGGACCAGACAACAAGTACCACACCGATGATTACTAACGAACATTCGATCATACGACTTCCACTATTGTGCAGATTCCTTCTTTACCATCTTTGATGCGTTGCTCAAGTACTGACAACTTCTTCTCGGTTTTACTATCCAACATTTTGCGAATTTTTGAGCTGTACTTTGTGAAGAGCACACCTCCGACTACGACAAGTAGCCACACCCAGCCGACAAGACAAGGGACGATAGCGCTCTTCAGTATGGTGAAGCCGAAGATTGCTGCAATCGGTACGTGGAGCATGCAGAAAGCGAAGTAGATGGCGAATACAAGTACAAGCAATCCCAGGGCGATGTATAACAGTGTCTGGATTACGCTACGCAGTGTAGTGCGGATGTAGGTGCAAGTTGTGAACTTACGGCCTCGTGCTCGATCACGGAACGAGCTGCCCTGAAGTTGCGAGTTGAATCGGTAATGCCAGGAACGTTTGGAGATTTGCATGTTTCACCTTCTCGGTCGTATACATGGACTTGAAAGCCACGGGTAATAAGTTGACGCTCAATCATCGGCAGTACTTCGTCTTGCCAGGAAGCCCCGCCCAGTCCGCAACCCAGTCGCGGGAGGCAAATAGCTAGGCCGAGTTCACCGCCCAGGAAGAAGTGGCGAGCGAATGCAGACATTGCTGTTTCTAGTTCAGCAGGGAGTGTGTACTTTCTCCCGTCCCGTCCATATGTGTATTGCCCATACAGGTTAACTATGTACCCATATAACTTGTCGATCCCGACGTAGCTATATGTACCCAGCTTGTCTGGATCACCCTTCTGTGTCTTGCAGTCTACTGCGTATGCTTCGGGGAATTCCTCTCGGATGGCTTTCGCCACCCCAGAGTTCATCGTGTTGAAACAGTTTGCTTGGTGCAGCAGGGCGAAGTATTGGCCAGTCTTAAATGCTTCAACTACACAGCCGGTGCGGTACTCAATCATCCTGCTCAACCCCGATCAGTTTCCACACGTTACCGTCTTTCTCGAAGTTCCAGTACTGCTTGATGCGAATAGCACCAGTACCATCGTCCAACTTAGCCTCAAACAATACGGAACCACGCAACTTGCCTTGTTCTACTACAACGTCGATTGTTCGGTGCTCAAACATCAAGACCTTCGACGGAGCGGACAAACACTCTTCTACCGGCAAGTACTTGGTGTTAGCTTCTACCCAGGTAGCGTCATCGCTGTGCTTCTGGAATTCGTAGAAGATTGCCATCGCTCTTGAATCGAGGTCATCAAACTCTGATGGACCTTTAGGCGACAGGTCGAACTTTTCCTTGATCTTCCCTTCTACTCGGTCACGTACTTCTTTTTTACGACCAAGAGTTACCAACTTGTAAATCCCATAACCGATTGCACCAACAACGCTCAAGAAGAAAGCCAGCTTGATGACGAACCACAGGGCACCCCACAGAGCGCCGAAGAACGAGAATCCCGATTCCTGAGGTTGCTGTTGCTGCACGATCACTACTGGCTGTTGCTGCTGTTGCGATTGTGGCTGGTAGTATTGCTGTGGTGCCGCCTGGGGAGCCTGCTGTACGGGTGCTGCTACCGGTTGGCCCTGCTGGTTGAAGTACTGCCCAGGGTATTGCGGGTGGGTAAACATGCCAGCATGACCGGGGCTGCTAATCAGTGCGGTAATTGCACTTGCGGCCAAGATCCCGCCACCAACGCCTGCGGCAGTTACACCGATGTCCCGCATGGTGGAGCTTTGGCGCGGCTGGTTGTACGAGTTGCTACGGTAGTTGTTATCGCTGTAACCGCTGTTGTAGTTGCTCTTGTAGCCACTGTTGTTACTGCTGCCAGAGCTGTAGCTTGAGCTTGAGCTACTAGACGAGTACGAAGGCGTCTTGTAAGTGGTAGCCGGTTTACTATACGAAGTAGTAGCTGGCCGACTGTAAGAGCGGGAAACACCGCTAGAACCACGCGAACCACCAAACGCCGCAAAAGTGACATCAGTAAAAACGACCATACCCATCGCAAGCAGCGGTACAAACAACTTCCTCATTTTCATATCCATTAGTGATGCGTGATAATTTCTTTAGTATCGAGAAGAGCTTTAATCTCATCCCAGTTCCAGGGAGACATATCCGCTTCAGGGCGGTTGTCGATCCCCACGTTCAAGCTACGGCCCCGGACATTTCCGTAAGTGGCATGTACATGCCCGAACAAATGGAAGGCGCCTCGATGACACTGGTTCCACTCGTGAATCGGATAATGGAACATGCAAACCCGCTGAGTTCCGATCTTGATTTCCTTGTAATCCTGGCGAGAGTTGAAGTACTGGGCAAACTTAGCCGCTCTCAGTGCTTCGTCGTGATTGCCATAGATCAGATGGATATCGCCTTTCAGTCGTTTCAGTAGTTGCTCAGTCTGTTCAATGCTGCCGAACGATACGTCTCCAAGGTGATAGATCCGGTCCCCTGGGCGAACACACTGATTCCAGTTGTAAATCATCAGTTCGTTGTGTTCTTCCAGGGAAACCTGGGGCCTTGTATCGGGACAGAACTGCTGTACTCGGTTGTGGTGCCAATGTGTGTCAGATGTGAACCAGATGTTCGTCATTCAAGCCACACATAGCCCTCAGCGAACAGCTCAGGCACAGCAGCCTCGAAGGCTAGTTCAACTTCACGCTCAAATTCACGGGCCTCATCAGCGGTTGTGAATTCATCCTCTAGTACAGTAGCGAGGATCATTGTGATTACCTCATCTTCCACCATGTCGATATCGCGAATGAAAGCTTTAACTGCCTCCTTGGGATCAGTGGCACGCTCGATGGCATTATTCAGGCTACGGGTGGTTTCAATTGCAAGTGCAACAACGGTCATGGTGTATCCCTATAAAATTTATGTTTGCCGACTGTGGCGACGTATTGCATCTTGTTCGTCCACTTCGGCCTAACTTTTAAAGTGTGGTAGTGGTCAGACTTCCCGATGGGATTCTCAACCTCTCCGTGAAGTACCTGATAACTCGTGATGTACGCTCGTTCCCAGTCCTCTGGCTTAGGCTTAACCTTCTGCCGTTTCGTGACATATGAGAACTGAGCCTTCTGGTTAACAACCCCTCTAACTGTCTTTGGCCAGCGAGCAGGGTTCTTAGTACGTTCAACAATGACGTAGCCGACAGCTACAGCCCCCATCATGGATTCGCCTCTGGCTTCATATACCAGGGCCTCAGCCATCTTTGAGCATTCACTACTCCGCTTACAACGTTGCTGCCGATCTGTATCAGTTAACTCTCTGGGGTACTGCTTTTTAGCAACAGCGGCGTAGTTCAAACTCACCGGGACAACTTCTTTTCGGCTGTACTGCTCAGCCCAGGAAGCGAATGTCTGATCCACTGCCCAGTCACAAGTGTGCAACACAATCGCAAGACACAAGGCCATTGCGTAGAACTGGAAATCAGCCCGGTGAAACATGCCCTACTCCTTACAACAGCGCGACCTTGTGTTGCCGAACGGTCACGTTTCTACGGAGATTACGACCAGCGAGCCATACTTTCTTAATAAAGCCCTGCCCTTTAAGGGGCTCTCCCATCGCCGCCATGGTGTTGTTGTAAAGTGCAACCATGTTATCCAAGGTCATGACACGGCTTGCAGGATTGTCGATCACAAATAGCCCTTGCTGGACCTGATAACCCTGGAAGTTCGCAAACTTCTCCAGGCACATCAATTGCAACTGGCTGGTGTCGTAAATCTGCGTGTTATCCTCGGGGAGCGACTTCAGGTTCTCCATGATCGTAAAAATGTATTTATCTAGGTGATGCTCGATACGCTGCATTAATTGTCCATTTGCGTAATAAAGTTTAAATCGTCCATGCTCAACTCTGTGTACTCGTCCCCGTGTTGTAGCAGAACTCGCACACCGGCATTCAGGAAGTGGGCCAGCCCTTCTGTTGTTCGGTAGAACTCCTTAAAGACAAACTCCTTAATCCCCGCGTCCACAATATCTACCGCACACAGATAACAACTCGAATGCGTACAGAACATCGTGGCACCAACGGCGCTCTCAGAAGACCTTACAAGACCCATAAGAGCGTTCTTCTCGCTATGCCGTACCTCTGGCTTAGTTTTGTCGTTGCTGTCCTCCAGCGGCCCGTGTAGGTGCTCAGGAAGAGCGTTATACCCACACGAGATGATACGGTTGCCTTTAACAATCACCGTACCTACTTTCAGACGTTCTCCAACACTGCAACCAGCGAAAGCGTGAGCACATGACATATAAGCGTGCATGTGTTTGAGCTTCATGGGTAAATGATGAACACCTTATGCACCTGCTGACTCTCTTCGTTTACATCAACCTCTAACAACGTGTCGTAAGTGGTCTGAAGATCCTCTGTAATAAAACAGAAGTCAGTGCCTCGGGCGTAGTCATAACTGTTGCCCTCACTGTCACCCTGGACAACGATAGGGTTATCACCAAACCTTTCGATATCAAGCTTAAGCTGTCGAACCAGTTCACTCGCTAGTAGCACAAGCCAACTCCGATTCAATTTGCAGATACGCTCGCATCGCACCAACACGGAAATCCACCAAGTTCTTATTCATGCGGAACTCTGCCGGGTAGAACTGCCGTTCAAGTTGCTCTGGTGATACGGTAATGTAGTTGCCGAAGTCCGTGAGAATGCAATACCAAGTGAAGGGGACTTCTTCAATTGTTTCCTCAATTACCTCGACAACGATCCCGTTGCCAGTGCGGCGACCATCTCTGGTCGATAGCTGAGCATACAGTTCCACTTCGCCGTGCAAGTTCTTGTCGGCCCAGTGCGGTAAGCGGTATTCGTACTTCAGCCCAGGGTGTGGCCCACGAGTCGTACCAGTTTCAATTGCACTCATTACACATCCTTCGGCAGTCCGGCGTTAACCATGCCGAGTACTGCGGTTTTAATCAGACTGAAGAAGTTTTTCACAATCCGGCATGGCAGCAGGATAGGACCAATGAACGCTTCGCCCAGGACTTCATAGAAGTCAGATTCAGTTACACGGCGACCTTGAGCTTGACGCTCGAAGCGGAGTGCGAACAAGGCGTAGATCACATACACGGCGTAGATAACGCCGTAAGCAATTGCAATGGCCAACCACTTGGCCAGGATAAAATCAATCATTTAATTCTCTCGAAGTATTCGTCAAACAGGATCACTTCCCCAATGGACTCGATATCTACAAAGAAGAGGTCTTCGTCCTCATCTAGGTCAACGATCAGACCTTCTAGTCCTAGTAGTTGGTGTTTGCCGTTTTTGTTTCCCCAGCTAAATTCTTTAACTATTCGAACTTTGTCGTTGATCTGAAACATCTCGTCCCTCTAGTTTCCGCCAAGCGGCATCAGTTTCTTTCAGAAGTGTGTCCAGCTCTTTCCACTTCTTCTCCTTGTAAAGCTCCAGGGCTTTACTACCAGGGGCAAGGTAATGCCCTGGCCTGTATTCAACGGCATCGCGGTACATATTGAGCCTTCGGAGATTGGCGCCCGCATAACAGGCGCCATATAATTACTCGTCGTCTTGTGCTTCGAAGTACTGCTTCATCTCGGCCATCTCTTGCTCTTCTTTCTCTGCCCGGTACGCAGCGTACTTAGGCAAGCGATCACGCAAATCATCTGCGTGGAAGTACAAGTCCCGGCCATAGTCGAGAATCTGCACGAACTCTTCATCTGTGAGGAAGCCAGCGTATGTACGCTCTACCCACTCACGGTTGATTCGCTCCGTATAGGCGACGCTCAATCGAACATCCGACTCTTTGCCGTAGCCTGGAGAGTAGGAGCAGGCATGAATCATCATGGTGCTGCTGTCGTAAACGACCCACTCATCAGCGTGCAAAGCAATCGCGGAACATGCACTAGCACAGGTCAAGCCAATTTCAGCAATGATCTTCGCACGGCATTCATCCATTCGACGGCAGAGGTAGTCACAAGTCTCCATACTTCCGCCTGGGGAAGAGAGTTGGAAATAAACCTCGTCGTCTTCAGTGGCGTGAGCAAGAATCTCTACTTCCTCACCGAACTCATCAATCTCGCCAATCGGTACAGTGATCGGAATTACAAACTCCGTGAACACTTTCTGACGGGCAATGATGTTCTTCGGTCGCTGGCCAGAGATAGGCATCAATGCCATACCATCTGGGTAAACACCGTCATTCACCTTCTTGTTCTTATCAGTCATCACCATGCCCCCTGACTTTCGAAGATGCTGGCCAAGTGGCCAGAGATTCCCGAACGGCAGTTGTGCTCAGGTGAAAACTTGATAACTACAGCGTCCTCGTGCGGGTGAGCTGCCAGAGCCTCTTCCAACTTCTTCAAACCGTTTTCAGCAGGCTTGAGGGCCGACTGAGTGATGTCCCCTGCACAGATGAGTTGGCAACCCTCTTCCATGCGTGTAACCAGGGCCTTGATTTGAGCCGGGTAAGCGTTCTGAAGCTCGTCTGCAAGGATGATCGTGCGAGGGCCGAACGACAGCCCCTGAATCTTCTCGATAGGCACGATCTGGATGCCGGATGCTTCTTGAAAGAGCCCTTCCTGTACTTCATACCGGAAGTTGTTCTGCAAGATGCCGATGCCCAGGTACTTCTTAAACTTGGTCAACATGCTCATACAGAACGGCAAGAGCTTCTGAGTGTCGTTGCCCGTTACAGCGCCGTAGTCATTCCCCAGGGACTGGTGCGGACGGCAGATTACGATGTTGTCAATCTTACCTTCCAGCCACAACTTACTGGCCCACCAAGCCATCAGTTCTGTTTTACCAGTACCAGCAGAGCCCGACAGAACAATCATCTGCTTCTCAACGAATGCAGCGAGAGCCAACTTCTGGGGGGCACTTTTAGCGGAGAGCGCTACAACACGGGCCGCTCGTTCTTCCTGAAAGCTCTCCTTCTTCGGAGGGCGTCCACCTTGCTCTTGCTTATTAACTTCACGGGCTTGTTTTACAGCCTGTTGCGTTCTCTTACTTCCCAATCTACAGCTCCATCTGTTTCTTGAATAACGAGCATCATTTCTCGCCTGTATCTTCGCCGGACATCTTCACTAATGAACGGCGATGAATCTCACTTCTTAAGCGGAACTCCTTTCACCTTAGATACACGCTTGTGCATACGGATCAATGCAGTAGATGCAGTGCCCATATCCAGTGGATACTTAGGGTTCTCGAAAATGCTCTTGAAGTTGTTTGCCATGCGACTGATAGCCATGACGTTACCAGGGACGTAGCCCTTGGTATTGTCGATGCGGTCGATGGTGATGTCTGTGGGCCTCGGTGTGCTCAGGCTGGGCTTAGTCATAAGCACTCCTGTGTAAGGGCACACCGTGCAACGCATCATGTTTCGGAAGCTAACTAGGCTGATTGCCCAGTTAATGTTTCGCTCGCTAGCGGAGCGGGACTTGCCTATGTAGTATTCAGCGACAAAGCGCTCAAACTCGGCGGAAATGAATTTCATGGTCTTACTGACTTCCTGACTTACTTACTTACAGTTAACGAGTGAATCGGCCTGTCTCAGAGTCACGCTGACGCACACCAACTAACCCGAATGGGGTGTCTTGCCATACTTCAGCTACAAGCTTGTGGACGTACCGAGTCTTACCACCCAGGCATACGCGGTGATACCGAAGCTCAGGTTTGTCCGGTTGCGGAGTGATGCTGGAGGCAGTGAGGAACCGTCCGGTCCTCGTGCTCCACACCCGGCCATCCTCAGTCACATAGTGGTGAGGGAAGCCCTTGCATTTCCGTACCTCTACATCCGGCAAGATCATCGCTGTTGGCCCCGTCGTGTGTGGGTTCCAGTGCAGGTTGGGGTCTTCCGGCTCTTCGAAATCTCCGAGCTGTTGACCGTATAGCGACCCTTGCCGAATAGCTCGTCACACGCCTCCTGAGCCTTCGCCCTGGCACGAGTGTGGTAGTAGTAGTACTGACCCATGGCAGACCGTGTAAAGAAGGTTGCCGGGGCTTCGAATTCGTAGTCTGCGAACTGCTCAAACTCTACGACGCTGTACTGTACACCGGCAGAAACCTGCTCGGCAGGGGTGAAATCGTTTTCTTGCGCACTTACGTTCATTACTGTCTTACTTCCTTACCATGTTGCTAGGCCGCCATCGTAGCAGCAGGAAAACAGCCGTCAACAGGGCAAAAACAAAAAAGTGGCACACTAACCATTTAACATGAGTATTTTTACGAAACAGCGAAATGGTGGCACCGTGACCACTTGACAGGTAGGAATTTCATGTTAAGGTCGCCAGACCTTGTATAATACTTCTTAACTCTATTAAGGATTCTATTACTTCTCTACTCTATTACTTATCTACTTTAAGTATTAACTCTAAGATATATAACTCTATTATATATTCTATTCTTTTACTCTATTATGTACTCTATTAAGAATTCTATTAAGAGTTCTATAAGTCAGAGCAGGCGCCGGTCCTCGGCCCCCATCTATAGAGTCCTCCCTGGCTGCTTAGCCACCCCACCCCCTTACCCCTGGAGTCCACTATGGAAGCCTCCCCACCCGTGTGTCCTGTCCACGGCCTCACAGACGTAATGCCCACCAGTGGCCGCTGCCGCGTCTGTATCGAAGAAAGCAACAATGAAGCCCGCCCCTACCTCGAAACCGCCCATACCGTGGCGGAATTGTGTCGAACTGTTAACAGATACTTGCGAGACAACCAGAAATCTGATACATCTATCGCGTAGCATCGGTCCAATAGACTGCCTCTATTTGTGAAAAGTCCCACACTTCGGTACACTCGTCTCCAGCACTTAATGACGCGGTGGTATGCTGGCCGCTTAGTTAGTGAAACTTGATTAACGAGGTTGACGACCATGACGAACACAGCACATAACATCATAGCAAAGCCCCTAATTAGAATGGCAAGTAAGAAACTCGGACTTAGGATATGTTATCTGTCGAGTCGCGCAGTAAGTACTATTCAGAAAATGCCCGATGGTAAGTATGTTGTTGTAAACGTCTACGAAAAGAAGATTTCCGAATACACTAAATATTCACAGGCTAGAAAAGCAGCGGAAAGAGCCTCCATGGTCCCCTTCCGTCGCAAGAGCCCGAAGGAGGTTCCAGATACAGTGCTTCAGGTCTGCCACAAGGCGGGTAGAGCCATTAGCACAATCCAGAAGATGCCAGATGGAAAGTGGATGGTTGTGAAGCTGTATGAAGAGCGCGTCAATGAGTACGACGAATACTCAGTGGCAGAAGAAGTCGCAACAAGAGCTGCAATGCAACACGCACCTCGCACCACTAAGGACGCCGCGTAATAAAGGAAGTCTGTAAGGACGTGCCGAGCATCGAACAACAGTGAAGTGGTTTGGGGAGATGTATGCCGTCGGCACAACATAGAGAGGCAGTAAGGGATTTCTCTACAGCGAACAAAGATACCAGAATGGATATCGGCGGTCAGGTAGCAGAACGGAGAGAAGCACTAGGGCTCACCTCAACGCAACTGGCAGAAGACGCACAGATCACGGAGATGAGCTTGCACATGCTAGAGCGTGGGGGTGGATTTGATGGAGGGCATACTGTGGCTTGTGCCGTCCTTAAAGCGCTAGCTAGGCTTGAAAGCGCGAACGAGGGACGGCCTGACTTCCAGTTGGCCCGGATCAGATTCATGAGAAATTAGCTGAAACAGCTTGACAAATCGGAGAAGCCATGGTATAAACCCCGACTTCTTCGATTTGTTTTCTCTTACACTAAGCCGATTTTCTTCCACACTTTCTCAACTTTCCCTGTTGACAGGAGTTGAAAGTCGTGTAGTATGGCGTCTCCAGTTTGCTCAAGGGCAGACTGACGTAAGAACAGAATTTATTTCAGTAAGTCAGTAAGACAGGAAGAACTAAAGTGACCCAGATTTCCGTAACTCGTGCTCTCGCCCAGGTTAAGAGCCTGAATGACCGCATTCAACGTGGCACCGTAGCACAGTTCATCGCAATTGCCGTAGGTGGTAAGGTTTCCGGTAAGTCCTCTGTTCAAGAGGCAGAGCAAACCGTTACTAGCAACCTACAGTCCGTCCAGGGCCTAATTGCCCAGCGGAACACCCTCAAATCAGCCATCGTCAAGAGCAACGCGACCACTACGGTGTCGATCGCCGGTAAAGTCATGACTGTGGCTGAGGCCATCGAGCGTAAGTCCTCGATCATCCTCGAACACAACCTACTCCAGCAGATCCGTGGCCAGCAGAATCAAGCCATTGCTGCTGTAGATCGCCACAACGTCGATGTACGTCAACGCTGTGACAATCTCCTGGCCCAGGCTTATGGCCGTGACGTGAAGATCAGCGAGGCCGACAGTCAGGCTATCACCGGCCCATACGAAGAGAAGCACAAAGCTGCTCTGGTAGATGCGAACAAGCTGGACACTGTTATCGAAAAGATGCAGGCCGAGTTGGACGCTTTTACCCTGGAAGTAGACTTCGCCCTGAGTGAAGTAAACGCTAAGACTCTGATCGAAGCGTAACACAGTTCAAACAAGTTTTCTCTTGTGACAGCGAGTTGTCTTAACTTAGCTGGGCTTCTAGGGGTGAGCCTATCACCTCTAACAATTACTGGCATGTAATCATAAACGACCAGTCCCGCCATTTCTGGGACATATCCTTCGTAGGGATTTTAAGCAGTGACTAAGTTCATCGCTCAACGTTTAACCAGTAAAGATGCAACGCTCAACGAAGAAACTTTTAAACAGGTAACTTCTAAAGGCCAAAGCTTCTAAAATCCCAGAACAAGGTTGAGTAGTGGTTAGCTATCGACTCTGACGACGCCCTGGGCTGCTGTTCACAAGAAACCCATTATAGAGGATTGGCGAAGTGGGAACGCTACGGGCTTTGATCCCGTCATTGACTAGGTTCGATCCCTAGATCCTCTTCCACATTCGAAGTATCGTTGAAAACTACGGTTGTCTACGCGCAAACGCCGGACTTCGAACTCTACATACCTGGGAACTCAAGCGCCTTGGTTTGTACAATCCACTCGACCAACCGGATGGATTCAGACGCATGGGATCGTCTCTAACTTATCCCTACCTATTTCTACCCAGGTAGCTCAACTGGCAGAGCAGCGGCCTCCAAAGCCGTTGGTTGTAGGTTCGACTCCTACCCTCGGTGCCACTTCGCAGATATAGATTAAACGGATAAATCACGCGGCTTTCAACCGCACGTTCCGAGTTCGATGCTCGGTATCTGCACCATTATTCAAGTTAAGGAAGACTCATGGCTCAGAAGCCTTACGATGCAACTAAAGAACACACCCCGTTCGACCGTACCCGTAAAACAGATGGGAAAGGTCGTCACCCTAATAAGGGGTTGAGTTCGAAGCACCCGGTGTCGGGCAAGAAGAACCGATACTTCGAATGATTCCACCAGGGAGGCTATAGGGGTCTTATGACCGCTCCCCGCTGCTGAGGCTACTCAGTTGTCCCGATGACAGGCAACAGCGTCCTACCCGCTCCCTGGAGCGCTGAGGCACTAGAGAATAGTGCCGTTTATATTCGCATTCTAAGCTAACCCGGTGAAAGCGACGGATTGAAAATCCGTAGAGACTGGTTCGACTCCAGTAGATTGCACCATAACAATGAGAACCAGGGTACTGGTTGAGTAGCAGCCCATGGAGCCGCCAAAGGCGCTGGGCCCGGTTCATTGTTGTACTGTACGCACTGGCCAGCGTACTTCGCGTTTACGGTAGAGGTCGCAAACCGCTTTATTTTCCCTACTGGTATAGTTCAACTGGAAAGAGCATCCGCCTTCTAAGTGGTTAGTTGGGGGTTCGAATCCCTCTACCAGTGCCAGATATGCAAGAAAGTTGTAGAAAGTTCGAACTATTTTCATATTGCCTATTGACAAAATAGAAAAGTGTGAGAATATTCACGGACTCGAAGTTACCTTCGACTGAATTACCCCTCTTGTATGTAGTTCCCCTCTTAGCCTAATGATTCCTCTGGGAAGGAAGACGCACTGTCGATGCGTTCGCTGCGGTTTCGAATACCGTATTAGGCGCCATATTTGCCCTTGTAGCTCTTAACTGGCAGAGCAGCCGCCTTGTAAGCGGACGGTTGGGAGTTCGAATCTCTCCTGGGGCACCATATTCTTTCCGGTATAGCTCAGTTGGTAGAGCAGCGGCCCGATAAGCCGTTTGTCACTAGTTCAAGTCTAGTTACCGGGACCATCTATGGGCTGTAAGAATTACGACAGTTCGCCTGCCTTGCACGCAGGAAGCCAGGGTTTGACTCCCTGACGGTCCACCATTACAAATGCAGAGACTTACGGCTTATGTCGTTACAAGTCAAACCGGGGATATGCACCCCTTTACAATAGCGAGAGAGTTAAGACTGTCTGGTGATGTCGCCCGGCTCATAACCGGCTGCTTTGTGGTTCGATTCCACCTCTCGCCACCATATTTGAAGAGAGAACCTGGGTTCAAGTCCCTTGTCTCGGAAGGCCCGCCTGTATAACAGGGCTGATAGCTTAGTGGATTAAAGCGCTCTTCATCTCACACACTGGGTTGCTCCCCATGTGAACACTCGCCACAGAGTGTATAAATAAGTGTGGCACGATCAATTGGACATAAGCTAACTAGGCGGAAGCGGGTGGCTGTTAACCACCAGATGCTAGGTTCGAATCCTAGATGTCCAGCCAACTTTGCGACGTGAGGTTTTATGCCCACGATCCTTCCAGGGCTTACCTGGGAGAGATGAGAGTCGCGCATTAAGCTGTCTGCTAGGCCCGGACGTTAAATGGGCGACAAGATCAATACCCCGATGGCTGATCGTCTTAGGCAATCGCCTGCAAAGCGATATCAGGCTGGTTAGATTCCAGCTCGGGGTTCCAGTTATAAAGGTCGTTGTAGAGTCAGATGGCTACTGACAGGGCGCTGTAAACGCCCCGCTTCTGCTAGAGGTTCAATTCCATCCTTCGACCACCAATTTGCCGTATAGGTGCCATACCCGAAAGCATTCGTGCAGTGAGGGCAGGTTATCGTCCCCTTCCCAGGGCGGCAGACGCGAGAATGAGACGTTGGCCGACCGGCGCTAGGCAACAGGCTTTTAACCTGTATTAATCTGGTTCGATTCCAGAGCGTTTCACCAACAATGGAGGGTCCGCTGGGACGGGACTACTGAAGAAGTAGAGAGTGTGGTTAGAATCCACTACCCTTCGCCTTATATAGTAGATTGACCGAGAGGCCGATGGTAGGGGATTGCTAATCCCTACGGTGTAACAGCCGCACAGGTTCGAATCCTGTATCTACTGCCATATTCCAGGCAAACAAAAGCCGCCTTAGTAGGGCGGCTCTTGACAACGAACTCTACCGTTCATTGTAGGTGGGATGCACTGGCGTACTCCGAGGGGAATCCTATCATGTGGACGAATGGCCGACAAGGCACCGGGTACGCGAAACTAACGCTCCTAGCCACCTCCAGGCTCGACTGTCACGTTTTACGATATATGCCTGGGGATAGCATTCCATCTCACACAGATAAGCTTGTGGACGGCAGGAAGCACTTCAGGATGAACATCCGGCTAGCCGGTGAAGACACTTTCAAGTGCTGCAAGGTATTGTTTAGATTCTGGCGGGTTACGATCTTCCGACCGGACCTCTATGAGCACTCAGTACCGGCAGTAAAGAGAAAACGATACATGCTCAGCATCGGCTGGGTAATATGATACAACGGCTTGTGGCGGAATTGGCAGACGCGCTGGATTTAGGTTCCAGTATCGCAAGGTGTGAGAGTTCGACCCTCTCCGAGCCGACCATTTACAACGATTGAAGGTTGAGCCTATCGCTCCCTCTCGTTACAACGAATACGGCGTGTAGGCTCCATGGGGAGATGCGGTCTTGAAAACCGTCCCATTGCAGAGATGTGGTGAGGGTTCGATTCCTTTATGCGCCTCCAACTTAACGCACGAGACTGGAGGCTGAAATGCCCGTGCGATCCGGCCGATACGGCTCCCAGCCTTGAGCGGGTATGAAAGGATAATGCCTGTAACGCACAAACAAAAACACCGCCTTTCGGCGGTGCTCAGGAACGCAAGTGAAGATCAGCCCAGGATAGTTACCCAGCTCTCTACGGACTCATTACCCCACTTCGCTTTCCACTCTTTCAGAGTCTTGTGGTTGCCACCTTTCGTCTCGATGACTTCGCCGTTGTGCGGGTTTTTGTACTGCTTAACGTGACGCTGACGACGAGTAACGGAAGAGGATTTATCAGAAGCCTGCTTCGAAGACTTACCGCCGTGGCGACCGTCTGGGTCCATAATACCCAGGATGTCTTTCAACGACTTGCTATATTCGCCCATCAAGCTACGCAGCTTACCTTCGAATTCCAGTTCTTCTTGCAATTTACCGTCCGACTGGAGGGTAGCCATGCGGGCCTGGAGTTCTTTAATTGCGGCTTCTGTAGCGCGGTATTCAGCAATAACTGACGACATATTTGCGTTCCCCATGGGATGTCTGTGTGATGTGTCAGAGGATATACACGGCTTATTATTATGTAAAGCCCTTAGTGTAAAAGTTTTTTAAAATCTCGCTGTAGCTCAGATCGGTAGAGCGCCTGCTTTGGGAGCAGGAGGCCGGGGGTTCGATGCCCTCCAGCGTGACCATATTAAGATGTAGTCGTGGGGCCGTGCTGCCTGGATGTAGCCATCAGGTTGTGACCCTGTTGTCGGAGTTCGAATCTCCACCTCACCCCAATTTAGCGTGCTTCGTATAGCCAGGTTATTACCTCCGGCTTCCACCCGGATGACAACAGTTCGAATCTGTTAGCCCGCACCAATTCGCTCGATTAGCTCAATGGGAGAGCAGAGCCCTTACAAGGCTTTTACGGTGGTTCGATTCCATCATTGAGCACCATATTACGGATGAATGAGGTACATGCCCTCAGCCCTTACGGGTGCCGTAACCCCACCTCTGAAACCCAGCCCTCTGCTGGGTTTTTTCGTTCCTGAGAAAAGATATGGCCGGAAACCCGAACCTACAAAAAGGTGGTGCCTCGCTGAATCCAGCAGGACGCCCGAAAGAAACCCCCGAACAGAAAGCCGCGAAGCTGAAGCAAAGTAAGCTGCGGAAGACTGAGAAAGCCCTACTTAACCTCAATGCGGCTGCCCTGGAGAACATCCGGCGAAGTGTAGAGGGTGAAGACATCGATAAAGAAGTGGTTAACACCAGTAAGTGGGTTGTAACGACAACTGTAACCGTTTCTAAGGCCGCAATGACCGAAGAGATGGAGTTGAACGGCCTGAAGGACAAAGCGGGCAGAGAGGCCCTAACAGAGGCCCAGGCAGATGAAGATGACGCCAGTGATGCTATCGCTGAGTTCTCGCTTCACATGCTCCCTACCCCAGCCCAGTTGAAAGGCGTTAAGTAATGCCAGCAGGTTTACAAACCTGGGATGAATACGGACGCCTCCGATTAGATACCAGTGTGCGTATGGCAAACATCGTTGGCCTAGTTTATACAAACGGGACAAACGGTAGTATTGCTACTGACACATCTAAGGGCACACCGTTCTTCTATGTAACCCTTCCCTTCGACCCCTCCATTAGTACGCTTCTCCCGACTGTATATTTCAGTGGTAACACACTTATCTGGCAGTACATAGGCGGTACTGGGTATACCGCCCCAGTCGGTGTCTACATAACATATGGATTCTTTTAACCATGCCAGCAGGGTTTCAATCTATCAACGATAGCGGTACGGTCCAGATTGATGAAAACTACTCGACTCTGACCCTTATCGCTGCACCGACGATCACAATCAATGGTGCAGGCCCAGGGTCAGCGTATCCTGGCACAATGTGGGCAAGTTACACGGTTAACAGCCCCAACCCCCAACTTTTTATCGGCAACACCTCCGGCGTATATGTAGCGGTTGTTAGCCGAACAAACCCCAGTGCTGGAGTCTGGACCTACACGTTCGCAGCAGGCGCTGCGGTTTCTGTACGGTTATTTATTTATTCACAAGCAGTAATGACTGCCGGTAACTGCGGAATGCAGGTATTTAATTCCGGTGGTGGACTCGTCTTCGATAGTTCTGCTCCATTCCTCCGTATGTCTGCGGTATATCAGATTGGTGGTGCAGCGGGCAGTAGCTCCTTCGGTATTCCGCAAGACGGTCGGGCCTACGCTGCCGCTCTCTCATATAGTCGGTGCTCGATCACTGGCCCAGGTGCTGGTTATTACTACTGGATGGCTGAGTGGATTAACGTCAGCGGGACCACGATTACAACATCTACTCAGGGACCAATCTACCGGTTTCCTGCAAACAACCCGTATGCCTATCCCCCTCTTGCTAACGCACCCCCGCAAGTGTTGATGGTCGATGTGACATATATTTAAAGGATTAATGATGACCGAACAAGCAATCGCTGAAGTGGTGACTACCTCTGTAGTCAAGCCAACTAAAGCCACAAAGAAAGTAAAACTAGTCAAGCAGAAGATTACATTGTTCTCTGCTGACCCGATGACCCTTATCGCTAAGCTTGAGGAATACATCCTCGCAGGCGCTAAGGTAGACCCAACGGAATTCTCCTACCTCAAGACACTGCCGATGCGAATTGGCCTGTACGTCGAAGGTCCGGCAGATAAAGACGACTGGTTGTGGAAGAGCGATGCCCACCTTAATTGCTTCGGCATTGATGTAGCAGAGTTCACATATGATGCAAAGGCTCTTGATGCCCTGGAGTGGAACGACTTCCGTAAAGTCTGTGCTGCTGTGGACGTTAAAGGCCGGGACCGCGCCAAGATGACTAAAGAGTATCTGGCCGCGATTGCTGAATAAGGTTGACCTATGGCCAATCCTCCATTTCAGCAGAAGAAGGAGCTGATTGGCCCCGCCTCAGCAAAGCAAGTAATGATGTTACAAGCCGCTGCATCTACCGCCGTTATCGGTGGAGCTGCTGGCTCTGGTAAAAGTCACATTGCCCTTCTATTCCCTCTCAAGTACAAAGATGACCCCTACTTCCGTGGCGTTATCTTCCGTAAGACTACAGGCGAACTTCAAGACCTGTGGGACCGTGCTTGCGAGATGTATCCGAAGCTCTACCCGAAAGATGATCGCGGTAGAAGCCCCGTCAAGATCCACCAGCAGAAGATGCGTATTACCTTCCCTTCTGGTGCGACTGTTTTATTCTCTTACCTCGATCACGAGAAAGATAAATACAAGCATCAGGGTAAGGAATACACCTTCATTCTTTTCGATGAAGCAACGCACTTCTCGCAAACTCAAATTGAATACCTACGTGGTCGTCTGCGTAGTTCCCGCTCTGAAAATCCAATTCAGATGATCCTCACGGCAAACCCGGACCCCGACTCAATTTTATTTAACTGGGTTGAATGGTACTTGCACGAAGACGGGCTGCCTAATCTTGATAAAGATGGCGTTGTTCGTTACTACGTGATGGAAGGCGGTGAATACATCTGGGCAGACACTCGTGAGGAACTAGAGGCCATTCACGGCACCGGTCATGAAAGTGGTATCCAGTCGTTCACGTTCATCTCTGCAACGTGTTATGACAATCCCGTGTTGCTCTCCAACGACCCTTCATATCCGAGTCGGCTTAAAGCGAACAACGAAGTGGACGTGCAGCGGTTGCTATATGGTAACTGGAAAGTACGCCCTTCTGCTGCCGGGATTATGAAGCGTGAATGGTTCCACGAACTAGAGCAAGAGCCCGCCTGGACAGAGATTATCAAGTCGGTACGTGCGTTTGATTTCGCAGGTACGTTAAAGAGTGATTCAAACCCCAGCCCCGATTACACCGCTTGCGTGAAGATGTCACGACTCAAGAGCAGTACTTACCACATTCATGAAGTTCGCCGTACACGTATTCGTTACGGAGACTGGGTGAAGTGGATTCTACACTGCTGTGTCGATGATGGCCCGAAAGTCGATGTAATTATCCCTATCGACCCTAACCCTGCTGCCGCTGCTGCATCAATGATGCTGGCACGAACTCTCAGCGAACATGGGTTGTATGTTCGAAGGTTTAAAGCCTCCGGCAAAAAGATTGATCGTGCAAGGCCATTCGCCTCGATGCTGCTTAATGGTGGCGTCAGTATCTCTAAAGACTGTGCAGTCGATGAAGAGAACAAAATCAATTACGACAACACTTTCTATTTCAAAGAGTGCGAAGCATTCGATGGTGAAAAGAGGAAAGGCGAGAACGGTCACGACGATATGGTCGATGCCACTTCCGATGCCTTTATGGCCCTCGCTCAGAAAGCTGTTATCCCCAACGTTTCTCACGGATTGAAGCAATTCAATACCTCTTTCAGTAACCCATTCTCACGATAGTAGGGAACATGAATGGACGAAGATAATATCTCCCTGGAAACTGGGAGTAACGATACTCCTACGCTTACTATGGGTGAGATTGGCCGTTCTGGCTTGATCGTACTAGGTGGGAACATCTTCGAAGAGTGTCAGGATGAACTTCGGTGGCCACAAGCCGCTGAAACATATAAAGAGATGTCTAAAGACGCCTCTATTGCTGCCGCTCTCGATTATGTAGATAACAAAGTAGCCACAGCCGAGTGGGAAGTAAAGATCCCAGAAGGCTATGACGAAAAGCTCAAGACTCATGCAATCTTCCTGAAGCAATGCATGAACGATATGGAACACACATGGACCGACTTCATTAAGCAAGCTGCTTCTTTCGGTCGATATGGCTTCGCTCCTATCGAGAAGGTTTACCGCTACAGAGACAAGACAAAGGGAAGCAAGTACGGCGATATGCTGATTGCCCCCCGTAAGCTCGTTCTACGCTCCCAGGACTCTATTGATAGATGGAGATGGGGCACAAGCGGCAAAGACCTTCAGGGGTTCTACCAGAACGTCTGGAGCATGACATCCAACCCGATCAACAGTGAAGGTTGGGGCTACATTGATGGCCCACGCGAATTAGCACAGAAGTTTATCCCGCGTAAAAAGTTTCTCCTGTTCCGCCATAACCCACAGAAGGATAGCCCTACCGGCACATCCCCTCTGGCAAGTGTATGGCAAGCCTGGAAAATGAAGCAGGCATATCAAGAGGCTGAGGCCCTAGGTGCTGCTCAAGACGCAAACGCATTTAAGATCCTCTTCCTTCCGCCAGAGTATCTGGTATCGGACGCGGATGAAGATAAGAAAGAAGCCCTTAAGATTTTCCAGAAGGCTCTTTCAAACTCTCACAGAGCCCTGGAATCAGGAATCATCCTGCCTTACGTCACTGACGAACAAGGCAAGAAGATGTTCGACTTTGAAATTAAGAACATCGCCGGTACTTCCCGATATGACACTGACACCATTATTAATCGCTACAACCAAGAGATTCTTGTCGGCCTATTTGCCGACGTACTTGCTCTAGGAAGTGGTGGCGGTGGCGGTAGTTATTCACTCTCTGAATCGAAACTATCAGTTATCGACCTCGCTGTCCGGGCCCGCCTGGACGAGATTCGTAATCAGATCAACCACGACCTAGTTCGACAAATCTTCGAACTTAACGGATGGGACACTGAGGTAATGCCGTACTTCGAATACAGGCTACCAGAAGCAGTCAACTTAGAAGAACTAGGTAAGTTCATCCAGCGTGTTAAAGCGGTTGGTATGTTGCCTATTACTCCGAAAGTTGTGAACTGGGTACTTAAGCTCGCTGAGATTCCTTATCAAGTTGATGAAGACGCCACTACAGAAGAACTTCTGAAGATGATGGGCGCCGATGAATCAGCATCTGGTGAGGGAATGAAGGAAGGGTTGAGTTCGGGAACTGGCAAATCGTCGGGAGGAAGCGGTGACGCCTCTACCGGCAATAAAGAAAATGCCTAGGAGTAGAGATGGCTCACACCCTTATTAGACTCAGGGAGAAGTATTACAACACTCCCCTGTTGGTAGACACAGAGACATTTAACTCTGTGATGTCCTACCTAGATACACGCAACGACGGCAATGTAGAAATTAACGCTCGAAGCGGAGAGGACGAAAGCGGGCATTCCCGCATCCTCTACAACGAAGATACACAGACCGCTGTTATGCACATTGAAGGTCCACTGACATATCGTCCAGTTACTTTCATGGGCTTCGACTGCGGCGGAACTAACTACACCGATCTAAAGCAAGATGTTGAAACGGCCATTGATATGGGCGCCAAGACAATTGCCTGGATGGTAGATAGTGGTGGTGGTGAAGCACATCAGATGTCGGACTCTGCGAAGTACATTCGCAAGCTACTTGATGAAAGTGGTGTTCGACTCCTGGCGTATGTAGATGGCCGGTCGGCCTCTGCTGCTTACGGCCTTACAGCTATCGCTGATGAAATCATTGCCTCACGAGATTCCGAACTAGGAAGCATCGGGGTACTTGTTCAACTCATCAACGATTCCCAGGCCATGAAGAAAGAAGGCTATGAACGCACGTTCATTACTGCCGGTGACGACAAGATCCCGTTTGCCGAAGATGGAAGTTGGCGTGAAGGATTCTTAGCTGATCTTCAGAAAAAAGTAGACATCACCTACAAAGACTTTACCGAGCATGTTGCTGACCACAGAGGCATCTCAGTAGAAACAGTTAAGTCCACTCAAGCACGAATGTTCTTTGCAACAGATGCTATCGGGTTGGGCCTCGCTGACAAAGTAATGACTCCTGAAGAGTTCTATACATATCTGGCTGATGAAGCCCAATCAAACATGAGTGGAAACGCTGTGTTCAAACCACGCATTTTTAAATCTATGTCCGCACAGGATGACCCTATGAAACTAGCTGAACTGGAAGCTCAACTTACCGAGCTGACAACTAAACTAGCCGACGCCGAAGCAACTATCGCTGCAAGCGTAGAAGCTAACACATCAGCCGCTCAGGCTGTTGTCGAGGCTCTGGCAACTAATGAAACTCTGGCTTCGCAACTACTGGCTGCTCAAGACGAACTAACTTCGCTTAAAGCAGAGAAAGCAGAAGCTGCTCTAGCCTCTCGTAAAGCTTCCCTACTTGCTGCTGCTGTTCCGGCTGATCGTGTTGAAGGAATGATGACAAGTCTGTCGTCGCTTGATGACGCAACCTTCCAGACTGTAGTTGATGGCTTCGCTGCCACTAAAGCAACTGTAGAACAATCTGCACTTATGACCGAACTAGGTCAAGACGCAGAAGTTGAAGCTCCTGCAAAAGCAACTGCTGATGCTGACGCAGCAGACGCTGCAACTCGTGCCGCTATCGCTCGTCGCGCTAACCGCAAGTAATTACCCCCCGAACTTTAAGGAATAAAAATGCCATTCCAAGCTATGCCTGTGCGTGAAAAACGCCTATCTGACCTAGTTGTTTTCGAAGGTTTCGAACCAACAGTTGGTTATAACCGTCGTGACATTAACGTCACCCCTCCTGCCGCTAGTGCTCCAGTAAAACTAGGGACCATCGTGTTCCGTGCTAAATCGACTGACGAAGCTGCTCCATTCGCAGTAGTTGCGGCTGTTGGTGACATTGCTCTGACTAACGAGTACGCAGTCGTTATTGGCGACCACTACGGCTACAAGCCTTCATTTGTTCCTGCCGCTATTGCTGCTGGCAAGTTCAACTCGATTGGTTACACAAGTGGTCCGATGAAAATCAAAGACTACCTGCCTAAACAAATCCACTCCGCCCTCAACCCTACTCAGTTTGCTGCCCTGGCACAAGCACTAGAGAAGCAGGGCATCGTCGTAGTTGACCACGTAATCGTTTGATTACGTGTTTCACCACAACTAACTAATATCATAGGACATAGAGACTTATTATGGGTATCACTCTTAACCGTAACAACCTTGGTAAGGTTGTTGACCGTACCGACGTACTGGTAGATGTACCGTACACAGCGGACATCACCGAAGCACTGGGTCTGTTTACTGACCACTACAGCACACAGAAGACTGTTGAAATTGTTCGTAAGAGCAGCAACCAACAAATTCTGACCGACAGCAACTGGGATAGTGGCCGTGGGCAAACACTGACTGTAGAACCAACTCGTGAATTCGTTCACGCTAGCATCCCGCACATCAGTGCATCGGACGCTATCTACCCGCACGACCTAGACGGCGTAGTGCAGATCGACGACAGCGTTGAAATCATGAATCTCGCTCAGGTAGCGGACATTCGTGCAGAGAAGATGCTGACTCTGAAAGATGCTCACAACCTGACTCAGGTTGCAGCTCGTTTCCAACTTCTGCGTGACGGTACTGTTTACGCACCGAACAAAACCCTGCGTACAAGCTACGGCGACACCATCAACTTCTACACAGAGTTCGGTGTTACACGTCAGTCTATCGCAATGGACTTCGGCAACACAGTAGACCCGCGTGCTCAGTCCCGCGAAGTACTGGCCAACCTGCGTAAAGACCTGCGTGGAACAACTGGCGCCCTTCGTGGTGTAGTTGCACTAGTAGGTAGCGAGTTCTTCACCAAGGTGATTATGAACCCGTATGTAACAGAAATGCTTAAGAGCCTGCCGACTTCCCAGTCCCTGGCAACTCTTCTGGGTGTTAATGCTGATGACCCGCGCTTCGCTGGTCTGAATGAGCGTTTCCCTAGCATCAGCCTGTTCGGTATCACCTATGTAGACGTAGGTGTTTCGGGTTACGACGTAGGGAACTCTTTCGTTCCGTTCGTTGCTGATGACGAAGGTATTCTGCTGCCAGTAGGTCTGACCAACTTGGCGAAGACTTACTACGCTCCAGCTAACCGCTTCAGCTCGGTTAACAAGAAGTCGCAAGGTAGCTACTGGTTCGAATCCGCTTCTGACCAGAAGATCACCATCGACACAGAACAGAACTTCATGAACGCCCTGCTATGGCCAGCGGCTGTGAAGACTCTGACCCTGGCGTAATTGAACTGGGGCGGTCTTGTGCCGCCCCATTCTGCCTTCTAGGAGAAGTATATGAAACTTGATGACTTGTTCATCCAGGCTGGCTGGATTGCTACTTGCCGCCAACTTGCCGCTACGCTGCCGAATAAGGCTGGTATTACCGCTCTTACTCCAGTGTCAGTTGCAAACGCTACAGACGCTACAACTGCTGCAACCCTGGCTAACGCTAATAAGGTTGCTATCAACGCAATCATTGCTGCACTAAAGAACGTGGCGTAAATAAAGATGGCGTATCAACTCCCTAACGGATCTACTTTTGAATTTGCTAGCGGGTATACGCCGTTTTTAACAATCACGGCGATTTCTCGTGCTGCAAACGCTGTATGTACCGTATCAAGTCACACCCTAACAATCAACCAGATCGTAATGATTAAGTCTGGCTGGTGGGACATTGACGGACGCGCATTTAGAGTTTCAGCAGTTACGGCTACAACATTCACGTTGGCCGGTGCTGATACTACAGATACAAAGAGGAACGTTGGAACTAACTACGGCACAGCCCGTGGAGTTACCGCATGGGTACAAGTACCCCAGATCCTCAATCTCACTCTCTCCGGTGGAGAGCAGCAATACACAACATTTAGCCCCTCACGTTCCGGCAAGGAAGTCAGTCGCCCCACTATAAAGAGTGCAGCGGTCATGACACTTGAGGTAGCTGATGACAAATCCCTCCCCCTGTTTTCCACAATTGAACTTGCATCGGAAACAGAAGAGATTCAGGTGCAACGCCTGACACTTATTAACTCCGATTACATCTTGTACGCAAGCTTAGCCTCGATGACTAAGACGCCTAAGATGCAACGCGATCAGTTAATGACAAGAACAATTTCCCTGGCTCTCCAGGGAGACAACACCCGATATTAAGGAAGCAAGATGGCTGCAACAACTGAAGAAAAGATTGCTTTTATCAAGCTCCGTATCGGTGATGTAACTAGTAACCCTATCTTCCCTATGTTTACCGATGAAGAGTACACAGTTGTACTTGATGGGAACAGTGGGAACATTGAACGAACTACCCGCATGATGGCTATCAGTGCCACGATGATTGTTGGCTCTGTTAGCACTAGGGAAATGGTTGGTGACATCGAAGTACAGAACGTCTTCGCTACGAACTACCTGAAAGCCCTGGACTACCTGATTAACGATCCGATGACCCGCATTCCAGCGAACCTAATGCCGTGGGTAGCAGGTATGGATAGCCAACCAACTAAGTTGGAACAGGCTTCCGACCTATCTTGTGGATGCCGCAACGGCCTAACATTCGGCGGATATCAGTCAAGTTATCACCTCTGCACTTGCGGAGGTTGATATGGCCGATCTATTCGACCGACTGAGGAAGACAGTTGTTAAGCAACTGGCTCCCCGCTCTGTTGGTGGTAAGGGTATGGCTGGACTCCTTATTCGTAAGGAACGCACTTACAACCCCGATACTGACATGAACGAAGTGGTTGATACCACTTACGACATCTCCGGCCTCAAGGCTACTTACAAGCTCCACTACGTCGATGGCTCGCTTATCCGTATGAGCGATGTGAAGTTCGATCTTAGTCCGTCGCTGTTAGATGGCACCGTATGCCCTACCCCAACTACTTCCGATCAGATTCAACTTGATGGAAAGGTTTACACCGTCGTCACAGTTGCTAACTGGAATGGTGCTGGTGATGACCTGGGCTGGGTCTTGCAACTGAGGACAGCCTAATGGCTAATGGATTCGACTCTTTCACAAAAGACCTCGAAGGCTTTGTTAAGCGTACAGAGAAGGCTCTGACAGATTCATTCAGAGAGTTGGTAGTAGAGATTGGTGCAACAGTAATCAAGTTCTCTCCAGTCCTTACAGGCCGCTTTAAAGGCAACTGGCAGATGACTGTCGGTTCACCTTCGACCCACAGTGTACCTAACTACGATCCTGAAGGGGCAGCAACACTCGCTCAACTCAAGATCATGGCTTCAACACTTACTCCAGGCGAGATTGCTTACATCGTCAATAACCTCTCCTACGCCTATAAGGTCGAAGTTGAAGGTTGGAAAGTTACACCCGCCTATCAGCCAGTGCTACGCACATACGCAGAGTTTGATGCTCTTGCGAATGAGGCAGTACTAAGGAACAGGGTGGGCTAATGAGCGATAGTAAAATTCGCAAAGCTTTTAACGACATCGTTCGAGGATATGGAACTTCGAAAGGTTGGGTAGTTGTTATTGAGAACTCAGTAGCCACGCCGCCGCCTAATCAACCATATCTGAAAACAACACTTGGCCCATCTACACCTAGGGCCAGTACTTTAGCAGGTGATGGCAAGACTTACCGTGGAGCATTCCAGGTGATGGTTGTTGTTCCTGCTGGAGAAGGAACAGGACGTGTCACGACCATCATTGATGAGTTGCAGGAACTCTTCCCGCTCTATGGGCGAGTAAGTTACGGCACTAATGAAGCCGTGATTATGACGCCGATTCAAACATTAATGGGCATTACAGATGGTGGAAATTACTCCACCCCAGTCTCTTTTACCTACCGCTCTGATACAAACTAACGAGGAAACTCAATATGGCATATGCATTGCCGAACGGCAGCACCTTCGACGTGGCAAGTGTCCTTGCTGCTGCGAAACCAATTACAACCATCACTAACGCTACTACCCCGCTAGTTACATCGACAGCTCACGGTCTTCTGACTGGTGATTATGTTGTCGTTACATCGGGCTGGTCGAAGCTAAACAACCGCGTTTTCCGTATCACAATCGGTACTGCAAACGACTTCACACTTCAGGGTGTAGATACTACTTCTACTGCCAACTTCCCTGCTGGCCAGGGTGTAGGTACATACCAGAAAGTGACTACCTGGGTAAACATCCCACAGATCACTGAAGTATCGTTCTCTGGTGGTGAGCAACAATTCATTAACTTCGCCTTCCTTGAAGATGTTGATGAGAAGCAGATGCCAACAAGTAAGTCGGCTATCTCGATGTCACTGACTGTAGCGGATGACCCATCCCTTCCATACGTGACTATTGTTGAAGCTGCGGACGTTGACCTGAAACCTCGCCCAGTTCGCCTTAACCTAGTCTCTGGCTCGGTAATGGCTTACAACGCGATTGTCAGCATCACTGCAACTCCGACTGTTACCCGCGATGAACTGATGACCCGTGTTATCACCCTCTCGCTGCAAGCACGTCCAACACGTCTGTAAGGACATAGCCGCCCTTCGGGGCGGCATTTTATAACAAGGAAAAAGTTATAATGGCTAAATTTAAGATTGCCCAGAATCCAACATTCACTACTACCGTATCTATTCCACGGGTTGGTGGTGATCCGATTGATGTACCGTTCACATTTCGCAACCTAGGCCGTACCCAGCTCGCTGCTGTTTACGACAAGTGGAGCGATGCAGCTAGCCAATTCTCGCTAGATGACGATGACATTACATTTACATCGCTGGCTGATGCCGACAAGACCGTCCAGGCACAGCAAATTAAAGATATCGTGCTGAGCTGGGGATTCGAAGATGACTTCAATGAAGAAAACATCCTCGCCCTTTGCGACACATGCACCCTTGCTGCACAGGCTATTGTTGAAGCGTACCGTAAAGAGTATGCCGAGGCCCGCCTAAAAAACTAAGAAGCGCCGCCCGTGCGCTATACGACAGAGCCCCAGACGCTAACAAGATGGCGGCCTGGGGCTTTTCTATGGGCGACTTGCTAGAAGAAGAGATTGAACTATGGCCAGACTGTTGGCCTGCATTCCTTATCTTCGAAGCAATGTCCACTCAATGGAGAGTCGGTATGGGCGGTGCTATCGGTCTTGACTATCAGGCCCTTCCCGTCGTTGTGAAGTACCTCGAAGTCGATGAACAAGATATGCCCCTGGCGTTTAATGACATTCGCGTAATGGAAGCGGAAGCTCTGAAGAAGATGGCCGAGGGGAGAGATAAGTAAGACTTGGAGACACAATGACATATATTGCTAATTTGCAAATCAAGGTTGACTCCACGGAAGTTGAATCAGCCACAGATAAACTTCATGAACTGATCCAGGCTTCTAAGGGCCTGGGCAACAGTCCTCTCTCGAAACCACTTCCCCCTGTTAAGCCGCCTCCACAGCCGAAGCAACCTAAGAGTAGTCCAGATGATAAGTCTGCTGATAAGCTCCTGGCTCAGATTGATAAACAGACCGGTAGCCTACAGAAACTGACTAAGCAGCAGTCCATGCTTAATCAGGCCCGTGATGCTGGTACTGTATCTGATGATAGCTTTGCTAAATACAATCAGATTATCGAGACAAACAAGAAGGCAGTACTCGACCGGGGTAATGTTGTAGAGCAAGCCAGCAAGAAGGAAATCGCTGCTGAGCAAGCCCGCCTCGATGCGTGGTACAAAAGTGCTGATGGACGTAAAACGGTTGACTCAGAGTATCTAGACTCACTTGCAAAAGGCTCCCAGGCTCGCCAGAAGAGAGTTGCGGAAGAAGATGCCAGCGAGCGTCAGCGCCTTGATAGCTGGTTCGCTAACGCGGACAAACAAAAGAAGGCCGAAGCTAAGGATATTGAAGACCGGCATTCAGCTCTTGCAACAGCTTCGAAAGATCGAATTAAACAAGAAGCGGCTGCTCAAAAAGCCCGTGATGCTATTGACAAAGCGAAAAAGGATAGTACACTTGCGGCATCTAAAGCAGATGATGATGCAGCCGCAAAAGCTGAACTAGCCTCGAAGAAACGTCAGAAGGCGTTGGACGATGAGGCTAAAGGTTTACAGAACCTTCTAGCAGCAATTGACCCTGTTACAAAAGAGCGTCAACGCCTCGCTAAGCTAGAAGCTGAGTTAGAGAAAAATTACAGTAGCGGTAAAATCACTGAGCAACAACGCGGCCAATACCAGTCGGTAATTGACGAAGCTCGGCAGAAGACTGACCGCTATAAAAACTCCCTAGGCCGAACTGCCCTGACTGCTAAGCAGCTTCAGATGGCACAAGCTGGCCTCCCCGCTCAGTTTACTGACATTGCTGTTTCCCTTCAGGGTGGACAAGCGCCGCTAACTGTCTTCCTGCAACAGGGCGGGCAGATTAAGGACATGTTCGGTGGAACAGTCCCTGCAATTAAGGGTGTTACATCGGCATTTGTCGGTCTGATTAATCCTATTACTATCCTCGGCGCCACGGTCCTAGCACTTGGCGGTATCTGGTATGACGCTGAGCGCCGGATGTCTGCTCTCAATGCGGCCATCTATAAAGGCAATGAATTGGTCGGAACTTCTAAGTTCGGGCTTGAGGTAATTGCTGAAGGTGCAACTGTTGCTGGCAACTCTGTTGCTGAAGCTCAAGAGGCCATCACGGCCCTGGCTGCAACTGGTGAAGTATCCTCTAGCCGTCTCGCTAACTTCGGTAAGGCCGCTCAGGCTATCGCTGTAACGTCTGGTAAAGACATTAGTGCAGTAGCTGAAGAGATGGCAACCCTGGGCGACACGGCCACAGAGAAGGCTGAGAAGCTTAGTGAGAAGTACGCGATTGTAACTGCTGAACAGTATGAAACAATCCGTGCCCTGGAGAAGAAAGGCGAAACTGAAGAGGCAATGGACGTACTTAGTTCAAGCCTCGCAGGAAACGCTCAGGAACGCTTGCAGCGCTACCGTGACTCCCTCTCCGACCTCGAAAGAGATTGGATGGATGTTAAGACCGCGATCAGCAATGCCTATGGCGCAGTTCGTGCGGAACTCTTCCCCGACCTCAACGATGAGATTACCCAACTTCAGCGTATTATCAAGACGCGGAAAGAAGGTGGTGTAACTGGCACTATCTCTAGCTTCCTCGGCTTCGGTGATAATTCAGACGAAGCTCTGAGCCAGCAACTACAGTCGCTAATTAATCGCAGAGACTTTAAGAACAAGTATGATGCGGAAGTTGCTCGCCGCAATCAGGCCAACAAAGAAGTAGTTGAGTCTGAGAAAAAGCTATTCAAGGATCTTGAGAAAGCTGGCAAGACCGTCAAGAAGAACGAATACCTTGAAGACCTCAATAAGGAATTCGATTCTCTTGTTGAGAATGCTAAGACTCTTAAAACTATCCCTAAACTGCTGGAAGGCGTCACATGGACGACAGAAGGTGGATACAAGGGTGGTGCCTACGATACCCTGAAAGCTGAAGCTGAGCGTAAGTTTAAAGAGAAACAGCCTAAAACTCCTAAGTCCGCTATCCTAGATAACACTGACGCTAACGAGTTCCAGAATCAAGTTAACGAAGTTAAAGCCCGCTATAAGTCGATGAATGAGGACATCATTCAGGCACAGAACGCTGGCACAATTTCAATGGCTGCTGGTGTAACTAAGCGTAAAGCTCTACTGGAGCAAGAAGCTACCCAGGTTAAAGATGCCTATGAGAAGCAGATTGCTTCCCTTGAGGCATTGAAGGGCAGTAAGAACATCTCTGCCAATCAGGTTATCTCGATTGATCGTCAGATTGCTGATGCTCGCTCGAAGATGGTTGTTGCCCAGGAAGAGTCTGAGAAGCAACTGAAGAAGCTTGCCGGTGATGAAGAGACTCGCCTTAAAAAGCAGAGTCAAGCAATCTCCGCATACGCTGAAAACCTCAATCAGATGGTGAAGAACCTCGAAGTTGCTGGCCAGCGTCAACGTGCTGCTCTATCAATGAGCAGTGGGCAGGCCGGACTTCAGGACCAACTTAGCTCGGAAGATGACCGTTACAACGAAGAGCAACGTACTCTTACCCTGCAACTGGGTGAGGCTGGACGCGACCAGACTGAAGTAATTGCTAACTTGCGGGCTTCTGCTGCCGCTCACACTGCTATGAAAAAGCAGATCGTTACCAACTACGAAGAGATGAAAGCCGCCCAGGCTGATTGGGGAGCCGGTGTTAGTAGCGCCTTCCACCAATATATCGAAGACGGTCAGAACTACGCTCAGATGACGAATCAGGCGTTCACAAGTGCCTTTACAGGTATGGAAGACGCACTGGTTAACTTCGTTACAACTGGCAAGCTCTCCTTCGCTGACCTAACTAAATCCATCCTCGCTGATATGGCACGTATTGCTGTCCGCATTGCTGCGTCTAGAGCGCTTATGGCGATCTTCCAGGTATGGGGTGGACCTAAGACTGCTGATACGGCTTCGATGAACAGTGCTACAGCTTATGGCGACGGCATCGCAGCGGCGAAAGGTGCGGCCTTCGACGGCGGTACTCAGTACTTCGCTAAAGGCGGATCGTTCACCAACTCAATCGTAAGTAAGCCTACATCGTTCGCTACCAACAAGAGCAACAACAATGTAATGGGTGAAGCTGGGCCAGAGGCGATTATGCCGCTGACTCGCTCTGCCGATGGTTCGTTGGGTGTTCGTGCTTCGGTCGATGTATCTGGCCTACAGCAAGGTGGAGGAAGTGGTGTACAGGTTTACATCACTGTTGACGGTCAAGGGAATACGAAAAGCTCAGCTACTGATTCTGGCTACTCGTCGTTCGGTAATGATGTTGGTCAGTTTGTTGACCAGCGTTATAAGCAACTCATCAGCAAAGACCTACAACCCGGTGGCGACATCTGGAAGTCAATGCAATCTTAAAATAGGGGGCTCTCGGGCCCCTTATTCTTTCAAGGGTAGTTATGGCAACTTCAACATTCACTTGGGTAGTAAGTACCCAGGCCACATCAACTATGGGCTACACCATCCGTTCTGCACAGTTCGGTGATGGGTATAGTCAAGATGTTGGTGAAGGCGTAAACAATAAAACTGAATCCTGGGAAGTCTCGTTTACCGGCAGTGACACTGAAGTGCTTGCCATTATGAGCTTCCTCGATTCCATGGCTGGATACAAGTCCTTCTTCTGGACAAATCCACTCGGCCAACTCGGCCTGTATAAGTGTAAAGACCCTAAGCCTACAGAACTAGGTGGGAATACTTTCAGCTTCTCAGGCACATTCACTAAAGCATACGCAGCTTAACTAGGAGGGCCAATGCCGATCAAGTTAGACGTGCAGAAGCTCGAACCGGGGCAACGTGTCCGGCTAGTCGAAGTTGACTGTACAGAATTTAATGGTCCTGTGATGCACTTCCATAACTACAATGTGGAGTACACTCAGGCAGAACTTCTAGCGGCTCAAACTGCTGGAACAGAACTAACCCCAAAGAAAATTACGTGGAAGGGTCAAGCATATGATTGCTGGCCTTACGATATTGACGGGATCGAACTAGATGGTACTGGTTCAACCGCATCTCCTAACCTGACAGTCGCTAACGTTGATTCAACTATTAGCTCGCTCTGTCTGGCTCTCAATGACCTTGCACAAGCCAAGGTAACAATTCACATCACCTTCCAGCATTATCTAGATGGTGAGCCTGGGGCAGACCCGACACAAGAGTTTACTCAAGTCTGGTATATCGACCGCAAGACTAATGAAGATAACGTTTCCATCTCTTGGAGCCTATCTAACCCAGCGGACACTACAGGCAAACTTATCCCTGCTCGCCAGATCCACGGTATCTGCTATTGGATGTTGCAGGGACAATACCGTGGTGCTGATTGCGGATATACCGGCACAGCATACTTCGATGCTGACGGGAACTCAGTAGCTAACCCAGCCCTGGACAGACCATCTGGTCTTCTATCCACATGCTGCAAGGTACGCTTCGGTGCAAGTAACCCCCTCCCCTTCGGTGGTTTTCCTGCATCAGCACTTATGAACTAAGGAAATACATGGAAGTATTTGATAACGAGAATTTGCGTGAGGATATTCGTCGTCACGCAGCCAGGGAATATCCACGGGAAAGCTGTGGCGTCATCGTGAGTATTCAAGGCGTACCTCAGTACTTCCCTTGCAAGAATATCTCTGAAGATCCTACGCAAGAGTTCCAGATGTGCCCAGAGGATATGACTGATGCTATGGACCTGGGAGAACTGGAGGCCATTGTGCATTCACACCCAGACGCCACAAGCCAGCCTAGCACTTTCGACCTGGCCTTCATGGAGCGCTATTACGCTCTTGAGCGCCTTCTAGACCCTGACGCACTACCTACTCCATGGATCATCGTATCGTGGCCTGACGGAGACTTCAGGCAGGTTGTAGCCCAGGGCGGCGTACCTCTCACCGGAAGAGAGTTTGTTCATGGCCTACATGACTGCTGGCAATGCTGTGCAGATTATTACCATCGGACATCCGGCCTCACCTTCCCCAACTTCGAACGTGAAGATAATTGGTGGGAGAATAAAGAGGGAGTGTCGCACTATGAAGACAACTTCCTTTCTTGCGGATTCTATAAAGTACCGCTAGACGAAATTAAAGTAGGTGATCTAATAGTAATGCAAATAGGGCGAACTTATCACCCTAACCACGCAGCTATCTACCTCGGCAATACACCAAAGCTTCCTGATGAAGAGTTGGATGTATTCGGTCAAGGGCCATTCATCCTACACCATATGTATGCACGAAAATCTGCCGTTGAAATCTACGGCGGACAGTGGCTACACCGTACATCATTTGTTTTAAGGCACAAAGATTATGTCGGAGAGACTAGTTAAAGTAAAACTCTACGGCCACTTGCGAAAGTTCGGGCGAGAGTTCGAAGTATCTGTTAAGAGCCCAGCGGAAGCTGTACACGCACTTAGTGTGATGCTTCCAGGCTTCAAGCACTTCATTGAAACATCAGAACATCGTGGAATGGCCTTTGCTATTTTCAATGGCAAAAGGAATATCACTGAGGAAGAACTTACGCTAGGTGCGAAAGACGAGATTCGTATTGCCCCTGTGTATGGTGGCCGTAAGAACAGTGGTGGCTTCGCCGTAGTTGTTGGTATCGCTCTGATGGCCATTGCCACAGTTATGACTGGTGGTATTGCTGGCCTTGCTTCAGCGGGTGCTTGGGGTGCTGCCCTGGGTGGTACTGGTGGAGCCTTCGCGGGTGCTATCGCTATGACAGGCTTCGCGATGGCAGTTGGTGGAGTCATTCAAATGCTCACCCCTACAGCTAACACTGGCTTGAAGACAAGTAGCGATAGCGAGAACACATCGGCCTACGCATTCGGCGGGCCAGTTAACACCACAGCACAAGGCACACCAGTCGGCCTCCTATATGGAGAGCGAGAAATTGGTGGGGCAGTGATTTCAGCCGGAATCTTCGCAGAGGACCGGACGTAAGAGGAATATAATGGAACAAGTTATCCTACAAGGCCACAAGGGCGGCGATAGTAAAGCTCACACGCCTGTCGAGGAAAAGAATACCCTGCTATCGAAGTCTTACGCTAAATTGCTTCTGGCAATTGGTGAAGGTGAGTTCGCAGGAACCCCAACCGCTGAAAACATCTTCCTCGATGGCACCCCTCTTAAAAGTGCTGGTGGTCTAGATAACTTCGGTGGAGTTAAGTGGGACTACCGTTCTGGTCGTTCTGACCAGACATACATCACTGGCTTACCAGACATCTCTAATGAGTTCGCCGTCAATCTAGCATTGACTGATGCAACTCCCTGGACACGCCTGATTAGCACGCAGCAGATCGATGCCGTTCGTATTACCCTGGCATGGCCAGCAGTGTATGAGCAGAAAGACAACGGCGATGTCGTTGGATATAACATTGAGTATGCTATCGATGTTTCCACTAATGGTGGAGCATATGCCGAGCAAGGTAAGTGGAGCACCAACAGCCAGAAGACTACTGTTGAGTACAACCGTACACACCGTATTAATCTACCTAAGCCTGGAACTTCATGGACAGTACGTGTCCGTCGTCTTACCCCGAACAAAAATAACGGTAAGTTCGGTGACATAATGTCCGTCAAGTCGGTTGCAGAAGTAATCGACGCCAAGCTTCGCTACCCTAACACAGCCCTTCTGTTCCTTGAGTTTGACGCAGAGGCTTTTGGTGGATCTTCAATCCCGAAAGTGTCTATCAAGACTAAGGGCCGATTGATTCAAGTACCATCTAACTATGACCCAGACACTAGAGTTTACTCTGGCGTGTGGAACGGTACTTTCAAATGGGCCTGGACTAACAACCCTGCCTGGGTTTTCTACGACCTAGTTATTAACGAACGCTTCGGCCTCGGTGCTCGCATTAAGCCAGACATGGTTGATAAGTGGACCTTGTACCAAGTATCGCAATACTGCGACGTTATGGTATCGAACGGTAAAGGTGGCCAAGAGCCCCGTTACACTTGCAACATCTACATCCAGTCACGTAAAGAAGCGTGGCAAGTATTGCGTGACATTGTTTCCATCTTCAACGGTATGTTGCACTGGAGCGGTACACAGATTGTTGCAACGGCGGATATGCCTGTTGCAGTCAATACTCTGCGTACCTACAGCCGTAGCAACGTTGTCGAAGGTAAATTCATTTACGGATCTACATCAGAGAAAACAATCGCTACAACAGCCCTTGTCTCGTTTGACGATCCAGACAACCACTTCGAAACCGCTGTAGAGGCCGTTAACGACCTCAATCTAGTCCAGCGGTACAAGACGTGGAATCAGGCTGAAATCGCAGCCATGGGTGTTACAAGCCGTGGTCAGGCACAGCGTAAAGGTAAGTACACGATGCTTACCAACTCGTTGAACCGCATGGTTACATTCAAGCTCGGCCTGGAAGGTTATCTGCCACGCCCTGGTGAAGTAGTCGGAGTTGCTGACCAAGTGTTGGCAGGTTCTAACTTCTCCGGTCGTATCAGTGCTGCCACCATTAAGACTGTGACCTGTGACCGTGTACCGAACGTAGTTGCCGGGGATATCCTGTACGTTAACAAACCTGATGGAACTACCGGCGAAGGTCGCACAGTCCAGAGTGTTAGCGGCAAGGTAATCACTGTTACAGCAAACTACTCTGCGATTCCTACTGTTGAACTCGGCTGGTATGTCGAGAAGACAACACTGAAGTCTCAGCTCTATCGCATCACAAAAGTTACTTGGTCCGATAACGACGCTAAGTTCGAAGTTACCGGCGTGCAATACGAAGACAGCAAATATGCTGCCGTAGATAGTGGTGCTCGACTGGAGAGCCGCCCTATCACAACTATCCCGGCTGGTGGTCAGGCTGCTCCAACTGGTCTAACAATTTCAAGCTTTACTTACATTGAACAGACAATGGCTGTTACAACCCTTTCGGTTAAGTGGACTCCAGCAGTTGGGGCCATGAACTATGAAGGGCAATGGCGTAAGGATGGTGGTGACTGGAACAACGTTGGACTGACAGCAAGTACTGGGTTCGATGTTAAAGGTATTTATTCAGGAGCCTATCAGGCTCGTGTTCGAGCTATCAACGCCCTGGGCACTAAGTCTGTCTGGGTAGAGTCTACAAACACCCAGTTAACGGGTAAAGTTGGTGCTCCACCAACACTAACCGCCTTTACTACCCTACCGGAAATCTTCGGTATCCGCATCAACTGGGCATTCCAGGCTGGATCGGACGACGGCGCATTCATCCAGATTCAACAAGCAGACACCATCGCTGGTGGTAACACTACTGAGTTAACTCTAGTCGCCTACCCTGCTCAGACTTACGTTAAGTCCAACATGCTTGGTGGTGTAGTTAAGTTCTTTCGTGGCCGCTTGATTGACCGTACAGGAAACCAAGGCGCATGGACAGCCTGGACTTACGGTATCTCGGAATATGGTACAGATAAGATCCTTGAAGCGATTGTCGGTGAAATCAAAGAGACGCATCTAGGGCAAGAGTTGCTAACTGAGATTGATAAGATCGAAGTAATCGAGCGCTCTAATGAACTGCTTGAAGCTCAACTTGGTGCAGCGGAAGCAAGTGTTGCGGAAGTTAAAGCTGCCGCTGATGCCGCTGTAGCTGACTTGAATAATAGTGTAACTCTGCTGAATGGCGACTTGTCGGCATTGCATACACAAGTAAACAACATCAAGGATGCCGCACTCTACGACCCTACAAAGACATATGCGAAAGGAACTAGTGCCCGCGTTGGTGATCGCCTGTATCAAGCTAAGCAGGCTGTTCCGATTAACACTTCCCCACCTAACACCACTTACTGGCTTGATGTCGGTCAAGTTATTGAAGAGGCAGGGGCTGTCGCTACACAGGTTGGATTGAACACCGTAGCAATTACGAATCAAGGTGGCACCCTTACTGCACAAGGCCAGAAACTTGACGCCTTCGATGTACGTCTCGTAGATGCTGAGGGCGATATTATCACTCAAGGTGATGCACTCACCAATCTTCAAACAACAGTTACAACTCAAGGCAACACCATTACCTCTCAGGGTAATAACATCACTTCCTTGAACAACAACCTAACCACAACCAACAGTAACGTCACAGCCGCTCAGAATGCCGCTAACGCAGCAAACACTCTGGCTGGTGGTAAAGGTAAGGTACTTGTCCAATCGACTACTCCAGTCACTGCTGACCAGCTTGCACAGAACTTGTGGATCGATACAACAGGTGGTGCTAACACACCTAAGCGTTGGTCCGGTAGTGCATGGCTCGCTGTAACTGACAAGGTTGCTACGGACGCAGCAGCAGCAGCTTCAAGTGCATTGACGCAGGTAGCAACTAAAGCTGATTCCTCTGTTGTGTCTGCATTGACTGGCCGTGTTACAACAGCCGAAGGTTTGATTACTTCACAGGGCAGCAGCATCACGTCATTGAACAACAGTTTAAGTGTACTTGGTGCATCTGGCGTAAACATTTTACCTGCTGAATATACAGTGTTTTCGGCAACACCACCAGTAACAAACCTTGCAGCAGCGGTGACAACTGAGGTTGATACAGCGACATTACGTGGTTATGCATTGAAGATGGCAACAACCAATGGCACGTCTCAGACTGCAACATTTGGTGCTGCACTTACAGCAGATTCATGTAACATTCCGTTCAAAGCACAGAAATACATCTTGTCGTATTGGGCAAAGGCTAACGTTGTTGGTCATCAGATTGCAAGTTATTTGCGTGTACTTCTTAGTGATGGTGTTACTTTCACAACAGGGCCAGCAACGCTTGTAACATTGACTGATACATGGGCACGTTATTCGGTGGTCATGGATGTATCGAACGCGACAACTTACAGCGGTATTAAAGCTCAATTGAGCTTCCAGTTTAACCGTTCTGCTGTTGCTGGTCGTATGGTGTGGTTTGATGGTATTATGCTTGAGGCTGCATTGAATAATGTGTCTACACCATCAAACTTTGTGATTGGACAAAGCTTTGACCAGAACTCAGCTACAAGCAATGCCGTATCAGCATTGACTTCAACTGTGACACAACAAGGTGACACACTAACCAGTCAAGGCAACAGTATTGTATCGCTGAATAACACGATTGGTAGTTTGGGTGGTGAAAACCTCCTGTACAACCCTTCGTTCGATAAGCCTAGTACCACTACCGGATTAGCCGATGGTTGGACATCAGGCGGAACAGCAGTTGTTGTACCTACACTCGTAGCCTCTACCTTAGACCCTGCCGGGTTCGCACAACGAGTTGATGCAACTAGCCTGAGTGCATCAGTCTATGCAGATGTGATCACCGCTGTAACTAAACGTCCAGCAGCAGTGACAGGACAGATTCATACCGTGTCGGCTTATGTTCGGGCAACGGCAGGGTGTAGTGTACGTCTTTATGTGCAGTGTGTTAACTCTGCTGGATCTGCAATTGGTACAACCACTGGGACACTAGTTACTACTGATGGAACTTGGCAGCGGATAGTTGTTACATCTAACGCAGCCCCAGCAGGTGTTGCTAAAATCTCCATTATTGCTCGTTTCTACGGAACAGCAGCAATCAATGCAGGGTTTGCGGAATGGGATCGGGCACAGCTTGAGATTTCTCCTGTAGTAACTGGCTGGAGAGATAGTGGACTTGCATTGTCGTCGGCTCAATCAGCAACTTCGACAGCAGTAGACGCTTTAACTAACCGTGTTACTGCCACTGAAACCGCGATCACGGCATCGGCTCAAGATATCACGAGTCTAACAACAGAAGTTCACTTCCGTGAGTTGGAAGAGTTGTATGCCGGTGATGAAACAGATGCTCAGATTGATGATACTTTGCGTATCGCAAGTGGGGCAGCAAATGCTACAACAGCCCTTACTTCAACTGTGACGCAAGTTGATGGGAAAGTTACCGCACAAGCACAGCAAATCACTGACTTGACCGCAAGCCTTAGTACCACCAACGGCACTGTGGCAGGACAAGCACAAGCTGTATCTGATTTAACAGCGACGGTTACGGCTCAAGGTAATACGCTGACTACACAAGCAGGCAGTCTCACTCAACTGCAAAGTACAGTTGGTGGTATTGCTGGTAACGGTTCTAACCTCCTACCGGACACTTATAGCTGGATCACTTCGACAACTCTACCAGCAACGGTTATGGGAACATCGATGACCCGTGTTGGTGTAGCTGTAGCAGGCTCGGTATCAGGGTTCGGCTACAAGATGACAACAGCCAGCACATCTACTGCTCAGTACATGATGCTGTCACCCACAAACGACGCCGCAGGCCGTAACGTATCACTTGAACCGGGTACTTACCTAGTTTCCATGTTTGTGCAAGGTTCTGTCGCTGGCACTGCAAGAGTTTCACTGTTCGATGGAACGCACCGTAACTCACCAGTTCTGGATTTCACTACAACAAGACAACGATTGACATTCATTTGTACAGTGACGAGTTCTACTCAAGCGAGTGTAATCATTTACTCGAACTTGTCTGGGCTGGCTGCTGGAGTTGATATCACAGTTGACAGTGTGATGGTTGAAAAGCAGATCGGTACTTCCGTAGTTCCATCTCCGTTCGTAGCTGGTAGTTCGGCAGCAACATCGTCTGGACAAGCAACTGCTATTGACGCACTCAATACTTCAGTAACTCAGGTGAATGGGAAGATCGAATCAGTTGCACAGAGCGTTCAATCACTTACAGCTACGGCTCGACAAGATGATGGCTCAGGTGATCTAGCTGACGCCCTAAACCTGTGGCAGAACACTGCTTCAATCCAGACCGAAAGTATTGCTCGTGCTGACCAAGACGGAGCAATGGCGGCTAAGGTTGAAACAATCATCGCCCAGGTGAACGACAACACTGCGTTGATTCAACAAGAGTCAGTAGCAAGGGCCACAGCAGACTCAGTAAATGCTACGTACACTACGTCTGTACAGGCTAGTTTGAACAATACTAACGCAATGGTTCAAACTCAAGCAAGTGCAATCGCCACAACCGATGGCAACCTGAATACTCTAAACACCAAGGTAGCTGCCGCGTACAGTATCAAGTTGGGAGTTGCTTCTAACGGGCAATACTATGCTGCTGGGATGGGTATCGGGATTGAAAATACCCCGGCTGGTATGCAGTCGCAAGTGATCTTCACTGCGGATCGCTTTGCGATCATGAACCAGACCAATAACGTAACTACATCTCCTTTCGTAGTTCAAGGCGGTCAGACAATCATCAACAGTGCAGTCATCGGTGATGCAACTATCGGCTTCGCTAAGATTGCGGACAACTTGCAATCCACCAACTTCGTTTCTAACTCTACTGGGTGGGCACTAACTAAAGGTGGCTATCTGGAGCTAAACGGAAGTGGCGGACAGGGAAGAATCTCCATTACTAACAACGTCATCATGGTGTTTGATGCTGGTGGTGTTCTCCGTGTACGGCTAGGGCTTTGGTAATAAAGAGGGGCTACGGCCCCTCATTCTTTTAAGGAATTCACATGGCTTGGTACTCTACCGGGACAATCACTGCCACTAACAATAGTGGCGCCATTACGGGTGTTGGTACACTCTTTATGGCAAACGTGAAGATTGGAGATGGTGTTACCATTGCTGGTAGCACGTCGATTCACGAAGTTATTAACGTAACAAGCGATACGCAACTAACTGTATCGCCAGTTTATGCAGGAACTACCGGAAGTGGCAAGACTTTCGGAGTTGTTCCGGTCCAGGGGTATGTAAAGGACTTGGCTAATCAGGCTAAGTCACTACTCCTAACTTTCAGTACTGTTGGGGCAAGTGTAAGTGTAAATGCTTTAGCGGGTATTACCGGCGCGGCCAATCAGATTCCTTACTTTACATCTGGCTCCACGATGTGGACAACCCCACTGACAGCCGCTGCCAGGACGCTACTGGATGACGCAGATGTCCCAGCGATGCGTACAACTCTTGGGTTGAAGGCAGCCGCACTAGCAGACATCAAGGGTACTGTTTCTCAATCTGGGGGTGTACCTACGGGTGCGATTATTGAGACTGGAAATAATGCAAACGGTTACTACACAAAATTCGCAGATGGCACACTCATTTGCACCAACGCAGCAGGTGTTGCATCCCCGACGATTGTAGCCAATGGTTCAACTCAGTTCAACGTTAACCTTCCCTCTGCATTCGTTGCTGGAACAATCTCCGGCTGGGCTTGTGGCTACCCTATGGGATCTTGGGAGTATTACGGCACGCTCGTGGTAGTGGGTAGCGGCACTAGTGCCATGACCGTTTTCATGAGAAACGGCCCATACCCACAACAGTTCTTCGTCTATTACAACGCCATAGGGAGATGGTACTGATGGGCTGGTACAACGGCGGAACTGTCACCGCAACAAATAACAGCGGAACACTAACTGGAGTTAGTACAGCCTTCATTGCGAATGTTCGGGTTGGTGATGGCGTTACTATCACTGGAAGCACTTCCATTCATGAAGTTACAAACATCACCAGCGAAACACAACTAACTTTCTCACCAGTTTATGCTGGAACTACTGGGAGCGGTAAAGCTTACGCTATCGTTCCCGTTCAAGGGTATCCACAGGCCCTGGCCGATCAAGCAAAGTCGCTCATCCTTAGCTTCGGTAACGTAGCTGCTAACGCTTCAGTTAACGCTCTCATGGGCGTAACTGGTGCAGCAGATAGACTGCCGTATTACACCTCGGCTTCAGCAATGGCAGTAACTACGTTTACGGCTGCTGCAAGAACTCTGTTGGACGATACGACTGTTGCAGCAATGCGTACAACACTAGGTCTTAAAACATCCGCTACAGCAGACCTCATCGGTACTGTTTCTCAATCTGCCGGGGTTCCAACTGGGGCAGTAATCGAGCGTGGGTATAATGCGAATGGCCACTACACTAAGTGGGCGGATGGAACGATGATATGTCGCCAATGGATGACATATACCAGTGTTGGTGCAGGAGCTGTTGCCACTGGAACGTGGACCTTCCCTGTAGGGTTCTCTGCCACGCCGAACGTCAATATCACAGCCGGTGGATCGGGTTGGGGGTATCTAACAACTGTAGGGTTTGAGGGCTTGCCCGGTACTACTGGAGTTGGCTACTCGTACCAAAACACATTCAGTTCGGCAAAGACGGTCTATCTCAGTTGTCAAGCGACTGGATTGTGGTTCTAACACAAGGATTAATACATGGCGTGGTATAACGCTGGCACATTAACTGCCACAAACAACAGTGCAACTATTACAGGGGCTGGAACGCTGTTTCTTGCTAATGTGAGTGTTGGGGACGGTGTAACTATCGCGGGTAGCACGACTATTCATGAAGTTACTAACGTTGCCTCTAACACACAACTTAGCATCTCCCCTGTTTACACCGGCACAACGGGATCGAGCAAGACTTATTCTATTATCCCTGTCCAGGGATATGTAAGAGACTTAGCCAATCAAGCTAAACAACTCATCCTCACCTTCTCTACCGTAGGCTCTAGTGTCAGTGTTGGTGCATTAGCTGGCATTACGGGGGCTGCTGACATGATCCCCTACTTTACTTCCGGCTCGACAATGTGGACTACTCCACTCACATCTCAGGCACGTAGTCTATTAGCCAATACAACAGCAGCTAATATGCGTACAACTCTCGGATTAAAGGCTGCCGCTCTGGCAGACATCACTGGAACTGTCTCTCAATCTGGGGGCGTTCCAACTGGTGCGGTAATTGAGTCTGGCACCAATGCCAACGGCTTTTATATCAAGTGGGCAGACGGGACGATGATCTGTCGTCAAATTAGTGGCTCGACAGTAACAAACAACGCTGGAGCAGGTGGCATCTACTATTCCAACGGAGTTGGATTCACCTATCCGGTAACATTCGCCGGTAACGTTCCGTGTGTGTCATTGAGCGCTCTAACCGCAAATGGTTACTTCTGCTCGACTGCTGTAGAGGGACCGACCACTACAAGCGGAATTGTCTCACGACTTACCTCGTATATTCCTACAGCCACAGGGTACGTGTGTTACATCGCCGTTGGTCGCTGGTATTAATAATTAAGGAACAAACAATGAAACTAACATTTAGCCCGCAACGTCGGGACGATACACTCGCACTCATTAAAGCGAACGATACGCTAATCATCAATGGCGAAGTTCTTGACTTCAGCCCACTACCAGAAGGTGCCACTCTACCAAGTAGCGCTGTTGGCAATGACTGGATTATCGGTGACATCACCCGCAAAGATGGACAGATTGAATTAACTCTAATTCTCCCGCACGGACCAGACGCCTCTGAAGCAGCTCGCTTCCCAGTGCCACTAATCCTAACTGAGAATGGTGCAGTGGAGCTGCCAGTATGACTAGTATGATCGACTGGGGAAAACTGGTAACAGTTGAAGACAAGGCTGTAGAAGCCCTGGCTGCCCTAAAGAAACAAGTAGCGACAGTTCGTTACAATAATGAAGTAAAAGGAATCACCGTCTCTGGAATGTTGGTTGATACAGGACGTGACAGCCAGGGGCTCATTGCTGGAGCCTGTCTTGCAGCCGTAATTGATCCTGAATACTTGGTGAACTGGAAGTGTGTGAGCGGAGAATTCCTACCTCTTAACGCACAGCAAATCATTGGACTTGCTACGGCTGTCCGTGCTCATGTTCAAGCCTGCTTCAACAGAGAGAATGAATTGCTAACCGCCATCGAGGACAACACTTTCACAGAAAGTATGTTGACAGAAGGATGGCCGTCTAATGAGTAACGGCTTTCCTCTTCCGCTTAACGTTCAATACATGAATACCGCTAAGAACTGGAAACTTCTTCAGCCTTTTATCTTCGTTGATGAAGTTGAAGGACCGATAGACATCCCAGCTCGTTTTACCACCAATGGTCTTACCCTCCCCCGCATTCCTCTAGTGCTCGCCTTGTTCGATAACTACGGCTTCCCAGCAGCGGTTGTACACGATTATCTGTACGACGCCTCTGGGGTAGGCCGTAAAGAATCCGATCAAGTCTTCTACCGGGCTCTCAGAGCCTCTGGTGTAGCAAGATGGCGGGCTAGCCTGATGTATGCAGGTGTAAGGGTCTTTGGCCGCTTTTACTACAAGGGGCTGTGATGGCTAAGGCAACTTATATCAACGCCACTACTGGCGGCAACTGGGTTGATATCGTAGCGGGTGAATGCACCATTGCATCGCTCGTTATGAACGCAACCTCTCAAGATACAATCGTCGCATTGCGGATTCTTAAGGGAGGTACAACACCGTCTCTGGTTATCCCGTGCAACCTGTTAAAGTATAACGCTCCGCACAGACCAGCAGTAGGTGGGATCGCTCTTAAGCCAACAGATAAGCTGCAATGCTTGTCTGAGTATCCTGTCGATTGGATTACCACGACCATTACTGGTACTGCTTACAACACCCTGGTTGCAATCTCCCCCGCTGGTAAGGCATGGACAACTCTTGTTAGCGGACCTATTACCGTCCGGGCAATATTTGCGTGCGTACCGAATGGCGGGGTTGTAGGAATTCGACTCCACAAGACAGCTTCTGATGCAGCAGTTGTCCTGGCAGAGGATGTTGCAGCAGCAGGCTCTAAACGGCTAGTTACCCCCATCGTCCTAGCTACAGGGGATTCAATTCAAGTTCAAAGTACAGAAAGCGCCCAGTGGATTGCGACCGGCGTGGGCACATAAACAAGGAATAATAACATGAGTGCAATGGGTCTTGTGACCACACTTCCGGGTGTAGACAACACTGCTAACTTGAACCTAGACTTCATTAACCAGAAGTATTCGGTTAACGGGGTTAGCAAAAACTTTAACGAAGTTATTACGTTCTCCCGTAATAGCACTGCAACTTACTTCGGCAGCGACGGCCTACTTAAAACTGCTGGAGTTAACACGCCAAGGTTTGAGTTCGATCCTGTCACTAAAGCTAATAATGGCTTTCTGGCCGAAGAGGCACGGACTAACTTCCTGACATACAGCGAACAGTTTGATAACGCTGCATGGGCCAAGGCAGGCAGCATCCTAGTGACACCCAACGCAACAGTTGCTCCAGACGGAACTGTATCTGCTGACAAGATAATCACACTAACAGGCGTGGCCACAGCATCATCCAGCGTGGTTCAAACAGTTGCTAAAGCTGCAACACCTAATACCTATACCGCCAGTGTTTACGCAAAAGCTGGTGAGATGGATATTATTAGATTGTTCATGTATGGAGCAAACACAACTACAGCCCGGTGCTTGGCCAACTACAACCTATCTACGGGTGTAACCAGCGCCTTGAACCAAGGAAGTGATGGCTTTAATAACGCCACTGTATCAATGACTGCCGTTGGTGGTGGTTGGTACAGATGCACGATGACCGCCACTACTGACAGCGCTACTACTGTGGGTGTCCGATTCTATTCCATGCACACCACGATTGTGACTGGGGATAGCGTATCGGGTATGTATGTATGGGGTGCCCAACTAGAGGCTGGCCTATTTGCAACATCGTATATCCCATCTCAAGTAGGGTTTACGGGACGGACTAGTACTGCTACTTACTTAGATAGCACTGGGGTATTGAGAACGGCTGCTGCCGGTGTTGCCCGCAATGGTTACAGCTTGAATGGTAGTACATGGACTCCACAAGGACTGGTACTAGAAGCTGCTGCAACTAATATCACAACATACTCCGCCCTGAATCATGCTTCGTGGACAAGAGGGACAGGCGCTACATGGACCGACGGGCAGGTATTTGTTGATGGCACTAATACAGCAATACTAGCTACAGGGCTTACAGGGAGTACCATCACAGGTACAGGTACAGCCATGTATCGTACACTTATTCCTGTGACTGCTGCTTCGACCTACACATTCAGTGTGTTTGCTAAGTTGAAGACTGCGAGCACTACAGGGATTAGACTGCGAGTACAGTCGAACCCATCTGCCACTAACTTCAACGTTGATGTCCCGCTGATAACAACTGATTGGACCCGAGCCTCTATCACCGTGACGATTCCGGCTGGAGACACGAGTGTTGTACTCCTGATGGGTACTGCTACATCACCTATCGATGTCTACCTTGGCGGTGTTCAACTGGAGCTAGGAACATACCCAACATCCTATATTCCGACACCAGCAACTTTTACATCCCGCTCTAGTGTTGCCACCTACCAAGACTCCGCTGGAGTATTGCAGACAGCAGCAACTAACGTGGCTCGCAGTGATGCTTACAGCTACGACTCGGCAGGCACTCTGCGTCCAATCGGACTGCTGCTGGAGACTGCTGCTGCAACCAATCTTCAAATATACAGCGAGCAGTTCGATAACGCTGCATACTCGAAGAGCGCTGCTACGATTGTTGCAAACTCTACAGCCGCCCCAAACTCGGCAACGACTGCTGATAAAATGGTTGAAACCGTGGCGACAGGTGTTCATTACCTTGACTATGTATATAACGGTACATTTGCAACAGGGGATACATATACATACTCGGTATTTGTGAAGCCTGCTGGTCGTACTTTTGTTCGGCTTAACTTCTACTATGCAATCGGCTCGTCTGGCGGTGGTAACGCACTCTTTGATCTTACGAACAAGGCCATTACGTTTTCTGGTGGTGTTACAACTACACAGGGTATGGTCACTATGGCTAATGGCTGGGTTCGTTGCTGGATTTCTGGCGTGGTTGACACCCCGGCTGAAACGCGCCTTCTAACAAGGGTTCTGATTAGTGATGGTACTTCTGGCAGTTCATATACTGGAGATGGTACATCTGGTCTTTATCTGTGGGGTAGTCAACTTGAGACTGGTAGGAACTTCACTAGTTACATCCCAACAGTAGCAACAAGTGTAACTCGCTCGGCGGATGTTGCTACCAGCGTAGCTGCCACAAGAGCTGCTGATGTATCCACTAGTTCTACTGCAACCCGTGCGAAAGACGCTGTATCTATCGAGACACTAACTCCTTGGTACAACCCATCGGCTGGGACTATCTCACTAAACTATACACCCCTTGGACCTAGAACTGGATCGGGCTTCACTGCTTCGTTTTCGAGCGGCACTAACGACTACCTAGGGTTCTGTTATCAGAATACTAGTGCTACCGGCGCTGTTGGTAACACTTATTGGAGGAATGGAGGTAGCGGTATTATTTCCACTTTCATCAACGGGAACTTCGGTGCTCGACATAAAGTGGTCAACGCTTGGTCAGGAACTACGCTATCAACTTCTGCTGATGGGGCAACAACTGTTACAGGCACATCTGTTACAGCAATCCCTACCGCAACGAAGTTCGAACTTGGCGACAGATTGGGTGCCTACCCAACTTCGAACTACTTCAGTAGCGTTCAATTCTATGCTCGTAGATTGACGGACAGCATGATTCAAATACTGAGTTCTTAACAAACCGGGGCTTCGGCCCCATTCTATTGGAAAATAAAATGACTAATGAAAAAGACTTAGACGTACTCGCCCGAACACTATGGGGGGAGGCACGCGGGGAAGGATTCAACGGCATGGTCGCTGTAGGCTGGACGATCCGCAATCGGGTATTCGACGGTAAGTCGAACTCGTGGTGGGGAGAAGGCTATGCGGGGGTTTGCCAGAAAGCCTGGCAATTCTCTTGCTGGAACAAGAGTGACCCTAACTCTGCGTACTTGCGTGGAGAGAAGGCTATCCCGTTTGCTCAATTCGATATGGCTAAAGAAGCTGCAAAGGCTGTGTTGGAAACACTCATCCCAGATCCTACTGGTGGAGCGACACACTACTACAGCACATCAATGAAGAAAGCGCCTGCCTGGGCTGCTGTAGGCACTCAGACGGTACAACTCGGAAGACACTTGTTCTACAAGGATGTCAAATAAGGAGGCCGCATGGCCATTCTATCCCCTGATAGTAAAAGACTACACAAGAGCAGCACAGTCGTCCTTAGTGTCCTGCTCTTCGTGATTACATTGCTGGAAATCCTCCAGCCCCAGGTAGAGATACTGGCGCCTCTTGTGCTGCCTCCAGGGACTTACCCTTATGTCTCTGCTGGACTGAGTATTGCAATCGGAGTAGGCCGCTATGTAAGCCAAGAGTGCCTACGCATTAAAAAGGAAGAGGACGCTTCAGATGACGGCGCTGTTTAATTTGTTTAGTTCCCTGCCGCTTACAACGGTATGGGGCAAAGTTAAAGTCGGCCTATTGGCCGGTGCTGTTGCCTTCATGGTATGGCAAGGATGGCAAATGACCGTCCTCCAGAAGGATGTAACTAAACTAGAGACGGTACAGAGTAGCCTCCAGGCCCAGGTTCAACAGATGTCTGTTGACTATTCAGTCCTCCGAGATAACTACAAGAATAACGCTAAGACTAGCGAACAGTATGTGCTGTCCCTTAACCAGCTAAATGGTAAGTCAACAGAGCTGGAGAAAACCTTTACAGCCCTGGACAAGAAGGGCGTTGAGACGCAGCCAACGCAAACAGGTACTACCCCGAGGGTCTACCATGAAACAAGCTCTACACAAGCTCACACGAGCCCTGTCCGGGGTAATGGTGGTGGGGTTAGTAGCTCTGATGCTGAGTGGCGCCAGTTGCTCGACTCTACCTTCTGCTCCACCTTCCCCACCGACAACAAATGTTCTAAGTGACATTCAAGTCCCACACTATCTTCTAGTGCCTTGCCAATATGAAATGGTCAACTGGGACGAAGAACGCGGCCTAGAGAAAGCATACACAAGAAACTTGCTTATCGGCAAAGGATGTAACGATAAGATCGAGGCGTTTAGAGACTGGGTAGACGGTACGTTCCCTGTCGCGAAAGAAAAGAGTAAATAAGATGGCCGAAAATGGAGAGATGAGTACAGTAGGTAAAGCCCTGCTGGACTTCAGTAGTAAGTGGATGCTCCCTTTTGTCCTGGCCTTTGTATCCTGGCAATACACCGAGATATCGAAGCTAGAAGATCGGGTGGGTGCCCTTCAACGTGAAGCAGTTACGCATTCGGAACTGCAACTTACAGAAAGCAGGATGGTCGGCCTGCTGGACCTTAGAATTAAAAACCTCGCAGATCAACAGAAGGTTACTAACGAGTATCTTCGTATTCTGATCGACCAAAAAGCAAGCCGCCCGTAAGGGCGGCTTTTTATTTGTCTGGAGAAAAGTTACATCCACGTCTCAACAAGTTGTGGCACGTCTGATTCGTCCCGTAGGAAGCATATCAACCCTGGAGGTACATCCTTACGAATATCTTCTAACGTCTTAGCAAACTTCGTGACTGGTGTGATGATTAGCCTGCCGTTCACAACGAGCCACAGCCTCATTACATAGTGCTCAGGGTAGTCTTGAGGCCGCTCATAGATCACCCAGTTCTTCATATGCTCGCTCATGATGGTTGCCTGAGTTGCTTATCTTCAGCTTCTCGCAATGCCCGCTTCAACTTCGCCCTAGTGTTCATGTACGCCCGGTGATCGCTTGGCGTCATCGATGACGAAACTAGTGGAGTATTAGGGCGACGAAACCTTATGTGGGAACCCCTGGTCCGCTCGCATTCAAATCCTAATTCCTTTGCCCATTCAACTAAGTCGCGCAATTCAGTACCAGCACGAACTACCTTACCAGTGTTACCCTTGTGCATTGGAGTCCTCCCGGTTGTAAGCCAGCATTTCCTGATATTGGGCGTTCATATTGCTATACAAGCGAACATGCCGATATAACTTGTACATCATGTAGACAACAAATACTGCGTATGCACCGAACAGTCCGCTGGATGGCCACTGCTCGTCTAAGTAATTGGTGACTGCTAGATAAGCGAACACTACTAGCCCCACCACCATTGCGTACATCAGCCGCTTACCCCGGCGAGTCCACTGCAACGGAATACGCTTCTCGATATATGCCCCTGTCAAGGGACTTACGATCTTCATGCGGCTCATTTTCGCTCCAGTTTGATATCTTCGTCCTGGCCTTCAGGGAAGTGCTCAGCAAAGAAGGCAGCTAGCTTCGTGTCAAGCTCAACCGCTTCCTTGAACGTTTTCCGCTGCCTGTAGACAAGCCAGACGTTCAAGACCGCCAATGCTAGCCAGTATAGCATAGTTAAGTGCTTGCCCTGACCATAGTATTCATATGTAAGAACTGCGCCTACTACCACTATAGCCGTATTAGCACAACTTGCTAACTGGATTGCTTTGTACTTACCACCATGAATACGCACTGCACGAATGAGGTCGAAGACAGCGAAACCCGCCATGAATCCCCATATAACGGCAAAGGGGGTTTCGCCTGTGCAAACGAAGTAGCCCAGGAACAGAACCGATATGCATAACCACGCTGACAAGAATACAACTGATCTAATTACTTTCATTTCTGTTCTGCCTTAAGGAGCAATCTAGTCTTGTTCGCATACTTGGTAGCAACTAGCCAGACCACACAGACCACAGTTTGCCCCATAGCATTTATCCACTGCTCATCGAAAACGTATTCGATAGCACTGGCACAATGTACGCCTGAAATCAGGAAGAACGTCGGGACAACCCGCCACGGCTGCAAACCAATCTTTATTAACATCACGGCAAGGTGGAAGAAAAGGAAGCTCGATGCTCCATTAAAAGCAACCTGGGAGTAGTTGTCAGTAGCAACAGATACTATCGTAGTTAATCCATTGCCAACGGCGACCAACAGTAATGCCAGGGTAATGATTGTCTTGCTCATCTCTTGTTCACCCACAGAGCGACACCCAGGGATGCTATAAACGCCCCGCCATTAGTTGCAGCGAATAAATACTGTCCGTCAAGTGCGAAGTCTACGACGTTCATAAAATAAACAGCAGCGAGGGCTAGAAACAGCTTTACAATTGATTTCAATGATGCCTCATTTTTCTTGAGCTTCTGAGCGACTAGAATCCACAGTACCACAAGGGCTGCTGCGTATGATGCACGGGAGTAGTCCCCTCCCCCGACGAAGATGCCGGAAGTGAGAGCCGCCCAGGCACCCAGGGCGTAGCAGCTAATGACAACGCCGTTCATTCTGGCTTCACAGGCTTCACGCTCGTCTTGTAGCAAGCCGTGTTGTATAGAGCCAGCAGGGCCCAGAACGCGCACCACATCTCCCTACCTACCCCCAGGGTCCACAGAGACATACCCGCACAGAACACAGCCGCCCCTACGCAATACCACCTCACCCTCTCACCTGCTTAGAAGTGGTATACGCAAGCACGAACTCCAGGGCAGCAACAACAGCCATGAGAAGACCCACCCAGTAATTACCCCTTGAACAGTGGATAGCAGCAGTGATACCGAGGGCCACACCGACCCCGAAGAAAACCTTACCTGATGCACTTAACTGTCCCACTTGCTGCCTTCCTGATCCATTTTTTAGTGTCAGAGATTCTACCTTACCCGGCCACTGGTCACCAGCAAGATCAGCCTTCAGGCGATGAACCGTGAGCCTCCAAGGCGCCAGGGCTGGACCTCCACTACAGGGGGGTAAAGTGTCGAAGAAAATTTCTCACGCACTATTGACATAGGATTTCAGATCGATAGAATGCGGCCCATCGAGAGGAAAACACCACGCTCGATACACAGATTCGCTACACAAGATCCCCGCCAGGGAGCTACCACCAAGAGCAACCGGCCCTGGGATCACACAATACGATTTTCTAGCCTGATGGAGGTACTAACCATCAGGCTTTGTTGCGTCCAGAGTTTTTCAACCCAGTTTTAACCCGATAGCCGAGGTCCGCTTGCAGTGGGAACTTGAGTGGATAAGTACGCACATGCATTTGTATACCTCTCCTGAGCATGCAGAGGCTGTTAAACGGAACATCGAAAAGCGGTATCTGATTCTCTGCCTGCAAGCACGCATAAAGGAACTAGATCCTGGCCAAGAAGAAGAAGGGCAAGAAAAAGAAGTCCCTGCCCCGTAATTTCGTTGCAAAGAATTTGCCACTACAACATAAATCCGTCCCGTTTCGGGACAAGACAAAATATTCACGGAAAGACAGTAAGGAAGTAAGTCATGATTTTGCCACAGCCGATTAACGAGTTTGCCCAGAAGTACTTTGCCGCTGAGTCCCGTGCCTCTTATAGCCACGATGGCCGTCGTCTCTCATTCCGTACAGTGGACAAGAAAGCCCTGGCCCGCGAATGTAAGGTTCTGTTGGAATCTGGTGCTGTAGAACATCTTCATCAGCTATCCACCGATTTGACCAGCTACAACCCAACAAACCCGCCTGAAACTCACACTTATCGGCTGAATGCTTTCGCTGAAGTAGTGGGCATCAAGTACCCACGCTACAAGCGTCCGTCTGCGTCTAAAGCAGAACCGAAAGCTTCCTCCCTGGCAACCCCTGCCCAGGTTGTACATCGTGCCCCCGCTCACGGCTTTGATATCCGCGAAGAACTGGGTGCCAGCTTCTCGAAGGCCCTGGTTAACGGCATGACCCTGAGCACTATCCAGGCTCACGCAAAAGAAGTATTGGTTGACTGCCACTACAAAGTGCAAGTGGGTAAGGCAACTACCGGCCTACAAGAGTTGATGCGCAACACTGGCATGACTGCATCGCAGATTGCACAGATCGCACATCGCCTGTAATTCCAGGGCATCTCTTGAACCTATTTAACTTGAAGTCCGGGGGTATTCCCCTGGGCGAGATGTGGATAATTATGACTACTACTTCGCGTGACAAGATCGAGCAGCACCTCATTCAACAGAAAGCCCGTGCTGTACAGCCTGGGGAACTGATTGACGATCAAACAGCCGACCGTTGCCAGTATCGGACAGCCTCTGGCCTGATGTGTGCTGCTGGCTGCCTGATTCCTGATGAAAAGTACATCCCAGAAATGGAAGGTCTTACTGCTCACGGAGTGAAGAATAACTTCGGTGATATCTTCCCCCAGGATATCAGTGACCGGGAACTGAATCACTGGCAAGACTACCACGATAACTACTCGCTTATTGGTCACTCTTACTACTCCTACAAGAACTGGATTAATGGTGACGAAACTAATCACCCTAGCGAGTTCAAGAAGATCCTGGCCGAGACTCTTAAGCCAGTTGAACCATCTATCGTGGTCTGCGAACCGTGAGCTTCGTTAGCCAGCAAGGCCGGGTAGCCCTGGAGAAGGTGGCAGACTGGCTGGAGGCCGGGGCCCCACATACGACCCTGGACAATGGCCTGGCACTCGATGCGTTCGATATGTCTGTCGCGCTTGAGGTTGACCCTGACTGTGGTACGAGTTGTTGCATTGCAGGGGCTGTGTGCCAGTTTGAGGGGCTTGGGCTCAATAGCCGTGCAACAGACGGCAGTATGGGCTGGGTGCTCCCAGGCGGCGCCCTGGACCTCGCAGGGGCCTACCTGGGCATGGAGATGATGGATCAGATCAAGCTGTTCGAGCCCTGGCATCACTTCGAAGGCGGCGCCAGTTCGTTCAATAACCCGGCACGCGGTGCAGCGGTGATTCGCCACTTCCTGGCAACAGGCAAGGTGGACTGGGACAACTTCGAATAGAGGCAGAGTAAGTGACGTGGATTTATATCATCCCGATCTTCTTCCTCACTGATGCACTGTTATACATGAAGTACTGGCAGCAGTTTGCTAAGCGTTACTACTTCGTGGACTATGGCATCGGCATGGGTTGGATGATTGCTTACAAGTTAAGGAACAAGAAATAGTGGCGACAGTATTAACTGTAGTTGGTGGTGTGGTAGTTACCTACTTAATTATAAGCGGGCTTTATTACCACTTCAGTAAGAAAGTAGGGGTGAAAGATGACAGTTCGATATCGGGTTGATTTTATCGAGTCGGAGCGAGGCTGGGGGCAGAAGATCGATGATACTCGGTACTTCGATACTGCTGAAGAAGCCCGCCAGTTCGTCAAGGAATACAACGACAAGCACAACCCACCTGGGCCTGTGCCTGACTGGTACTACATGGCGAGCTATCGCGGCGCTGTACCAGCGTAATCTCACAAACACAGTAAGTAAGTAAGACAGGAAGACAATGAACTTTATTAAGAAAGCAGGTATCGGTATTGCAGCCGGTGCCTTGGTACTGATCGGCACATTCAATAGTGTATTCGTATACAACGAAGCCGGTTATCAAACTCACATTCGTACAATCACGGGTGAAGAGAAAGTAGTTACCGAAGTTGGTTATGCCACTAAGTGGTTCGGTAAGGCCACGCCCTGGAAGCAGGCACAAACCCTCCAGTTCTCCATCGTTAAAGAAGGTGAAACAAGCCGTGAGGTTGATGACGGCGTAGGGATCGACAACTACCGCGTTACCTTCCTGGGCAACGTTGATGGTGTTGTGGAAGCTTCCACACGATTCCGTATGCCCCAGGGCGAACAGTTCCTGAAGATTGCTCGTGAGTATCGCACTCCAGACAACTTCATGCAGACTGCTGTATTGCCAGCAGTGAAAGAGACTCTGCAAACTACAGCGTCCCTGATGACTGCCGATGAATACTTCGCTGGTAGCCGCTCTGAGTTTAGTTCGAACTTCGATGACCAACTTCGAAATGGCCAGTTCGCAGTTAAACGTAAGGAAGTTCAACAAGTAATTGAAACCAATCGTAGCGAAGGTGACAAGCTTGTTTCCGGTGCTGGTATTGACGGTGAACAGAAACGTACAGCGTTCGTAACTGAGAAAGAAACTGACGACAAGGGCCGTGAAGTTCGCAAGTCCCAGGTCTTCGTTGGTATGGGTGTAGACGTTGTAGAGGCTCGTGTCCCTAACATCCTGCCGAACCCTCAGTTCCTGGCTCGCATGGTCAAGGTGCAATCGGCCCAGGCGGATCTGGTAGTCGCTCGTGCGGATCGTCTGAAAGAGGAAGAGGCGAAGCTGCTGGCCATCGCTCGTGGTCAACGCAACGTCGAAGAGAAGCGCCAAGAAACCTTGCGTAATCAGGTCGAGCAGACCACCAACGCAGAAACCACCAAGCTCCTGGCGATCACCGCTGCTAAGCAGGCTGAAGAGTCGGCAGCCATCTCTAAGCGTACCTCCGTCGAGCTGCTGGCAAAGGCTGAGATTGACGCCAAGGCGACCAAGACCACTGCTGATGCTGAGGCGTATGCGAAAAAGGCTCTGATCCTCGCTGACGGCGCTCTGACGCAGAAACTGGCTACCCTGGAGAACATCAACAGCGTGTGGGCCCAGGCTGCTGCTAACGCCCCTGTACCGAGCGTGATGATGGGTAATGGTGGTGGTCAAGGTTCTAGCCGTCAGAGTGAGATTGGTGAACTAATGTCGATCATGGCTGCAAAGGCTGCGAAAGACTTGTCGGTTGATCTTTCCACTAAGTAACTAACTGCGGAAGATTCCGTTCCGTGGTAATTACTTACTGCGGAACATTTCTAAAACTAGTGCGGAGTATTCCTAAAATTACTGCGGAAGATTCCAGTACGTCAAAAGCGAGTAATCAGTACAGTGGGTAATTCAGAAATGTCGAAAGTCAGTAACACCGAGTTGACTGGAGAAGTTCGATATAAACATCTCCGACTGCAAGTCTGGGATCAGAACATGCAGGAACAAACTTACAACAAGGGCGGGATCACTATCGCGTATCGCTACTTGACCGGCGATGAGGCCGAACGAGTCACTGGCCTGGATATTCAGCCAGCAATCTTGGTGGGGTTCGCGGGGTGTTCCTGGGCAGACAACTTCGACCGGAAGGTTGGTCGTTCGATTGCCGAACAGCGATTGGCGAAAAGTCAGGTAGTCATCACCGGGGAGCGAACTATCAAGCGCCTGATGACGGCGACTGATCCGATGCACGTTGCCGATATCCTGGGAGAACCGATGGCGACTCAAGGTCTTCGGATCGGACTCTGCGCCTGAAACGGGCAGAGCTAAGTTACTGTTTTCGCTGATGAAATAATTCATCTAGTTTCCCTTCGACAACCCACCGAACAGGCGGATTGATCCCGTAAAAAGTTGTATCGAAGGGGGGCGAATCAGTAGACATCCTAGGCTGGTAAGACCTATAATAGGGTCTGCTGAGTCGAGAATCCCAGGCGGCTAAACCAGGTATTCCCCTCGACTCCAGAACAGGTGGGTTGGTATCCCAGCCGGTTCACTTCAAGGCCCCTCTTCGTGAGGGGCTTTGTCGTTTCTGGGGCAGAGGTTAGTCCCGTTCGGAACACTTCGCAATACCCCATCGTAAATAACCTTTTTCTTGACAATCAGCTCTGACTGGCGTAGAGAGCTGCGGCACGACGGATTGGCCACCCCAGCGAAGCGCCAGGGTGGACGATGCGTTGGGACGTAGCCGACAAGCGAAGCGCGTCAGTGTCCCAGGCACCGCGTTCCACCCCGCTAAAACACCCCCTATAAGATAAGAGCTTTTCCGAACTCCCGGTTTTATTACCTTTCCCCGATTTTTCATACCGTTAAAGCGTATGAACACTTCCTTTTAAAATTATGACTTGTACCTCTTAAAGGTATAAAAGATAATGGCAAACGGAGGGTGAAAATAAGCATCCTCTAGTACCTTGATTTAGAAGATTTTATCGATCACTAGGGGAAGGCGAACGCCATGGCTAGCGGCAAGAAAACGGTTAAAAATCGTACAGAAATGACCGTCACCGATCACACGACTGGGGAGGCTCTATCGAGTGAAAAAACCGTCACGTACAGAGTCCCGAGAGAGCCGGACTTTGTAAAGGTGTACACCGGGGCCTTTAAGGAGGTAGTCACAAAGAAGGGTTGCCATCTGGCGATGTTTATGCTTCTGGTTGACAAGATGGGGTATGAGAATGAAATCGGCCTGACCCCGGCCGGTCGTGTCAGGATCTGCGAAGCCCTGGGTATCCAGGCACAGACCTTCCGAAACCATTTGAATGACTTGCTGGAGCGCGATGTTCTCCGTCGAACTAGTCACGGAGAGTTCATAGTAAACCCGACGTATATTGCCAGGGGTGAGTTCGAGAAAATTCTGCCCAGGATAGAGGCGTACAATAAGATCGGGAGGGTGAAAACTAAGAAGGGTCGGGCCCCGAAGCCTAAAGAATCCCTGGAAGAGTCAACTAATTGATACAAGAAAAGGGCCGAAAGGCCCTTTTTATTTGCCCGAAATAAGGGGCTAAAACAACTAAAGGGGCCATATGGCCCCTTGCTATATACGACTTTTTACTGCCCTACTGGGGTGGCTGGATAAATCCATGACTAGTCAGCCACATATCCAGGGCCTCGGTCATAATGGCTTTCTGTGACTTCTTAGTAAACATCCCAGCCAGTTTCAACAACTGGGCGCGACGGGGATCTAATGGGGTGCTGACGTTACACTCCTTTAGAAACTCCGGGTTGAGTCCCCCTGTTTCCATCATTCCAGTTAGCATAGCAGCCATAGCCGCCATTGGATTCTGAGGTGCATCGCTCACTGGTGCAGCTTCCTGTACTGGTTGCGGTTGAGTGGGTGCAGGCTCTACTACCTGGGCAACTGGTGCAGGTTCCGCTACTTGCTGCGGTTGAACTGGCGTTGGCTGTGGTGCTGCAACTGGTGCAGGGACAACTTCTTCAGCCTGGGCGATTTCAGTCTGTGCAACTAACACAGGCTGCGGGGCTGGCTCTTCTGTTACCTGGGGCTGAGCAACTACCGGCTCTTGTACCTGGGCTGCACCTACCGCCGAGATGTTATTCACCGGGGTCGGGTTCGTAAGCATATCTTGAAGAGATAGGCGATCAGCGGCACGGTCGGCGGCGCGATCTGTTCGAGTTTTCTTGGCGCTCATAATTGCATACCTGCTTAATTATTCAACCACTTCTTTAAGTGGCCGCGTGATGACGTGGTTGAGCCCTCACGTCACTGATGCAGCGCTTACCTGGGCAAGCGGTCACTATAGCAACCACTCCCCTGCGTAACCCCTCACGCGATTAGATGCCTAACTGACTGATTCGTCAAGCGATCAACCACGCAAGTGACCATTCAAGTAAGCGGACACTCGGTCAATTAGCCGAGTCATCACGCGGGTGATGAATCAATCGTTCAAGCAATTGATGGATCAATGGACCGATTGAACGATGGATCAATGAAGCCATTGATCCATCGGATGTATATACAACCCATGGGTCAATGGATCACTCGTTCAAGCAATTGATTGATCACTCGTTTGCTTGGTCAGTCACTTCGCCGCCTGCTTGCCTGACTGGTCATCCAGTTTGATGCTTGCGTGCTTGCTCGGCTTCTTCACCACCTTTGCCTTGCCCACTTCTTCATTAGTAAGTGGGTCGATGATTACTGGGTTTTCGACATGAATGCCCAGCTCCATCAGGATGCAGTCGGTTAGGGCGGCAATCTCCCTGGCACCCTTATTACGCTTATCAATCTCGGCCAGGGTGCTACCAGTTCTCAGACAGTTCACGAAACCTGCCTTGTAGTGGATGGTAGGGCCAAGCTTCCCGGCAGACGCCAGGGCAATCACTGCATCAGTTGCAATGTTGGTGGTCGGATGTACTTCGTTCAGTACGAACAGCCGGGGAGTAGTGATTTCTTTCGAAGTGAGGTCGCTCAACGACTTGACCATCGACCACAGGTCGAAGTAGCTAGCCTTCGAAGGCATAACCAACAGGTCAGCAAGTTTGAGCACGTTGAAGATATCGCTGTGGCCGAAACCTGGGGTGTCGATCACCAGGAAATCCAGGCCCCCCGCTTCCAGCTTCGGGATTACTGCTTCTAGCTGATCGATGCCGATAGCCAGCAACTCTGGGTCGCCCAACTCGCGCTTGTCCAACCATGTAGTGGTGTTCGCAGTGGGGTCGATGTCCATCATGCCAACGTGGTAGCCCTTCGATGCCAGGGTGCCGCCGAGTTGAACGCTGATGGTGGACTTACCACAGCCGCCCTTCTGGTTGGTGACACAGATGATCTTGAGCTTACGCTTGAACTGACTAGGGAGTTGCATGGGTGCTTCCTCTATATATAGGTGCTCACTGAGTGAGCTATTCCTTGCTAGGTTGACCGCTTACGCGGCTGAGTGCGTCCGTGCGTGGGCAAGCTATCGATGGGGCAGTCGGTCACTCGCGTAACCCATCACTGCATCAATCGCCTGGGTAATCCCCTAAGTGCGCAATTCATCGAGCCATTCATTGGCCGATCATTTCACTGCTTGAGTCATCCATCGCTCGATTGGTCGGTAGCGTGCTTCTTCACTTAATCAATGCGTCAATCAAGTGCTTCCGCACGCAACCCATCAAGCAAGCCATTAGTCCATCCATCGCTTCCGTAAGCACTCACTGGCGCGATTCACCACTTACTTGGTCGTTCGCTTGCGTGAGTGACTGGTTACGCGGTGAAGCAACTACTGGCTTGCTCAACCACTCCCTCGCTCGACTATCTGATTGCCCGACCGATTAAGGCAGGAATCAATCAATGAGTCAGTCAACGAAGCAGTTGCTCGATCAACCGAGTCATCACTCGGTCAGGAACTCAATCACTTGCGCCCTTGAGGAACCATTTAAACACCCGCTCGATCCCTTGTCAAACTAATTGATAGCTTAAAGCCTTCATGAATTGATCGTGCGACTGACCGATAGATCGATAGGCTGATGAATTGAGTGACCAACCGATGGAGCGATGATTGACTGAAGTAATTGATATCTCCATTCCTGAAGCAAGCAATGCCGCACTGATGTGTGTGAGGCAATGATGACAGGACCGAATGAACAAGCGTCCAATGGGTCAAGCAATTGATGGATCAATGGGTCGAGCGTTCAATGGGTCAATGGAACCATGGGATGTATATACAAGTAACGGTCCTACGCCGATTCTGACCAGTTCACAGGAGCTAAGCCCCTGCCAGGGCACCCAGGGTCGGCATACCGCTATCCAGGCCAATACCAGGGCAGATACGCAACGTCGCTACAGGGGGCTCATAGGGGCTTCAGGCGGTAAATTCGCAGGAGGGTTGCAAGGATGGGAGGAAGTGGATAGAGTGCCGTCCGTCGAACGTTGCTGACCCTCATAATCTCCCCGGAATATGTTGGTCCGTTGCTTCCTTGCTCTGATCCGTGATTGGTGGCGTTCGATACTAAGCCGCTCCCTCGTGAGCGGCTTTTTCATGCCCGCAATAATTGCCTCACAGGGGCTCTATCCCGCAAGGCCCATCGGTCAGATTGTCCTACACCTCAGATGAACGGTGCCATCACTCATTGCGTCAGGTGCCATCATTGGGTAAAATCCCTGGGTTGGTTGTACAGTTCGCCTACTCAGCAACAACATCGAGAAGCCGCCCACACCGGGGCGGCTTTTCTTTATCTGATGGAATGGCTGGACAGGCGAACAGTACTGTATATAATTACAGCGTTAACCTCGGTAGGGACTCGTCATCCCTTCACCAGTCTTAGGGTGGATTCGTCGTCCACACTTTAGCCGCCTACCAGGGCGGCTTTTCTTTGCTCGATGGGGAAGGAGTAGAGGGAGGGGTAGAGCAGAAATGAAGAAGGGCCTCGATTGAGGCCCTTGCTTGTGTAGCTTATTCGTTGAGAGTGGCCCAACCTTTTACCGCTTCAACTCCCCACTTCTTCCTCCACTCATTGAGCACTGTGTGGTTGCCGTGAGAGCTAACAATTTTCTCGTTAGTGTGAGGATTTACCCAGGTCTTTGTGGGCCTTCCTCCCTCTGTTGTAGCTGCTGCCTTAGCTACCTTAGCTGCACCTGTAGCTTGAGCTTTCGGAGCCTTATAGTTCTCATCAAGGATCTGATTCACATCTACCAGGGAGCGAGAGTGCTTAGCTAGGAGAGCACGTAGCTCACTCTCGAATACCTGTAGCGACTTAAGCTCAGGGTCATCCTGAAGAGCATCCAGTTGAGCTTTAGCCGCAGCTAGGGCAGCTCGTGCGAGACGGAGTTGAACGATCTTGGACATATAGCTCTCTTGCGTGATTGGTGGAAAGTCTTACACTAGCAGTGCGTTAAGTCGCGCACTATAAGCTCAAGTAGCTCGCAACGGAAGAGAGTACTCAAGCTTAAGCTCAAAAATTCCATCACAGGGGCCTCTCAAAAACTCCATTACAGGGGGTACAGATTTCCTCACAGTGGGGTACTGAATTTCCCTACAGGGGCTAGCTGAGTTTCCTCACACGGGGTAAGCTCGATCTACCCTGGCTCGATGCTGCATTGTGAGCGTCCCCATTCATTCCTGTCTTAGATAGGTAGCTAACTATCGATTTACTTGCATAGCTAGCTATCGATTTAGTTGATTAGCTAACTAAGCATTTAGATGCATAGCTAACTAACTACCTGAATAGCGCCCACACTCCCCCCTTGAAGTCCGGTATCCGGCCCAGGCTGGCAGTGGCTCTGCCTGGGCTTACGTTCCCGCTAATACAGCATAGTCTATGCTGTATTAGAGTCAGGGGCAAGCCCTGGGAGCATTATTTTTTAACCTGGCGCCCCTAGCTTTTAACCTGGCTCGATTCGCCTCTATATAGTCGGAATGTCCAGGGGGCTAGCCTGGGGCCTGGGCCTACCTGGGGAATGAAAAGAAAATGAAAAAACAGCTTTACAGCATGGGCCATGCTGCAATAGGATTAACCCCATCGGAAAGAAGCGGCCCAGTAGGGCAAAGGGGAGCAAATGAAATACCGCATAGAAGTACAGCAAGTTTTCACGGCTCAAGGTTATGACCGTGGCGGGGAATGGTTGGCCCTGGGCGACAAGCCACGCGGCAAGGCCGCTGCAATCGCCCTGATGGAAACTATCCAGGCCGCTAGTGGTTTGGAGCCTCCTTACCGCGTAGTCTCGGTTGACGCCCTGGGGGATCGCGTGGAAGTGGCGAGGATCGAAAGCCCGCATAAACCGGCCCCTAAGTATGCAGTCGAAGTAACAGACGCCCAGGGCGAGAAACGCCAGGAATTCGAATCGCTCCCCCTGGCTATGCAAATGTATACCGCTTGTGTTGACGGTGCCGAGAATGACCCACGCAAGGGCTATACCCGTCGTGTCGCCCTGGTCGGGATTGAGTCCGGCGATACTTACTATAAATGGGAGTATCTAGTCCCCCAGGCCCAGACCGGCGCTAATAAACGCCCTGAAGGGTTGACCGGCTCCCAGCTCGACTGGGCCTGTAAGCAGCCATGGTTCCACGCTTGCGAATACTTTAATGAGTTGTCGCGTAACTGGATTGTCTGGGCAAAGGAGGGGGATAAGGTTCACCCCTTTGCTGACTTTGCGGAGTTGCAAGCCTGGGCAAAGGCTAAAGAAGCCCAGGCGACTAAGCCGGTACTTTATCAAGTTTTCGAAAAGGCAACCGGGGAGGCAGTTGGCAAGAAGTATCATAATAGGAACGGCGCGGAGAATTATTGCGACGGGTTCCACCCCTACGCCCCCGGCTGTTATGAGGTAAGGCAAGTTCAATAATTGATTAACCGGGCTGGCCCCTACCTGGGGCCAGTCATTAAAGAATCGGCCTAGTAAGGCAAAGGAGTTATAAAGATGTCGGACCAACAAAAGACCATAGCCCAGGTGGTTATGGCCCTGGTAAGCCAGGGGAAAGCCGCTGTAACGTTAGAAGGGGGCTATGCCGTCGATTATGCCGGAAAGCGTACTATGTTCGCCCCTGGTCACGTTGTATCTGAAAAGCGCAATAAAGCCGGACGTTGTACAGCCCTGGTCGTAAGCTATAAGGATAATTCTGTATTGTCCTTTACATGGTCGGAAAATGCCGGGGCCCGTTATCAGGTTAAACCGTCGATTAAGGGGAGCAATTAAAATGCTAAAGGCCCATTTTATTCGCGACACTATAGACGCCGACAAAGGCGCCCCGCGTGTGGTCCGGGTTATCCTTTGCGATAATCATGGTTATCTAACGTATGCGGGGGAGTGTGGCTGCTCCCGCCAGCACGATTACCAACGCTTTGCAGTAGTCGGCACTTCCTACGGCTGGCTACATAATACCGCCGGTGATAAACGTTTCTGGCAATCTGAATCGGGCGCCCGCCATGCTCTTAAAAATTATCAGGGGGTTGACCATGCCAACTAATAAACCTTTGCAGGCCGTCACCCTGTTACTTGATAGTAACCGTGGGGTTTATATCCCGCGTGACTTCCTGGCCCCTGGTACTAACTTGCCAGACTGGGACCACTGCCAATCCTGGGGCCTTACTTCTGAAAATCAGGGGCAATGGATAGCAGCTTGTCACCCTGGGAACGATGCCTACTGGGACGCCTGGACCTGGATTCTGGACAATGCCGAGTTTAAAGACGCAGACGGCAACTTATACCGCTTGCATCATGACGGGGATTTGTTCGGCTTGTGTTATGAGCGTATGACGCCAGAAGAGCGTGCGAACTTCGGATTTGATGAGGATTAAAAAATGGCTAGTACTTCAGCCCCTGGGCAGGCTCGCAAGCCGGTAAACGTCGATACTATCAGAGTAGGCGACACCGTAGAAATTGACGGGGTTCTAAAAACCGTCTGCCCAGGTGACATTAAATCCGGCTTTATGGGAACTACTCTTTTCGGGGATTCTTACCGCCTGGGAACGGTGCCGGTTATTAAGGTTACGTTTGTTCTAGTTGAACCTGGGAGCGTTAAGCATGGCTCTTAAGTCTAAGGAACTTTGCCGCCGTATCCGGTTATCAGACGGGGCCGTAACTTTCCACGTTGTAACGTCCGAAGGTAAGTTAACCCAGGTTGCGGAATCAACTTTTCGCGATTATGAGGCGCGGGCATTCCGTACCGATTGTTTCCATGGTCGGCATGATAAGCAGTTCCAACGCTCTTTTAAAACCGTCTATTTCAATTAAGGGGCCACGTATGGCACGTAATGAAGTTGTGCAAAAAGTTAAAGAATATATCCGCCAGCCTTACGCATGGCCGGGGGGTTATCCTGTTGTGTTGTTTATGGCTGATGGGGAGTGCCTTTGCTCCCAGTGTGCAAAAGAAAATTACCGCTTGATTAGCAAGGCCACGCGGGATAGTTTGCGCGATGGTTGGAAAGCAGCGGGAACCGATATCCACTGGGAAGGCGCTCCCCTGGTTTGTGCCAACTGCAATAAAGAAATCGAGTCAGCGTATGGGGAGCCGGAAGAGTGAAAGAGAAACAAAAGGTTTTGAGGGGCCCGCGTGCCGGTAGTCGTCGGGCTATCTTAGAAGCCCTGGAAACGGGCGAAAGCGCTATTTTCTACGGTGAGCCAGGGGCGAGCCTGCAAAGCCTGCAATCGTCGGTAAGCTCGACTTACAGGGGCCCGGAAACCCTGGGGACGCAGGGGCTAGTCCAGACTGGCGGGGTTATGATGTTCGAGGGCGAATTGCCTACGCCAGTGACCCGCGTTACGCGCCTGGGGCCCCCTGGGGCAGTCTGAAAAATAGTTATTGCAGCATGCCGCATGCTGCTATAGAATACCTGGACACCACACGGAAACGCCCCGTAGGGCAAAGGAGTTATAACCATGCAAGACATTAACGAATTGAAGGCTAAGCAAGCGCGTGAACTGGCAGACCTGAAGGCTATGCAGGACTTTGCCCAGTTGTTGCCCCTGGCGCCTTCCTATGTTCGCGCTAGCCTTGTGGCTGGCACTCCCCGCGCCACTATCAAGGTAGAGGGTATTGGCGGGGCCCTGGAAGCGCTCAAACTGTTTACAATCGTTCCGTTTACTGAATACCGCGACGGCTGCTTAAATCTAAAGCCTATCGCCTTCTGTAAAGGTATTGATGCGGATAAGCACGCCGACCAATGGGCTGCTAGCCTTGTGGCCGAAACTACCTTTATCAGCGACCTGGGCCCCCATACTAAAGTTAAATTGAAGTTTTTCGCCCGTATACCTGGGGCGCTCCAGGCTAACGGCGTGGTACACATTACGCTAGCTATCAAGGGCCCGGACTATATCGGAATGTTTAACGCCCTGGGGGCAAGTTGCGAACTTAGCCCAGGGCGCAAGCAAGTTAGGCAGGGGACAAAGCGCCCTAACAATGCTTTGAATGGTTATTGTGATCGCGTTATTAGCTGGGCTAGTGACGATACAACGGCAAATTATGAATATTTAATTTGTTCTGATTATGCCGATCAAGACGCAACCGGCCCTAAAGAACTTTCGCACCTTTTCGGGCAGTTGCAGAATATGTCGGACGAATTCGACAAAGGGGCTAAATAATGACTAATCGAATCGCTGTTAAAGTCTGCCTTTCCGATTCGCGTTATAATTATGTAACGGAAGTTAACGGCACTATTGAAAACGCCCGCCGTTACTTTGTCGGCCAGGAAATAAACGTCGGCAGTGTTGAGGACCACGTACTTAAGTGCCTGGACGTTGTAGACGTTACGAATTACAAACGTTTCCGCGTTAATTTCAACGGGCGTACAAAGGGCGCTATCGGTATCTGTTACAGCATTACCGACACCGTATGGGCCCCGGACGTGGAAGGGGCGCGGCTGGCCCTTTACGATAAGTACGAACATATTCACCGCGTTTATGAAACCGTCGAAGTTCCCCAGGAGGGCCAGCAATGACTGCTTTTAATGTTTACAAAGGCCGTAAACTTATTGATACCGTTTTTTATAGCGGCCCAGGTAATACAGCGGAAAGCGTCAAAGCTTCCCTTATCGGCCACGATGGTTATGCTGCTGATATCCGCGTAACTAAAGCCCGTGGCAAGCCTACCACCGAAGTGCAGCACGTTGTCCAGCTTGATTATGGTTATGGGCAACGCTGGGAGGACGTAACCGCCAGTACTGACTATAAAGAGGCAAAGGCCGATTTAAAGGCATACCGGGAAAATTCCCCGGAATATAAATCACGCCTGATTAAACGGCGCGTTAAAATTGAACCGCAAGCAAACCAATAGTTAGGGGGCAATATGAAAGAGAAAACCGCTTATACAGTCGTGCTACAGGTTGAGAAATTCGCGGGCCTGGGGAAACATACCGTTAACATCCTGGCAAGCGATAAGGATAACGCCAGGACGGCGGCAATCGAAAAGGCCGAAAAGGACGGCCACAAAGTAACCAACTGCTTTACCGTGGAACTGGCGGGCTGAATAGTTTTTTAGATGGCCCTGGCTCCCAGGGCCATTTATAAAGACTGTTTATCAATGGCAAGTATGCTAAGCAAGGGGCAAGATATGAACGCAAGCGAACTCAAGGCAAAGGTAGAGGAAGCCGGACACGAACCGTATTTTTTCAGCCGTAAGACAATGAAAACCTTCGGCGATTCTATGCGGAATTACGGCGTGCGTTCTGCCGTCATTGTTAGCGAGTATGGCGCCGATGGTAATTACCTTGGCCAGGAAGGCGAGACGGTCGAAGTCTGGGAGCTGTACCGCAAACGTCCAGTTAGTGGCGGGCTTTCGGGTTCCTCCTATTTCCGTAAAGACAAGTTCAGTCAAGTTTTCCCGAAGGGGGAATAGACCCCATGCATAAGTCTATCTGCTATCACACTCGGTTAGATGGTAACAATACCATTAAACTGACGGGGGGAAGTTTCAGCGGCTCTATCGATTCCGAAACGGTTAACCGGATTGTAAAGGCGTTCTTTACTGTTAAAGTAAAACCGTCCGGGCGCCTTGTTTTTGTCGATAAGCAGGAACGTGAAGTTAGTTTGTATCTCTCGATTAGTCCCGACGATACAGACGCGGGGAAAGCAGCCCAGGCGGAATACCTGAAAGAGCGGGGCCAACTGCAAAAGGCAGAAGAGGAAAAGGAAAGGCAAATTAACGACCTAATGGGCAGTTTGTCGAGCGATGAAATTATCAGGCGTCTAACGGAATAAGGGGGCTTTAATGAAGTTGCCACCCTGGTTAAGACCTAGCCCCCCGCCACTTATCATAGGGGATAAGTTAGACTTTAACGCCCTATCCCCTGAGCTTGCCGCCATTCTCAAGGCGATTATAGGTAAGCTAGACCGGGAGGATTTAGGGGATCTAGAGCGGGCCCAGGTAAAGGCCCTATATCAGAAACTGGACGGCCCCACGTACAGGATAGTAACGCGGGGAATGTTCGACACATACGGGGCTCCAGTCGAGCATATAAAGGGCTTACCACCTGACCCCCGGCGAAAGTAGCCTAGGCCCTGGGGAACGCTCCCAGGGGCCCAGGAAGCGGCCCAGGCTCCCCAGGTAAGCCCCTGGCCCTACGGCCTATCGGTTTTCTCTTACACTAGCGCCGAAAGTGGTATATTAAGCCCCGTCCCCTTGACGGGGCTTTTTAATACACTTAGAATTCCTACCGCAGCATAAGACATGCTGCAATAACACAACGTAAAGCTAGGGTAAGGACGTAAGCTAGTGAAAAAGAAGTCAGATAATTATGAGCGGTTGCAGTTGGGGTTCCACTTGTGGGAGGGGAGCGCTCCGCACCTGGGCCGGTCGCGTAAGGAATCGCAAGCCGACTTGCCTATCAGGGCGAGCGAGCACGATAAGAATTTTGACCTTTTCAAGCTTACTGACGTGTGGACCCACGACGGCTGGCTAATAACGTCGAGCAGCCTAACCGGGTGCATCGTCCGTTGTAATGTCCGCAAGGGTACTCAAGTCGGAATGTATGTCGTAGAGGATACCGAACTTTTTTACCACAGTAACAGCGGTTTGCCGCATGAAACTAAATTCGACGACGTACCGACCGCCCTGGGGAGCGGGCCCAGCATTAAAGCCGCGTAGTAATTAATTGTAAAAACCTAGTCTAGTGGGGGTTGTCGGGGAGGCAAAAAGCCACTAGACTAGGGGCAAGCAACAAAAAACGCCCCCAGGGGCACCGGAATTCAGTAAGTCAGTAAGCCACGCAAGAAAGGAGCTAGACCGATGAAATTAACCCCCGTACAAGCCCGCAACAAAATCCGCCAGGAACTGGACAAAGGCAACGGTGCATATATTGACGCCCGTTTCTATAACGTCCGCGTATCCGCTGGCGTTCTTCAGGTTAGCTATGATTTTAAAACCTGGACCGACGTGAAGCCTGGGAGCGAATTCCGTAACTACTGGGGTTCCGCTATGTTCACTTATGAGCTGGAAACTAACTACAAGGCTTTAACTGTAGTTTCGGCCAGCTTCTATAATCCTGATTCGGAGTTTGTTAAACCCTGGGCCGAAACTTTCCAGGCCGGGGCTATGATCGAAGTTGTACGCGAAACCGCGACACTTTATGTCATAGCCCCCATGGGCTTCGAACAAAAGGTTAATAAGTCCACCGGCTTGTTGGTCGCTTATAAGGGTTCGAAAACTTCCGTACAGTTTCAGGCACCTGGGGCAGGGGTTTAATCATGGCTAAGACTAAAGCGTATTACCACCTTAAAGGCGTTAACGACTTCGAAGCCGGGAAGCCTTGCGCCCCTGCTAGCGAATCCTGGCAGAGTGTGGCTTATGTCACTGGCTACAAGTCCGCTCAAGTTGATAAAAAGAACCGTGAGCAAGCGGAACATATATACGCGACCACGGACATTATTAAGCATGATGTCGAATCGTTCGTTAATGGTTATTTAGTCGCGGCTCTATGGTCCTCTAGCGATACGCTCCCAGGTAAAGACGGGGAGGAAGGCGAGACGGTTAACCTAGATAATTTCGATTGGGCAGACGGCCAGGAAGCAAAGTTAATGGGCGATTGTCTGGCGTTTATCCAGGCCAATGCAGCCGACTTAATCCATTATGAACAAGTTAAAACGCATGCCCCTGGTTATGGTGCCTGGGAGTGTGCCGGCCACGACTTTTGGCTTACCCGTAACGGCCATGGGGCTGGATTCTGGGATAGAGGGCTAGGGGAGCTAGGCCAACGCCTTACAGAAGCATGTAAAGCGTTTAGCGGGGTTGACCTGTACCTGGGCGACGATGAGCAAGTATACGCTAGCGGCCTGGGGGGTTAAGTTATGGCTAAGTCTAAAGCTGATTTTGTCGCTGAAGGGCGGGCGTCTTATAATCACCCGTCGCGGGTTAGTGGCTCGATTACAGATACAACGATGGCACTTTTCGGCCTGGGGCATTCCTGGCAAGCTAAAGCCTTTGCAGAAGGCTGGAAAGCGGCCCATGCTGAAACTAAGCAGGAAGGCGAGCAAGCCCCCCAGGCTGCCCAGGTAGTCGCCACACAAGGCGAGACTATTCAAGTCCCGACAACTAAAGGGAATACGCCCGTTGAGATCCTGGCGGAATACGTGTGGCCAGTTAATGGCTCTACTATCCGCTTTGTCTTACATATTGAGCCCAGCGGCCAGGACCGTCTAACTGTTAGCGAATATCGTACCGGATTCGGGTTAGGTAATGTCCGCATGCAGTGGGATCTATTCCGGCGATTGTCGGACGGATACACGAAAAAAGACCTAGCCCGCTTTTGTGAGGCTCAAGTATTGGAAGTTATCCTAAAGCATGGGACTGATAAGCTAGTCCAGGCCCTGGCGGATAAACCCACTATTAACTCCCAGGGGGGCAACTAAATGCCCATCCTACTGTCACAAACTTATGAGATTGTAACCGAGGAAAGTGCCCAGGACGGGGAAGCGGCAGAAAACGGGTTCGACTTTGAAAACGTAAGTTACGGCTTTCGTGAACTTGTGGACTATATCGATTCCGAAGGTTTTAACGTACCTTCTTGCTCCCCTGGCGTTCCTGGCTGGCTTTCAACTCAAGTTATAGAGGATCGCGCATACTTCGAACGGGGCGAGCATAGAACGCTTTCCTTGCATCCTGGGAAAGATAAGCGTTCCCAGAAGTACTGGGCTAAAGCTTGTCGGGCTGCTGGGGTTATCAAATGATAGAGCGTAACCGTAACCCCATTGGCCGCTTAGGTAATATCGTTTTCGGGCTGGCCACCCTGGCAGACGGGTTAATCCGGGTAATTAGCCTGGGTTATTTACATACGCGCTTCCCGGTCAACCTGTCTAAAAGCCAAACAAAACGCTATTTAATGCGGATAAAAGCCGCTAGGGTAGTGGGCAAGCAATGACAAGCAAGGCGCTAGACCGGATAATGGGACGCCTAGATAAGGCGCTTGCAAAGGCTATGCAGATAGCCCTAACCGAGATTGAAAAGGAGGCCAGGAAGGCTATAGAGGCTAGCCCGGATACAGTTAAAAGCTTTTGTATGGCAATGGGGAGTGCATCTTTCCACGTTGTCTGGCTTGAAAACTGGGACGGGGAGCCGATGCCTAGGGATGAGCATATAAACCCGGATGAATTCGAAAAGTATGGGCATATAAACCGCCATGCTGGAAATATTGCAAAGCTGTTAAATGAATATAATTGTATGTTGCGGCTTACCGGCTATCCGATGAAAATAGTACGCGACGACGACGGCGAACTTATTAAACTTAAAGACTGGTGAACCTATGACGACTCAATCAATTCCTTTAGATCAACTGCAAACTGTACTAGAACATAAGTTCCAGTTTCGCCATATTAAAAACGCCAGGACTGCTAAAGGCTTTTTTGTAAAATTGGAACGGTGCCCGCTCCCCATCTATAACGATAATGCGGAATATTCCGGGGCCGATCTATTGTCTATGCTGGGCAAGCTAACCGAGTGGGAAAAGACTATTGCAGAATGTAGGGAAGGACTCTATGACGCTCTAGCAGCCCAGGTAAAGGCCCAGCAAGCTAACCGCTAAGCTTTAAACCTATCGCCCCGCCTGGGCTTACCTGGGCGGGGCTTTTTATTGCCCAGGCGTTAACGATCGTTTGACGGCCCCAGGGGGACTAAGTAGCATTCCGCTATCATGGTAGGAGGTAGGCAAGTGAGGGCGTTTCAAACCGCGTTATTGACTATTTGTGTCGTGCTAGTGGGGGCTAGGCTAGCGGTTAGCTTTAAACAGTCTGTAGAGCCCCAGGAAGCGGCCCAGGTAAGGCCGGACAATCCAGACCTATCCCAGGTAGCGGAAAGGGCGGGGACTGCCCACCTATGCCGGGAATCGCCATTCCTAACCGTGTGCAGCCAGATTTTCTAAAGGATGAAAATAAGCTATTGCAGCATGCGGCATGCTGCTATAGAATGCTAAGCACGGGGACGGCAAAGGGCCTAACCGCTAAGCCTAGTAAGGCAAAGGAAGCTAAAAAATGAACATTATGAAATTCGCCCACTTTACCGCTAAACGTGACCGCGCCACCTATCCAACCCTGTACAAGTCCTATCGTGAGGCGCTTTCGTTCAAACTGTATAAAGCCCATCAGATGGTTCGCCGTGGGGAATGCCTGGAAGCGGCAGTAACCGAACTTAAGAAAATCGACCGTCGCATTGCTGGGGAAAAGGCAGTTGTACGCGCAGCCGTTCGCAATGCCATTAAGTTGGGCCACGCTGTTAGCTTGTACGATGGGGAAGAGTGGTGTGTTAAAGGTTCCACTAGTGAAAAAGAAGTTATGGAAAACATATACGCGACCGATATGGAAACGTTGAGTTTCCGCAACTCTACAGGCGTAGTCGGAAAGGTTTATCTAGTTTACGGGAATAGCGCTAGTGAGGTTATTTCCGATCATACCGACTCTGAAGCCGTGGATATTATCCTGGCCCCTGCTAATCGTCGGGCTGATAAATATGCGGCCCTGGGCCTGTAAGTAAACAATCCAGCCCAGGCGAAAGCCTGGGCCCCCTGGTAAGTCAGTAAGGAAGCGCAATTATGAATGCTATGTCTCTAGCCCATAACTTGACTAAGGCCCATAACCTGGGCGCGGCAGTTCGCAACTATAAGGAAAGTTTTTCTAACTTCCTGGCCCATTCCCACAAAGTGGAAAAGCAAGTTGTAAAGCGTGACGCTAAGTATCTAATTACTTACCCTGTAGCGCGTGGCTTCGCGATTGTCGATATCCGCAACTTGCCAGTGTTTAGCGCTTCCCGCGACGTTATCATGGTGGGGGTTGATAACTGGACTATTAAGGGGAATGTTCGGACCCGCCACGGCTGGAATATTGAAAGCCATTCCGGTTATTACCTGGACTGGCTTAATGAAAGCCTGGGGCAGTTCGTTAACTTCGCCGGGGAATATCGGGAACTTTGCTTGCTACTTGAATTTAACGGCAATCTGTACCGCTTAACTAAGTAAGGGGCTTACTATGGCACGCCGTGCGAATTATCTAACCCGTGGTCAATACTGCGCCCTGATTAGGGCCCAGCATGATGCAATAAACGCGGCAATAGAGTGCCGTCTGCCTGTTACGTGCCTAGACTCTATTTTTGATTGTGCAGTGACCTGGGATAGTGGTTATTCGTGCTACACTATCCACCACAAACGAAAGTACAATTTTTAACCGAGGTTCAAATGTCACTCCCAGTAGTTAAAGTTTTCGAAGGCGGCGAAGTGCAAGCCGTTGTAAAGCGCGATGCCAAGTGGGATGAATACGTTGTCGAATTCTGGATTCGCGAAAAGGTACAGGGCCGATTTGCCCACCGGCCCCAGGCTGATTACCGCACTAGTGATAAGCAGGACGCGCTAGACACGGCAAAGGCCGCTGCAAACTCCCGTGATTTACAGCGCTAGCGTCTAACCCCTACAATCGAGCCAGGGCGGGAAGTGGCCCCCCTGGTTAGATGGTAAGGCAAGGAATGGCACTTAGTAAGCTTGATTCGATAGCCCAGGGCGTGACCCTGGCAATGGTTGCGGCCCTCAAGCAATACGCCCAGGACACGCAAGCGGGAAGCTTTAGCGATACAGAATTAACCGACCTGCTAGCCCAGCACAGTGGGAGCATGGTTCTAGCCCTGGCATACCTGCAAGCCCAGGGGGAAAGGCGCCGGGGCCCATCTAGAAAATAGTTTATCTTTCCTTATTGCAGCATGAGACATGCTGCTATAGAATGCTAAGCAAGGGGCAAGGCAAGGGCCAGCCCGGAAAGCCTAGTAAGGCAAAGGAAATAGAAAATGAATGCTCAAGACAAACAATCGATTCTGCTGGCTGCCCGTATCGCTAACTACTGCCGTAGCAATGCCCTTTCCCTGGGCGGTCTGGTTGACCGTATCGCTGAAGACTACCGTTTGACCCAGGCAAATGCAGACGCGGTAATCGAGTATTGCCAGGACCATTGCCTAACCCTAAACGGCCTGCTTAGCGAAATCGCCATCTACGCTAACGAACTTAACGAACTGGCTAGCGTAGCCAATGAAATTAAAGGCGTAGCGGCTGAATATATCGATGAGCGTTACGACGAATTAACCGAGGTAGAAAAAGCCTGCTTAGTTGAAATCACCACTAGCGTTTCAATATCTAACAGCCGAATTATTGAGCTGTTCAAGGCTAGCGGTCTGACTTATTAACGCAACTTTTCAGGGGGAACTTTGTTCCCCCTTCCTGGGAGTAACTTGTAATGACTATGACCGAATTTCTCGCTAATCCAATGGCCCCCGTCGCTATTACCTTTTTCGTTCTGATGGTCGGTTTTATTGTCGCCCTGGCTTGCCAGTCGAGCGAGCCAACCCCGGAATATCTCCGCATCATGGCCGAACATAACGCCCGCATGGCTGCCTGGGAGGCTGAAGCCCCGGCCAGGGCTGAAGCATATAAAGCCCAGTATGCCGCACGCCTGGAAACAATGCGCCAGGAATCAGAAGCCCGCCTAGCTTCCTGGCGTGCTGGCCTTGCGAACAAAGGGGAATAAGACGATGAATAATAAACGCGCTTATGCCCCTTGCTCTAAATGCGGCGCTATTAACCACGGTGCAAGTAAGCACCGCCCCGTTAAAGTAGAGGGCGGGGCCTTTTGTGGTCATTGCGGCTCTAAACTAAGCCTCCCAGGCGATGCCCAGGTTAAGCCCGTTACACGCTGGGATAAGTTCCCCCCAGCTAATAAACGTTATGTCGTTCGTAAGTTCGAACGGGAATGGGTCGGGAACTATCGCCGGGAACAATGGGTTATTGTTTTCGAGTCTGATTCTAAAGAGGATGCATTTAATTATTATCAAGCTCAAGCTGGCGGGTATTATCAAGTTGCCGATGAGAGCGTAAGCCCGTTCGACGTTGTTTCAATAACTTGTATTTAAAGCCTGGGGGCATAGCCCCCAGATTTAAGAGGGTAGCACCGTGGTTAAACTTATTCGCTTTGTAGACGGTGTTTTCTTAAACGCTCAAAATCCTAGAACTTTCGAGATTCCGTCCGAAGTTGAAAAGGCTAGTGTAGAGCCTGGGCACCATATCAAGGCTGGCGTATTAGTCGGCCTGGGGGATAAATACCCTGAAGCCGAACGATTCTGGTTAGAAGTTATATCGAACGATACAGTTAAGCGGGTAGTAACTGGGCGTATTGATAATGACCTAGTTTTAACTGTGGGCCACGGCTTGCAGTGTGATAATGTGATCGAAGTTCCGTATAACGCTGTATTGGCAACTATGCCGTAATAAGGAGTAAGAAAATGGCAATGAATACAACCCCAGGCTATATAAAGGCTTTCGTCGATGTTTCTTATATGACGCATGCAGGCGTTAAACATCATATGATGTCGTTTCAACTTGCGACTGGTCGTAATGACGTGGCCGGTGATATTGACCGCGTAACGCAAAAGAAACTAGCTTGCGAAGCTGACCCTAGTAAAATGCAGGACTATATCAAGGCAGCTATTGCCACGGCTGAAGCTAACGATTATCAAATTACACTAGACTTCGGCCTTTCGTGCTAAAGTCCCACCTATAGCCCCAGGGTAAGCCCTGGGGCAACTAAGGAGAGTAACAGCATGTCTAAAGTTAAAACTATTACTACCGTCGCCCCCGTCAAAGTGGCGGGTATGGAAGTAGGCTCTATCATGCAAGATAAAGACGGTTATTTTTATCGTGCTAAAGGGCTAAGCGGCGCGCACGACTGGCGGAAAGATAACGACCATCGCCCGACTATCGATGACGTTAAGCAGGACTTGCCCCCAGGCGGTACTATCCCCC